TCTAAGTATCTACAGTTCACTTGGATTATATAAGTCCTGTCTATCAAATAAGGCAAAGAAAAACATTCGTGACTGATTCATCACGACTTAAAAAATAAGGAGAAAAATAAATGATAATCAAAATAATTGTTCTAATGTCGCTTTGTGCTGTTATTGCATTCAGAAAGCACTTTAAAAAACGTGCTTTATTTGTATTTGTTTTGATTGTGGCTATTTGCGCAAACATTTTTATTCCGGCTTATGAATTTTTTGTTCGTTCAGAGCCACAGAATGACAGAATATTGGATTATATCAGTCAAATCAATTGGCATGACAGCGACTTGTTAAAATCAAAAGGTTTTGACTGTGACGGCGAAACAGGTACATACGCAGATGATGATAAATTCAGCATTCACGTTGCTGATGCGACTTCTTATGATAAAGCAGAAATTGTTTCGGAATATAAAAATATTCATTATGAGTATTTTTCGTACTTGTCGGATACTCTCCTGATTCCGCAGTTGCGTAAGAACTATTCGGTGATAGTAAATGATAAGGTTGTTGAGATTACTTATAAAGACTGCCTTAGCAAGCCGGGCATAATGGATAAGCTGGAAGGGATATTCGGTGTAGCTGCGTAACCACATAACCGATAATACCGCACTTTTTAAAATCATAAAACAGAAATCAAATCACGACGATAGAAAACCGACTATCGCCGTGATTTTCTTTTTCTGATAGCAAAAATACAAAGCTTTGCCGACGGGTACGGCTTTGTATCAAGATTCTTTGAACATAAAAAACACCCTCGTCACAAATAAATGCGACGAGGGCTTTCTATCTGGAGCTAATACCCGGATTCGAACCGGGGACCTCATCCTTACCAAGGATGTGCTCTGCCGACTGAGCCATATTAGCAAACTCCTGACGGTTATTAATTATATCATACCATATCGACTTTGTCAAGGAAAATTTTCGAATTTTTAACTTCGATATACCGTAACGGTTTTATCAACGGTCAATATGTCATAAAAATCAAACAAACCGCATTGTTGTGCGGTTTGTAGCTGGTACGGGTAACAGGACTTGAACCTGCACGCTTTCGCACCAGAACCTAAATCTGGCGTGTCTGCCAATTCCACCATACCCGTATATAAAAACGACGCTGAAAACTCAGCGTCGTGTGGCGGAAAGAGAGGGATTCGAACCCTCGAACGGGTATTAGCCGTTACACGATTTCCAATCGTGCGCCTTAGACCAGCTCAGCCATCTTTCCACGACTTTAATATTCTATCATATCCCTGAAGAATTGTCAAGAACTTTTTTCAAATGTTTTCTTATTCCTTCATGCGTTGGCTTTAATTTTTTGAAAAATTGTGTCCAATCCTCTTGACAAACACAATATGTTGTGGTACAATTGAGAAAACAACGAAATGTACTTACTGCTTTTATATACAGTAAATTGAAAGGAAGATTGTTATGGTAAAAGTAAATGTAAAAAACGGCACACTCGATCAGAAAGAGATCGATGCTTACGTTCAGTATGCTATCGAAGCTAACCCCGGAAAACTGGTCACCGAGCTTGATATAGACATTGACGGAGATTTTGCAAATCTCACCTATCATTTCGGCGAGATACCCTTTGACCGCATACGCCGTATCACAGGTTACCTTGTCGGCACGCTCGACAGATTCAATAATGCGAAAAAGGCTGAGGTTGAAGACAGAGTAAAGCACAGCATAGCACCAGATGTCGAAGACGATATTTATGTTACGGCTTGATTTGTCGTTGACAGTAAATTGACAGAATAAAAAACGTTATTCCGTCCATACTTTTATTGGAAAATGAAAGTATGGGCGGTGTTTTTTTGTATTACAATAAGGTTGAAATAAGCGGTGTCAACACAGCGAAGCTGAAGGTCCTCAAGGAGTCGGAAAAAACCGAATTGCTAAGGCAAATGCGCAGCGGCGACCCGACAGCCAGAGAGAAGCTGATAAACGGCAATCTGCGTCTTGTTCTCAGCGTGATACAGCGTTTTTCGGGCAGAGGAGAAAACCCCGACGATCTTTTTCAGGTCGGATGTATCGGCCTGATGAAAGCTATCGACAATTTTTCTACGGATTTTAATGTGAGATTCAGCACTTATGCCGTACCAATAGCGTATGGAGGGTGAAAAAGCACTGTTACTGCGAAATGACAAGATACGAAGCGATTGAAAGAGCAATAGAAATTATAAGCGAAAAAGAAGACGTTGAAACTAAAGCTGAAATATTGGAAAATTTGGAAAAAGTGAAAATGCTCCTAAAAAACGAATGGACTAAGGATGGTATATTTAACAAAATTAACCAGTGGGTAAACGAACACGGTAGAAACCCATGTTATTGTGATTTGTTACAATATGACGATATGCCCAATCCTATAGCTATTAAAAGGAATTTTGATATGTCCGCAAGAGCTTTTCTCAATTTATACTATCCATATACAAAAAAGAAAATTGTTACTCACATCAGTTTAATGACAAAAGAAGAATTGGCTAATTTATTCATAACTCAATTTAACAAACACAAAGTACATAGTTCCAAAGAATATAATGAATTTAGAGATGAAGGAACTCCTACTTGGATAACGATAGCGAGGAATCTTGGGTTTACACGGTGGTGTGAACTTATAGAATATACAAATGTTAAAATTAGGAGAAGAGAACCAATAGAAGTACATCGCATAATTACAGTAAGGCATTCTGTTCCACTTTATGAAAAATTGGAGCAACTATTAAAAGAACGAAAGTAAAAAATGGGGTAAGAGAAATAAAATCTCTTACCCCTTATTTATTAACCCCAAATTGTAGGGCTAATTTCTCTAAGAATAAAACCTATTACACCACCTGTAACCGCAGCAAGTATAATTTGGACAATTGCATCAACCCATTTGGAACGTCTCTTCATAGGTTCAGCTTTAACCACGGCAATTTCCTTTTTAACAGTCTTAATATCTTCTGTATTTTCATCAAGTTTCTTGTTCGTATAACTCATACTTGTACAGATTTTTTCAATATTGGCATTAATCTGATATATTGCCTTATTACTTTCCTGAAGTTCTTTTACATCCGTTTCAAGATTATCTATTCTATGAGAACTTGATTTCTCTCTCTGCTCAACTTCAGTTACTTTAAGCACTAAATCTTCATGTGTCATTTTAATACCTCCTTTAATTTTTTATGAAGGTATTAAATTTTTCAAAGGCTGATTTGCCATATGTGACTATTGATACAACTAAAATGGTTGTACAAATTGCAACTACATTTATAACATCAAGTGTCTGATTTACTGTTTCATCGGTGACTATTCCGCAGTAATTGATTATAGGTATAACCATAGACAAGCCCGTTACTAATGTAGCCAATCCAACAACGGCACATAAAGTATAAAATATCCCCAACAAGAATTTCTTCCAATTAAAAGATATTTTTTTCTTTTTGGCAAGGGCAACACCAAACAAAATATCAGATACTCTAAATAAAACCAAAAGCACTAGACATAATCCCACTGTTTCTAAGTTCTGAATGACCGTTTGAAGAATTACATTTAACTCCATACCTTTCCTCCATTTCTTTATAAAATAAAGGCTGTGAACTTTACCACAGCCTTATTTTCTAACTTTTACTTATACAAAATTTCGTTTACTTTTGCCTGCACTTTGCTATAATCATAGCCTTCAGCGGTAAGTTTTTTCTTACGCTCTTCGCCACAACCATAATCTCCACGAATTACTTTTAATGCAATCTGCTCTATTGTGAGTTTTTTTGTTGTAGGTTTAGGCTTTACTGTTGAGGAATGATTATTTTTGTTACCCGTAGAAACAGTGGAATTACTGACTTTACAATCTGAAGTCTTAACCCACCCGGTACAAATAGAATTTCCTTTAGGAGTAGTTATACGAATACGGTTATTTATAATTCCATTAGAATGGATATAATAAGTTCCCGTGATTGTATTAGCTTTAGTATTCGTAGTAGCAGAGCCATACAGAGAAGCCTTGTTTAAAACAACTTTAGTTCCTGTAGTTAAAGTTTTTGCTACAGATGTAGCCGTTGAATTTGTTGTGTTCTTTTTGCTTGATGTATTTTTATAAAAGCTCTTCTGCCCTAAAAGATAAGGAAGAGGATCGACATAGTTCTTCCCGTCATTCACATCAAAATGCAAATGAATACCAAAACTATACCCCGTTTCTCCTTCATGTCCAAGCACCGTACCCGCTTTAACTTTCTGCCCGATTTTGACTTTAATACTGCCATTAACCATGTGTAAATATCTTGAATACATACCGTTTTCGTGTCTGATTCTTACAAAGTTTCCAGCAGTATAGACACGTTCATCGTGACCGGGAACACCATCCTGTACATATACAACTTCCCCATCAGCAACGGCTATTACATCACAAGTACCCCCAGCATTGTTTATTAAATCTATACCGTGATGATCTGCGTAATCAGGTTCTCTTGTACCATAATCCCAAGTGCAATATTCCTGCTTAGAAGCAAGAACGTGATTTTTTACGTTTTTAAGTAAGTATGCCATATTTGTTCCTCCTTTAATGCGTTACATTTCAATGAACTCTTCTATTGCCATTATGTCTGTGGGGGATATTTTAATGTTTTCCCCAGACAGACTTATCTTATCTACTGCAATATCAACTTCGAGAGCAAGCAGCTCTGATATGCCTTTATTAAAGGCATCCTTGTTTTCATCAGGAATAACATAGTTGCTTTTATCCTCGCTCGTCGTTCCATACTTTTCAAGAAGTTTAATTCTTTCGCCGTTAAAGATTTCTATTTCTGCATTTACGGCTTTGACAATCTTGACAAGTTTAAAAGAGGTGACAGGGGAAAGTTCCTTGCTCATCATTTTTGATAACACAGGAGCTATTGAGTTTATTAAATTTGCAATTGTAATTTTCATAATAAAAAAATCCTTTCGTTTCTTAAAATCTATATTAAAATATTTTGTATCTAGGCTTATCTTCGCCAAAACACTTCCATCTTATCATGTCGTCTAGAACTATCCCTACTAGGGATAATACAACCCACACAAAATAGAACGGCACACAAATTTGACCCAGAACGTTAAGCGGAAGTTGAGAATAGTCCCATACATTCCACCCTAGCAACAGATTTACAACGCACCCTGACACGAACTCAACGATAGTTATTACTGTGCCTCCGATTAACATCTGTTTCCACAAAGCTGTCTCCCACGAGAATATCTCGTTAATTAGCCCTATGAGAACGAAACATAATCCTCCAACCACAAACATAGTCCAGTGAGTGTATCCTCTATATAAGACCTCAACGACGTTGTATGCCATTCCCCCTACACAAAACAATATAGGTTCTTTAATTATTTGTTTCATCATATTTCCCCACAACAGTTTTTAATATGCTTTGATATTTAGCGTTTAATGCGGTCTCTCTATACTTTACGTTTTCTATATCGGCAACATCTGTCATTTCGTCAACCTGCTGTTTCAACAAATTACAATAGGTTAGATTATAAGTTTTAAAAGCCGTTATAGCCGACACTAAAGCCAAGAATTCCTTGTCAGAGTACACTCTACAAGGATTACCAGAAGAATGATAAGGGACTGAGTTCCCTTGCTGGGCTACAGAAGACCAAGCCAACATATTAATTTGGTCTTCATCAGACAGATCGTAATGCTCATTGTTGTAATCATAGCCCGAATAAATTAATGATGCACAAGCCTGATTTATCTCTTGTTTTTTATTTTCTTTTAATTCTTCTATTGGATAATACTCTTCTATTGAAAGAATTTTTCCAGTTTCATCTGACTCTGTAACTCTAAAATGTCCATCTGAATTTATTATGAAATCGGCAATTTCAGAATTATCCTCTATCCAGTATTTAGCGTTTTCATCAAATTTTGAATCTGGAAATAGACTATTAGATGCCCAATCTTTATTTTCAAAAACAATCATTATTTCATATCTCCTTCTTATAAAGTGCAAAAGAATACTATGTAATCCCAAAAAGGATTGGGTGGTGTACCTTCATTATGCTTAACTTTTAATTTAACATATTTTTTAGTTGGAGTATTTACAATTTCATATCCAAACGTGAAATAACCGTCTGATCCTATATTGCCAGATTTATTGTTAACTAATTGAATCTTGTTAGACAGTTTAGGGATTCTTGGTGTATATACATACATATAATTCCTACCTGTTGTGAAAGGAATTTCTGCTGTTTTAACTTCTTGTCCTCCAGCTCCTGTTAATCTTCCTTCTTGAGTAGCAAAAGCACCTTTTGTAATTGGAGTATCACTATTTGCTACAAAATATGTCAGCCACGAACCTGATCTCCTATCCCAAATACCTCTATTTCCTGCGGCTGATATGCCAAATCCAACATCTTCGTGCTGAGGATTACCGTTGCTATCCGTAAAAGTTAAATCAGTTCTTTCAGCTCTATAAAAACTATCTACCTTAGAATCAGACTTCCGACTTATATTCCCAGTAACCGAACCCCCTGATAGAGGCAGATAAGGATGTGTGTGATTTGTGGTGGTAGATATGGACAAATTACCACTTCCGTCAAAAATTCCACCACCAGTAACAGACCCCGTAAGTGATATTGTACGGGCTGTTTCTAATTTTGTTGCAGTGTTGGCATTACCATTTAACGAACAATTTATATTAATCGCTGTTGCATTCAGATTGATTTCTCCGCTCGTAGCAACATACAAATCCTCTGTGTCTGAAAACAGTCCTTTTACACCTTTTATTCCTACAGTTCCATAAATTTCGTTAGAAACTTCACCAACGTATAAATATCCTGTCTTTGGTGGCTTATCCCCTGTAGGCACTCTAGTAAAACGAATATTATTACCAGAGCATCTGCACATATAACTATATTCAGACTGTGCTGGCAACTCTTTGGTTTGCAACAAGTCCACAAAACCATCATAAAGATGGAATGAGTTTTTGCCGTCCCCACTCGATGAATAAATAGATCCATCAAAACCGATGTATGTTGCGCCGAAAGAATAGATATTAGAGTTGTTTCGATCCTCGAGCGATGCGTTAATGCCAATTATTTTCCCTTTTGGGCTTTGATAAGTTGTTACAGTACCATCTGCTTCTGTAGGCTCGCCATAACTCAACTTTGTATTAATATAGACGCAGTGATCGAGTGATGTACTACCGTCACTTTGCTTTATCTCTTTATACAGACAGTCGCTTATCATATTCCATCCTGCAATAATTCCTTCTTTGGCATCAATTTTACCGTTTGAATCTATTTTAAAATATTTGCTATCCCAACTTCCGTCTGACAAAGACAACTTCATACCAGTTGAGTTTTCCTTGTAATTATAGCTTTGTATAGTTCCCGCATTCACTGTTCCAAGATTTGTATTTATTGCAGAAAGCGAATCGACCTTTAATTGATCAGTTGTAATGGTTTTTGCATATATTTTGCCACCGTCTATGTACGAAACATCATTGTTGTAGCACCAGTTTGCTATAGATGAGTCTGTGATGCTATCGTCTACATCTTCAGGAGCAGGCGACCAGTCTGTAGCCTTAGTGCCTTTTTCGAGTTTGATGTTGCAAACATTGATCGTACCGTTTTTATCAAGCGCAAGTGCCACGCACTCGAATTTTGTTATGTTGCTGTCATTTATCGTCCACGTCTTTTCGTAGTAAATCCACTTGTCTTTTTCTGTCTGACTGTCCACCGTCAGCGACAAGGCATACATCTTTTTATCATCTGCGGAACGGAATCTTGCCATTACATAGCCGCTTGCGTCAAGCTCGACATCGCTTCTGACCTTTATCCACGCCGACAGAGTGTAGCTTGTGCCGACCTCGAAATCCGTCAGAAAGTGCCTCTTGCTCGTGCCAAAATATCGTGCATTGCCGGAATAGCCGGTTCTGGATATTGCAAGGCTATTTCCTGATATTCCGCCATCAACCGTTATTATAGTGTTACCGCTCCAGCCTTTTTTAAGATTTCCAGTGCTGTCATACAGTAGATTCCTACCACCAATCTGCTGATTTATAGCTTTTAACGCATTAGCGTTTGCAGACACAACTATGCTGTTGGTGCTTACTGCATCTGAGAAAATTTGCTGTGCTACGATTTTATTTAAAATTGCCTCATTGCCAAATATTTTGTCTACATCGAGTTCATTCGCCGTTATCGAATTTGCAATGAGTTTATCTGCTGTTATGGTTCTGTCCGTAAGAATATTGCCGTCTATTGTGTCAACAGATGTGCTTTCAATGTTTCCAAATTGATTAATCGCATATAAAAGCCCCTTTTGATCTGAACCTTCGGGAGCTTTCAGAAGTATTCTGTCAGCTACAAGTGTCCCTGCCGTGATATTGTTTGCGTTAATTTCGACAGCATCCAAGTAGCCTGTTATGTGTCCATCAACGATTGTTGCCCTGTCGATGAGTCCTACCTTATTAAACAGCGTCCCTATGGACGCTACATCTGACTTAACATATCCTGCGAGAAGAGTATCTACATCTGCTGTCTTAGCGTAGATTTTATCAGCCTCAACCTTTTTAATATATGCTTTTTCTATGTTGGCAACATTCGCATTTAACTCTGTTATTGTGGCATTCGTAGCATTCAAGCTCTCAATAGTTGCGTACTTCGCATCCAGTTCTGTTATCTTTGCAAAATCCGCTGTTAATTTAACAATGGCAGCTTCGCTTATGACAGCACTCTTTAGATTGAGATTATCAAACTTACCCTGAAAAACACTAGAGTTAGACAACAAATTTAGCATTTCAATAGACAGCTCTATGTCGTCTTTGGCATTATTATTGTTAAGAGTTATGCTGTTTTTGGATGCACTTATAGCCTTATCAAAAATATAACTGAAGTCATTTCTTCCGTCTTTCCCTGTTACCATATTGCTAAACTCAATAGACAAATCGTTTGTTTTTATAAACGGATTGTAACTGATACTAATCAATCTTAATTTTGTAAAGACATCTTCACTAACTTCAAGCGTGATAAAGTTACCTATTTTAAAATCGTTGTGCCAATAAGCAAACTCGTACATAGACAAAAGATTGTCTAAGGTGCAACTGAACGTATATTGAGGAACTGCCAATTCTGACAATTCGTTTTCTGCGTCTTTATACAGTTCTTTTTCAACGTCTAATCTTTCTGAAAAATTGTTGAGTTTCGTCACAAGTATGTTTTCGTTAGTATAGTCAGTGTCGTGAAATAATAAATTAACTATTTGCAATTGGTCGTCTGTAAACCATTTGTCAAAAGCCCCGTTAATATTTCTTCCACCCGTTATACTCATGTTATTGCGAATTGTGGCAAGTTTTTTGCTTAAGGCGTCACGGCTGTCTACAATATTATCTTTCTGTGCTTGAAGTTCAGCAGCTTTGCTCTTAATTGCTTTTATATACCCGTCTAACTTTTTATATTCATTATGATACTGATTATAAGTAATCTCATTATCGCCGTGAGACGTCTTTTCTTCTTTTGTTAACTTATCCCAATCCTTTTGATAAGATTTAAGCGTAGAGATTTGATCTTCATAAGAAGACTGTTTTGCTTTAAGTTCTACAAGACCATATAAGCTCCAGTCCGTTAGATAGTCTTCAAAGTAGTCTTTTTTCTCATCTTTTGTTAAATCAAAGTTTTTAATCGCTATCTCAATATTCGGAATGACATAAGCGATTATCTCACGATATGTTTCTTTTCCTTGTCCTTCCAAATCGTTCATATAGGCATCATGATCTACCGTTCCGTCAGCCTTTAAGCGTGATGGAGAGTAGTCATCGAGATTGCCAGTATACTCAGTTTCTCCGGTTTTAGGGTGAGTATTCTGTGCAATGATTTGAAATTCCTTAATGAGAGAATTGTAATATGTCAAGTTCTTGTTTAACTCGTCCATGGACATATTGTCCCAATTGTTTAACACTCCGTTAGTAGGAACTTTGTTATCAATCTCTGAAATTTGCTCAAGATAGCCTTGATATGTTGTTACGTCACTAATATAACTGTCTCTGTTATCATCACGAGCCTTTTGCCACGTTTTAATAGCGTCTATCAGATCCTGATCCATATAACTCAGATTTGAGTAGTAATCAAGGTTAAAAATATGCGTATCACCGTAGTTAATATCAGCGAAATTAAGAGAATCTTTTCCTTGTACGTTTATGCGAGTATAAATATTGTCGCTATCACATTGCACATTAACGCTATTTAGTAAGTTTCTTTCGGCAATTACTATCCCTGTGTCGTTCCCTATATGATTTTCGGAATATGCAGACACAGTTTTATTGATTGTGTCAAACGTAAAAATACACCTTGCCGTTGAAGATAAAGTTTTTGTCAAGAATGAAAATATGTTTTCGTTAATATTATCAAATGAATAACGCTGATTTTTTAAAAAATCATCTATTGTTCCTACACTCCAGCCCACCGCCTTTTCAAGTACCAAATCCAATAACGAAAGCTGCTTGTTTGAAGGGTTGTAGAAAGTGATGTATTCGTTGGGATACCCCAAGCTATTAATATTGTTGTCGGCTAACATTTCAAGAGAAGCTGTAGTAGATGTATTAACGGTGAACCCCACGAGGTCTTTTTGCAACAGTTCTGTTGCTATCGAAACCGCCGTTACAGTTTTTGTCTCTTTGTTAATTTCATTAGATATGTCGGGTTCTTTTATCTGGAAATAACCTATGCCATCAACATATATTTCCATGAATGCGTGGATCTTTTCATATCCAGCACTAAGGCTTTTTTCACCATTACTGTTCTCTATATACTTGTCAACTACGAATGTAATCTCGTCAAGATCGTTAAATTTTTGAGTATAGTTAATTGTGTTTAAATCAACCCCGTTCAAAACACAAACCGGATTTCTGCCCGGTTTACATAGGGTAATATGATTATTCATTTTTCACCTTCTCTCATTCCCATCTGATTGCCCTCTTTTGAGGAATAATATAATCTGCTGTTGCAAAATCAATTTGTGAGATTATATCACCACCGTTTTCTTTGTATGTAAAGCTATTTATAGCATTAGGCATAAGTCTAAACCATTTCTGTTTGGTTAAATCTATTTTTATAGATTGACAATCGCAAACCCCTGAATCCGTATAAATAAGGCATCTTTTGCAATCAACATAAAAAGGACTTGCTGTAACATAAAAAGACATCTCATTTTGTTCTAAGACAACGTTTTTTGACTTATCTGCATCCACAGTGTACGACTCTTGCTTTAGAGTAATGTTTTTGCCCGTTTTCCCAGTAATTTTTATAATAGGATAGATTGGTTCATCAGCATCGCTCTCAATAGGATACCGCCATTCGTTTGTTGCGGGAATGTTAATTATTTTGCCTACTTGAGTTAATGTTTTATTTTTAACCACGTCATAATCGTAAGGACTATCATTCTCAAAGTGGACTTGAAATCCTTTAAGTCCACTGAAAATTTTGTATGTGATCTGAGTAAACAAACCTCTGTAATTTGCTATCAAGTTATCGTTACAATCATAACTCGTAAACCATTTTGGCGTTCTTGCGTTTGTTAAAAGTTTCGTAAGTTTTCTCTGTTCTTCAGTTGTAAAGTCGCTTTTATTTGTCTTATAAATAAACAAATCAAAATTTACAACCTCATTAAACAGGGAAGTGATATAATTCGGAGAGCATCTTTCAGAGTTTACTTCCCCTTTAATTATCTCTCTACCTAAGTTGCCGTCAATTTCATCGAAACTGTCTAGCGCTGCGACTGTCAATTCACTTCCGGGTAATAGTGTTTTGATTGATGTTCCGTCATAAACAAAATAACTCATAAGAGTAGTCCCCTTTCATTTAAATTTATATACAATATATAGTGTTAATGTACACGGATTGTACTATATGTATGTATGCTTTGCCGATAGAATTATAGTTTTATAATAATAAATCGTAGCCCCAATTTCTCAGGGCTACGACCGTATCATTATTATCTTTTATAACCTACTTTTCGCAAATCCTTCGTGATGTTTGTGATGACCGAATCTGTAATCTGTTTTTGATATTTCTTCAAGTCGTCCATTACGTTCCTATCCACATTGCCTTGTACTATTAATTGCACATCGCCTATAGAAACTGCCTTATCATAATTGCTTGCAGACTTAACTATTGTTGACATTTTATCTGCCAAATTATCAATGGTAGGTAAAGTATACTTGAACGCTTTAAAGGCTTGTTCATTAAGAACAAATTCCCCAGCTTTAAGCCAAGCAACCCCATCATCTCTACCTTTGCCTTTAGCAGATATGACTTTGCCGCCATCAGCAAAATGGGCTAAAGTATTGTTGTTATCAACATAGCTCAAATCATAGCCTCTTGCTTTCGCAATGTCATCCAACAATTTGCGAACAGATTCGATACTGTTTTGTGAAAGAACAGTAGCATTACTTATAATTGTGCCTTCTGTATCCAAACACTTGTTCAGGGAGTCTACAAACTTATCGTAAATATCTTGCAGGATTTCTTTCTGCTTATTCAACCCGTCAATCTGAACTTGATAGATATGATCTGTTTGTGTGTCGGCTAAGTCCTCTTCTAAGTCAGATAACTGTTCTTCCAACAAGGCTTTTTGAGCCTTTGATTCTGCTGTAGAAACGCCGTTGAGAGCTTCTATCTGCATCTGCATTGCAGTTATATCCTTTGTTTTGTTTCTGATTGTCTTATCATAATCATAATACTCTTTTTTCTTCTGCAACGCTTCTGACCGTGTATCTATGAGTTCATTCAAAGCGTTTAATTCTTCTTGTGCCTGATTTTTGTACAAAGCTTTAATGGCTTCAGTATAGTTATTAACTTCCGACGTAGCGTTTTGATAGCCATCTGTAAGTTCTCTCAGCTTCTCAGCATACTCATCATCGTTATACTTACCTTGTTTGTGTGCTTTGTTAAGAGCGTCAATTTCTTTTTTGTAGTCATAAACATTCGACTTCGCTTCCTCAAGGTTCTTCATTGTCAAAGCAATTTTTGCGATTCCGTGTTCGCTGAAACTACCGTCATCGTTATAAAGAGCATCATCGTTAATCATATCTGACAAGCTACTCAAAGCCTTTTTAACATCTTCTATATGTTGCAAGTCTTTCTCGTAATTACGGTATAACTCAATATCTCTTGCTTGTCTTTCTAATTCTTCGTTAGCTTTAAGCATTTCGTTGTAGGTTGAGGCACTCTGTAAATAGTGTTTTTGGTACTCGTCTGCATCAGATAATCTGCCTTCCTTTTTTGCTTTTTTAAATTCGTCTAAGTATCTGTTGGACAGCTCCCGCTGTTTTGCTATATCTGTATCGGAGTATTTTTGACTTCTTATCTGGTTTGCACTTACTGTACTTTCCCCATTAATGTAAGAAAGTCTTTCAATATAGGCTTTTGTTTTTGAAACAATTGCTTCTGCAATATCGAGATATTCGTTTAACCTATCCATAGGGATGTTGCGAATTGTTGCATTCCACTCAGCTTGGTTCTTATTATTTTCGCTGATTTGATCATCTACGCCCCTTAGTTTTTCGGTGAGTTCATCATATCTTTTGCTACCATATTGAACCGTTGTCATTTCGTAGAGTATGGCGTTTCTTTCCTTTTGCAAAACGGTATTTTGCATCTTGGAAGCATTAATCATACGTCTGTAATAACCATCGCCAGTCTTTTTGCCTCGTGCTTTAGCTAAATCCATCGAATTTTGAATATAAGTAACGGTTCTTTCGTGATTGCCTACAGAACGTTCGTAATCAGAAATCTTTAAGTCAAATTTCTTGTTATTGTTTTCTGCGATGGCTATTGTGTTCTGCCTTATAGCTTGAGAATTAGCGTCAATCTTTTCTTGATATTCCTGCCATTTAGAAGAGCCTTTCTGAACTGTTTTTTGCTGTTGCAATAGTATCTTGCTCTGGGTTGATAAACTTTTGTTCTGAGATGTTAGATTTCTATTGAGATTATTATAATCTCCCGCTGAAACCTTACCACCTTTGTTTTCCTTGTAGCTGATAATGTCATTAATTTTATCATTAGCAGTAGAATACTTATCGGTAATTCTCTGCTGTCTCTCATACCTACTATCAAATTGTTGTGAAAGATAATCTTTTTTCTGTTCAGTTAAATCTGCGACATTCTGAGCAGAATCTCTAGCCTTTTCCCACCATTTCTGATAATCTTGAATATTCTTTATCAGAGTCTCGTTAGTAACTTCATTAATAGAGAAATTACCCTCACGAACTTTCTTTCTCCAACTCTCCGAAAGGCTTATGCTATTAGCTTTCTGCCTGTATTTTTGTTCAGCTCTTTTGTTAGCATTAATCTCATTCTGCGTAGCTATTATAGCTTTACCGAGATTTCTTTCGTTCGTAACATTAGATATATAGTCAGAGACTTTATCAAAGAATGATTTTGTCTTATCTGCAAGGCGATTTAAGCGTACTTCAATCCAGTCAAAGACTTCGTTTGTAGTTGATTTAGTCGAGTTCTTTTTACTGCTACTGTTAGCTACAAATTCATCCGCTTTATTAAATACCGCACTGCGTTTGCCAAATTCTTCGACAGCACTTTCATAATTGTCAAAAATAGATTGTACTGCCTCTACCGATTGTAGGGTATGGCTATTAACAAAATCTGTCCAACCATCTCTATATGACATTGTTTCAAAATCATATAATTTATCAGCATCATAAACAGCTAACTTCGTTTGTTCCATCATAGCTGCTTTTGCTTGAGCCCAAGTCCTACAACTTTCAAGGTCTAAACTATAATTCTCAGCCATATAGTCGATGAATTTCTTTTCTAACCCACCTATATTTCTATAGTAATCTTCACTATCTTTAACTTTTGTGTTAAGATATGAAAGATAATTGTTGAGTTCAGTATCGGTCAACTGTATTTTTTCTGCGATATTTTCCCTATATGCAATGGTGTCATTGTCATATTGCTTTTGAACATCCTTCAGTAAGTCAGAAGCAGAAGTCAGCCCCATCATATAGTCAGCCACAGCATTTTCTAATTCAGGATAGCTTGAAGAAATTTTTTCTAATGTTTCAAGAGAAATTGCACCGCTACTTGATATTTCATCCTTAACAGTGTCAAGCAAATCTTTTGCGTCAGATAGTTTAGAGATAACATCAGACAAAGAAAGAGCTTGCTTATCTATAGGGTTACTCATTTCATTTAAGATAACCTTTAATACAGATGCGAGTTGCTCACTTTCTTCAATTTTGCCATTAGCTAAATCAATGTTTGTTTCTATTCCCTTGATTTTCTTAGCAATTTCATCTTCTTGTTGTTTTGCATACTCTTCATCTTTTACAAGGTTAGCAAAATAGGTTGAATTAGTATCACTTTCTAATTGCTTGATATAATCTTCTTTGCCCTCATCCGTAGGCATAGAATTATAAAACGACCTAGAGATACTAGCAGATTGTACTTCTTCTAAATCAGTTTCATATCTCTTTTTCTCTTCCTGAAGTTTCTTAATTTCATCTTTCTTGCTTGAAATGTCTGAGTTAGTATTTTCAAGTTCCGTTTGTACAGACTTTTTACTTTCTTCAGTATATTTTTTCTTTGCTTCAGTTAAATCTTCAACGGCAATTTTGTAACCCTGTGTAGTCTGAGTGAATTTATCTGCTAACGAAGGATCAATCTCCAACAAATCAGATACATCATCAAAGGACAAATAATCTTTGCTTTGCATTGTGGAAATAGCATTCTGAATTTTACTTATGTTTTTGATAGAAGTAGAATTGTTCTTGTTTATTTCAGCTATTCTATCAGCTAAAGTTTTTATTTGGTCGCCTGTATCGCTGGCAGAAGTGCCTAAGTCATTAACTCTTGCTATTATAGATGTTATAACATCGGCAAAAGTCTGCCCTTCTGTAAGGGTTTCACCAATGGCTTCCTTGAATTTGTCAATACCATCGACACTATTAAAAGTATCTTCTGTAAGTTTTCCCGCTTTAGCGAGTTCTTCAAGTTTTTTAGTAACATCAGAGAACTCAGCAGAATTATAAACTTCTGCAAAAGTCTTATTGCCAGACATCTTGTTTACAATTGCATCATATCTTGCAATTGCTTCTTCAAGCTCTTTGATTCTTTCCGTATTTGTTAAATCGTCAGGATTAAGAGAGTTAAGCTCAATCTGCCAATCGGTATATCTCGATGAAAGATTTGCTAAATATCCATTGTTGAACTCATTTTCAAATTGGTTCTTGTCTGCTAAAAGTTTATTGTATTCTTCACCTACTGGATCGTGAGTAGCAGTAAATTTTTCAAATTCTTCTACAGCCTTCTTATATCTTTCCTGAGCTTGTTCAGTCTGAGAAAGATAATCCATTTGCTGATCCCAAGTGTTGCCTTGAATGATGTTAACTAAATTTTCAGCAGTCATTCCTCCAAATAAGTATAAAGGATCTAAAACAGCCATAAGCCAATCATACCATTGAGCATTTGCATTTTCCCCGATATATTTATTTATTGGGTTAAAATCAACTTGTGAATTAGCATAAGTCCATTTTGCAGTTTTGTCAGCACTTTTAGCCTCAACTTCAAGTTGTGCTTTGTTCAACCTTAACTTTCTTTCAAGCTCGTCATTATAAGCCTTTAATCTTTGTAACTCTGCTTCGTCAAACAGGTTTAGTTTAGTAGGGTTAATACTCTCAATAGCATCTATTTTTTCTTTTGTGTCTTTAAGTTCCTTGTTTAAACTTTCAGCTTCACTCTTTAAGGACGAAATGTTGCTTTGGTAATTGCTCATTTCCTCCATACTTTTTTTATAAGCATTGACAAGATTATCAAATGCTGTTATAATAGTATTAATGGCAAATTGGATTGCAGCACCTACAAGCATACCTGTAACCATATTGCCTAAAGCTGAAGTTATGTTAAGAAAGGCGTTTTTAACGCCATCTCCTACTTTGGGTACATTTTCAAGTCCAGCAACCATTTCGTTGGTAGCTTTTCCTGCTTTTTCTGCATCTTTAACATATTTTTGTGCTGCTATAGAACACCCAGATAAGTTATCTTTAAATGATTGAATCCTAGAATTTCCCGATTCCCTATCTTTTGCATAATTCAAAATTCCATTGACATCGTGTTTATTTAGTTTGTCACTTTGGAAAATAGAGTAAAATAAACCTTGATTGTTTTTGATATGATTATTTTTGATATTTTCTTTTATATCAGCTAAAGAATTACCAAAAATAGAAATAGACTTTGTAACACCTGTAACCTCGTTTTTTATTGTTTTAAAAATCGTACTTTTTGCTTTTGTGGAAAAGCATATATAATTGCAAAAGGAGACTGTTAATTATGAAAAATAAAGTTTATCGTTACCCGTTTTATTGCACCAAATGTCAAAGAACAGTAACCTTCAACTCTCAAGAAGAAATCAATATCATTTGTAAAATATGCAAGTCAAAAATGGAACAAAAGCCACCTTATGTAGTGAACTTAAAAGACGAAGAAGAAAAAATTAAAAGAAATTTAAACTATGTTAATAACATAAATAAAAAAAATAGATACAATGCATATAAAGCACAACCTGTTCAAGAAACACCAACCAAACCTGTTGTTACCTGCCCCTACTGTAACTCCACAAATACAAAGAAAATTTCATTAACCGCTAAAGCAGTAAATACAGCTTTGTTTGGCATATTAGGTACTAAGAGACATAAGCAGTGGCACTGTAATAAATGCGGTAGCGAGTGGTAAAATAAGCATAAAAATAAGACACCTATTTTTAGGTGTCTTTGTTGTTTTAGATATAATTAATTGTTTCTCTCTATGTATTCCTTATATTTAGTGAATATAGAAACCTTATCATCATCGTGCAACGTTCCTATTTTGTATTCAAACTTGTTATTGTCTAAGAACATTGCTTTAGATATTCTTGCAACAGATGGTTTTCTAAGTCCGGCTTCTTGCCAATGCTCAATAGCAATGTCATATTCATCTTCGTTTCTTATCTTGTGGGAAGTTACTTTTACAGATAAGACCTCTAAAGGCTCAACATTAAGTATAATAACTGGTCTCTCTTTTTCTATTGAGGGATCTTCTTCAAAAGGAAACTTAGCAAACCATATCTCCCATATTTTCATTTATTTTGACAACTCCTTATATAACTCATCCCAAGAATTTTCTTCTCGCCATTCGTCATCTTTCTTAATTGAAGGGTTTACAGGAGTTGTTGACTTAATTTTTGCAATATTATTCTTCACTAAATTCTTCATCATAACATCAAGATTGTTAACATCTTTCATAACTCAAAAACTCCTTTCAGATTTTGTTATTATAGTATATGCACAAATCACGCAAAAAAGCCATTATATCAGATTGAATCAATTTTGTCAATAGCCCTTTTGTGTATTTTCATTATACAATAAGAATTTTTATATGTCAAGACAAATTTTTACATTTTGGTGGTAAAATCAAAAAATTTTAGATTTTATTCAGAAAAAAAACAACTATTTTGGTTAAAGAAATCGACTACAGTGGTTACAACTTAATCTGTTTTTACGGAGAGCACACAAACGGTAAACCTCTGGAACTGATACAGCATATACAACAGTTGAATTTTCTTTTAATGGTTGTATCAAAGGTTGAGCCGGAAGTTCCAAAGAGAAAGATAGGTTTCGTAGGTCAGGTTGAATGATATTTTTAAAAGCGGTGTTTATCAGTGCTTGGTTGTCCATAAGACATACACTCCTTTACAATAGATATAAGAAATCCTCCCAAATAAATGGGAGGTTAGTTTTTACTATAAAGAGAAACATTCACTATTTTCTTTGGACGTTTCTGTTGCTGTTACTATATATTCAACACAATCTTTATGTAGTGCAGGAAATAACAGCGAATCAGACAACATTGGTTTCAATTCTTCGGGGACAGTTGATATAGAGTGATTATTTTCAAGATAGATCACTTTAGAATACTTGCTTTTATCATTTCGTTTAGAAAAAATATGAGTAACTGTATATACTTCTTTTGCCTTTGAAAAGCAATCCTCCGCACGAAGTGATTTAACAATAAAGCATTCATTGCTTTTATTGTCATCAACATATTCTTTACTAAAGCACAACGAAAACTTTAAATCTGTTGTTCCAAACTTATAGGTTTCTGAGTTTGTTGTAATATCTCTCAACATAAAACACTCAGATGTTACCAATGTCGAAATGTTCTGCAAGTGTTTAATTTTTTTTACTGATGTTGAATATGGATGACGGGAAGAAAAACTAATTTGATTAGCAGTCAAAATTCCTTTGCAAGCCATCACATAAAAACCCATAGCAGACAAATTCGTATCAACACCTGTAAGATGCCTAAAATCTTTAGCTCTAAAAATCACTTCGATGTAGCCACAATCAAATATATATAAAAATTTTTTACCAACAAGGTTTTGTTTATATAATTTAGCTGCGGTTATTATCTGCCTAACTAAGTTTATTCTGTTCTGTTGCTTATTCATACTTCCCACCCAAAATAAAAGTGCCGAGAGTAGTTCCCGGCACTCAACATTCAATATAGCGGTTTTATGCTGGCTGTCAGCCACAATACCCTTACGAGTATTTAATAGTCATCGAAAATAAGTCCTCAATGCAGACTACTCATATCTCCTAGAGCGAGGCACAATACCCTTACGAGTATCTAAGAGTCTTGGAATTTTTACCTGCCCAAGTGCAGTACAGCTTAATGTGCCGCTACACAAAGGATTAATCCTTATTTATATTATAATCTATTCCTAAGAAAATGTCAATAGTTTTTTGTTTTTTGCCTGTGTTTATCAGTTCTTAGTTACACATAGGTGGGATTATGCTTTATTTACCAAGCATATCTGCATTGTCTTATTACTTATATGCACAGATGAAGGTGCATCTTTTGGAGTATTACCCCTAGCTTTTATCCACGGTTCTTCTGAGTGTGTGAGCATTTCAAGCTGAAATCCTGTGAATGAACCATAGGTAGCCCATACATCTTCCAATATAGCTTTTGTTACTGGATTTGTGATTGGTTTTGCTACAGGATCAAAGTGTGATTTTTCTATGCTCGCATACCCATAAGATTTAAGGTCATACCATAATTCACGATTTACCGGACCGTGTACCCACGCTTCAAAATTACAATCGCATATTTTATAACCCGTAAAAACTAATCCCCAAGCCTGTGCATAGTAACAGAGTTTTTGTAACTTTTTCTGTTCCATATTGCCATTACCTTTATGCAAAAACCAATTGGCAATATCAACTATTTTATAAGTTCCTTCCATTTTATTGTCCTCCCAAAACGCAATGTCCATATTTTTTTCCTTATGCTTATAATAACACGGAAAATTTCGGTTGACAATACTTTGAACTATTTTTCGCCTTATTTTAACTATAATTTTGTGTAATTTGTGCATATTTCAATTCTCCGTTTGCTCATTTTGTATAGTTTTCTTACAACATATATTATTCCCGTTTTCTCTGTTTCTTTCCACTTACGGCTAAGAGAAGTCCTTGTCATTTTTAACGATTGGCAAATCGTAGTACGGACTGTATATTATTATAGCATCGTTTCATATAACTATAACCGGCAGTTGTCAGTCTCTGAGGGCTTACCATATAATTTATTTAGGTCTGTCCCTGCGAACCCACCGAGTTTACACATTGTTACTTTACCTATTTAGTTTCCTTATAACAGGGTAGTAGTATAAGTTTTACGGTTTTCCTCGCATATTGTGCCTTCGTTTATCGTATGTATTCATACTTATCATAGTCTAAACTCTCCTATCGGAGAGAACTCCTATGATGTCGGTAATTTCAAAACAATTTGATTAGTATGCCACTAACATACTAATGCCGACATCTTTTATTCCGAGAAATGCTCCTAATCCTGCACCTACTGTGGGGAATAATCCTAAAAATCCTGTAATCTTGTCAAGACCATCAGCAAGGAGATTTACAAAGTCAAGAACTCTCTTCATGTCTTCTGTATTAAAGAGATTTTGAGCAATTCCTGTACCAGTTTCAGATAAATGATTTAATTTATATTCTATGGAGTCCATAGCTACACTTAATTCTGCATCGGCAGATCCAGCACTATTAGCCATATCATCCATTGCTTTTTCTGCTGCACTGAAATTTGACAATACAGCAGCACCTATGTTAGCCCTATGCTTGCCAAACATAAGTTCAAGTGCCTCTGCACGTTTTTTATCGGAAAGCTTGTCCCATACATCGCTTATTTCTTTTAAGATTTGGTATGTACTTTTGTAGGTGTTGGCATCTTGCATTATAGATACCCCTGTTAAATCATAAAGATCACTCTTTATGTTTTGAAGTGTACCGTCTACTTCTTCCCCTTCTTCTGAGATCCCACGAAGTCGTAGTGCAACTCTATTTACATTTTAAGTTGTTCGCAATTCAACTTATTATTACTTATGATTAGCCTTAAATTACGCTATGTATTTTTTTATCTCATTGGTTAAATAATTTTCCATATTGTCATATTCCCAATATGGAATTTCTATCAAGGGAATTTTATTATCTTTACAATATTGTCTTTTAATTTCATCACGCATTTTGACAATTGAATATTGATCCTCAGCCCAATTATCTCCTTTGCCCGCAAAGTCTACTGGATAATAGTGCTGTTGCCCCTGATATTCAAAAAGAATTTTATTTCTCGTATCAAAAGCATCAAACCTAAGTTTGTTTATATGAACACAATCTTCAAATGTGTATTGTTGTATCAAATTAAACCCCAATTTTTCAAGAATAGTAATCATTTTCTTTTCACCCATAGATTGATTGCAATAAGGACAGCCCTTGCCCCCTTTGTATAAAAAATTACAAGGAGTGGTTGTGAATATGTAATCATGTGTGCTACATTTAAACCTCATTTTAGCATGAGCATTAGTATACTTGCTCAAAATTGTTATATTAGGGTTAGTTTGATGAACTCTTGTTGCAAAATCTTCATCTGATAGTTTTCCAATTTCTTTCAGATGCTTTTTAGCACATTCGGGACATCCGGCAGTTTCATTCAGTAGATTGCTTGCGTAAGATTCCCATTCGCACCCATCAATAAGACATCTGCACTTAATGGGGTTGTGACTTCCACAGTATTCTCCAATAATCTCAATGTTTTTGTTTACCGCATTCATTTTCTTTTTAAATTCTACAGTAGTTATTCTGCCACGAGAATCCCAGTTTTTCTTATGTCCACATAGTTTGCATCCCCCACCATATAGCAAAGTGGATACATTCCCATCCCATTCATAACCATCAATTTTACACCTGCATTTTACTTTTGTACCCCAATTTTTATAGTCAGATAAAATCTCGATGTTAGGATTAATTCTTGCCATTTCTTCTTTAAAAGTTTCCTTTAATTTGGCATGATTGCAAAATTGACAAGGTTTTTTATTATGGACAATTTTCTCTACAGGTAAAATTTGTATTCCTTTTTCTGTATGTTTCTTACAAATGAACTTTAACACCCTTCTATTTTTAGAATTATATAAAAAGTTATCGAGACAGATATAATCTAAATCTTTTTCCTTACAAACCTGTTTTAGATAACGTTCTGTATATTTTAATGTCCCCATATTATAACTATCTGTTTATCCTTTCTGTTATCTTTTTAATAATAAGCAAAGCGTTTTATTCTTACTCTATTTTCATACATCCATAAACCTTGGAATTTGTTTCTTTACACACCGTATAGTAACACCTTTTTTTAAAAAGTCAAATCAAAAACTTTACTTCTAAAGGATATTTTAGCCTTTGTTACTAAAAATGCTCCTTTTTAAACAAAAATTAGTAAAACATTTTTTCGTTTTATACTATTTCAATTATCATAAGTAATAACTCATATTTTCACATGAGAATAGACTATTTTTTAACCACACTATTATTAATAGTAGCAGTCATACCTTTTCCATTTAAGAGATATTCTCTCACTCCATTTGCGATTGAGCCGTACTCCTATTGATTTGGATATTCAGGATTTCCGCCTTTATTTTATATCTAACTTTGTTAGCTTTTCCAAATCCCGACACGGGGATAGTCGTTGAACCTTTACCCTCGTCTTATCTGCCGTATGATCTACGGATTACGTTAGGGTACTTGGCTGCAAGAACTACGATTTTCTTCTTATACTTAGGGTTTCCCCATATATAAATCCTTATGTTTTTTCCGCTTTCGCACCATCATATAGTAGTTTCCTCTATATTGTGGTATAAGGCTTTACGTTTTACCTGCAATTAAATATGTTTCCTATGCACATTTCTGTACATAAAGACAGTTTATGTTTGTCTTAAATCCATTGCCAACGTTTTCATCTTGTGTTATTTCAAAAGCAGCAGTTTCAAGGGCTATTGTTTCTTCTAAAGTGTTGTTTGCTTCTGCCATAGCCGAAACAGAATCTTGTAACATATTTACTATGTTTGTATTATCTAACGCAAAATTGTTACCAACTATGTTTATAGGCGACATAATGCCATCTTTAACATCGTCAACATCCATTTTATACGCTTTCATAACAGATACAAGACCGTTCGTTGCTTCCTCTGAAGTCATACCGGGTGAAATCAATTTAAACTGTGATGAAAGTTTAGCCATTTGTGTACTTGCTTCTGCTGTACTATAACCAAGACGAGACCAAGCACTTGCCTGATTGATTATTTCTTCAGTGGTGACACCCATCTGTTTAGCCACGTCATTTGCGTCATAATAGAACTGCTTTAATTCATCGCTCGTCATTGATGTAGTTTTACGCAAATCTACCAATGCGGTGTCTAAAGAAACAACTGTAGACACACCTTGCCTAACAGCCGTAATTCCTTGCATTACAATAGCTGTAGCACTTGTCCAATAACCAAAAGACTGCATTCCTTGCTTAATAGTATCAAAGAATGAAAGCCCTAACTTACCAGCTCTCCTCGCAGCATTTTCTATGCCATTAAGTTCTAAACCTATAGCTCCAAAATTTTCTTTGGTGACACCAGCCTCATTGTTCAAATCAGAGAGCATCCTTTTTAACTCTGTTCCCCATTTACCGTGAGTTGCAGTATTCTTATCATAAAAACTCTGTATCTTCTGTTTTAACGAATCCACCTGAGAAGTCTTAGCCAAACTTGCGTTCATAGAAGTAATTGAACTTGTAACAGTTTTTATCTCGGCATTTAGCTGTTTTTCTGCTTCGATAAGTGCTTTTTGATTAGCTTCTGTATTGCCGCCATCTTTGTTAAGCGTTTCATAAGCTGCTTGCAAATTGGATAAAGCTGTAGACAAATTTGTTGTGCTAATTCTTGCTTGCCCGTTAGAATCAACCCACTGATTCGTTCTTGCAACAAGTTGTTCAACTTTTGAATCATAAGTGTCGGTATCTAATCCAAAACTGATTTTATCAATCTTTTTTAGTCTATTTGCTTCTGTTACGAGTTCTTCAATCTGTTGCTTTGCAGATTTTAAACCCTTTACATCTCCAATCTGAAGATTTTTGAATGTAGTTTCAAGATTATCAACTTTTGCTTTAAACTCATCAACATAAATTCCTTGCTGTTCCCATTGTGACTTTAGTTTTGAAACACTATCAAGAGATTTATCAACCTGAGAAGTATATGCTTTGTTATACTTTTCTTGTGAGATTTTTACTACATTGTTAAAATCTTTCTGCTTATCATCGCTATTAAGTCCCTTTTTATCAATCTGTCCTTGATTATAAGAAACTCTGCTTGCTCTTTTTTTTGCTTGCTTATTTAGTTCCTCTGTTTGTTTTTCTCCAGCACTAAGAATTTGTCTTTCAATATCAAGCTCTTCTTTAGCAGATATTGTTTTACTCTTATAATAAGTGGTCTGTTCTGCTATTGCTTTCTTTTGGGCATTAAGAGCATCTCCAGTTTCATTAGATAAATTCTTAGCCTCATCTAAATGGTGAACATAAGATTCCGCACCTTTAACAATATCATCGGGAAACAAAAGAGATTTTTTCTTATCTGATATTTCTACTAAAAAGTTGCGAGTTTCTTTCAATTCCCCATTTGTCTGTTCAATATTAACTCTAAAAGACTTTAATTCGCCTGTATCAAATTTCTGATTGGTTATCTTAACTTGCCCAAATTCTTGGTACTTCTGTTTAACTAAATCTAATGTTTTTGTGGCATCCACAAATCCGTCTTTATCTAAAATGGCGGTAAGTGGTTTTCCGTCTCTCATTACGTTCCACAACTCATCAAAAGACTTTTTAGATGTTGCTACAGCATTAGATACAGCTTGAGTAACGCCGTTGCTTATCTGTTGTCCAATTTTTTGCCCAACACTCTGTGCTTGATTACCCACGTTTACATTTATGTTACCAATCTTGATGCCTTTTAAAGCAGAATTAATCTGATTTACAAGTCCATCTAAAGTAGCTTTATCTATTGTAATATCTTTAAGCCCAATCTGTAGATTATTGAGCTGTGAGGTTATATTTTTTGCAGTATCAGGACTTATTTTAGCTTCAATTTCTAACTTTCCGATATTGCTCTTTATAGCGTTTATGTCTTTATCAATCTGTTCTTTGCCCTTGTTTATGTCAAGACCAGCTAAAAGACTTATATTAAAATCATTTGCCATATATTTTTTGCTCCTTTCTTTTTAAATTGAAAAAGCTCTTCTCAAAAGAAAAGAGCAGTATTGCTTATTTAATTGGTAAGCCTACCTTTATACAATTTTTCTTGAATAACTCTAAAATTCCCTTTTCGCCACCTAATTCAGACAAAGATTCTTGCCAATATCTATGTTGTCCTTTGACTGTGTAACCGTGTGTTCCGCTATCAAACGCATTAAGAACTTGCTCACCAGTTATAGCATCATATTTTTTGCTTCTTCCTTTGACTACAAAACCACCGTCATATCTAAAATTCAGATATTCATCGTCCCAGCCACACCAAAATTCAAAACCGTTTTTAAAAGGAGTAACATCACTCTTTTTCAATTCGTTTGCCATCTGATGTGTTCTGACATAATAATCAGGAGTAGCCTTATCAGGTGGGCTAAAAACATCTTCAGAGTAATATTCAAGAACTTTCAAAGCTATAACATTCATTATTTCGTCTCTCGTTAATTCAAGAGCCTTTATTATGTATTTGTTTATCTCTTTTTGTAAGTCGTTCATATTGCTTATTGGCAAAAAATCACCCCAATAAAATATCCATTTTAATTATCTTTATCGTTATCCTTCATGGTATTAATTACTGAATGTGAAATAATCTTTTCTCTATCCTCTGGGGATAACGAAGCCATATATGTAAAAATCTCTACGATTCTACTTTCGTTTGTTTTAAGAACTTCTGCTAAATTGGAAAGAATAATCTTGATTACTTCCTCGCCACTAACGTTCTTAGATGCCTCAATCGTCTTATTAATAAAGTTAAGCACGTCTACTCCCTTAACTGTGATCTTATTAACAGTGGGCAATGTGTTAGCCATAATCTTAGCAAGTTCTCTCTTTGCTATCTTCTTGTTTCTTCTGTATTCCTTATTTGCTTTTATATTTTCAAACATATTTTAATTCCTTTCATATAGTCACTTAAGTAGTTTTATTGTTAGCACTGTACGAGGATTTTCCTTGTCTACATAACATTCCAAAGTCAACCGAGTTATATGTCTACTGTCATCATCTATAATCATTCCACTCTCTGTAAGCCCATCCAAAATAAACTTAGGCACAGAATTGTCAATGTCGTGTCTACGATTAGTAGGGTAGTAGACCACTTGTGAAATTTCGCATTTGTTAATATGAAGTTCCGAAAATCCCAATTGCGTTATGTACCATTTGATAAAATCTTTCCATCGTTGTTTTAAGGCATTCATCATAGGTCTTTTCATAATCATCCATACATTAATTGATTCGTGATACGGATGTGCAATTGGTTTCTTCTTTGCCTTTGGATGTTGTAGAAAATAGTATCTGTTATATTCCTCTAAAACGGAGTTGTCTATGACGAGGTTATATCTGTCTTTCTCTCTTTTCATGTTGCAAAATTTCCCACTGTGTATCGTGTTCTCTCCACTTCTTAAACAAACGCAGAGTAGGTTCTTTCAAGAACACATAAACTATTCTATCGTTATATCCAGCTTCATTCCAAAGAGGGAACACACCCTGTGACATATAAAAATAACACTGTTTCGGATTGAGAAGCCTTACCAACTCCTCCCCACGATACTTGTCTCTTAAAAATCCCTGTAAATCAAAATCTCTTATTTCCATTTAATCAATCCTTTCTGTTTTTTACAAATAAAAAAATGAGGATATACAGCGAATTGCATATCCTCATTTTCAATTCGCTTAATAGTTAGCCCTTCTTTTCGGGTTTCTCAATTTTTGTATTCCTTGCTTCTGCTTTTAAAACAGAACTCCAATCAGCCTTTACAGGCTTAAAAAGCATCTTGATTACCTCAATATCTGAGTAATGCTTGTCTTTGTTGTCAGCATAGAAATATCCCTTTGAGTCATGCCCAAAGAGATATATTTTTTCAGCTGAAATCCCATCGGGAGGAGTAGCAATACAAGAATACTTGATTTCTACCATATAAAAGCCTCCTATTAAAATTATTCGATTGTACTCCAAGTCATCATGTTGCCTTCGCTATCACCCATAATATCCCATACTCATATCATTATTAACTGTAAGTTTTTTATCTTACACTCTGAGGTATTAAACCTATTTTCATCGGATAGTTGTTTCTATCCCAGATTAGCATAACTTTTAGCGTATAATTTCTGCAATTATAATTGACTCGCTGTGCGAACTCTTGCGATTATTATATTCTTATCGTCACAGATAAGGTTCAAATCGTATGCGTTGCGTGTGTCTATAGTATTAAGTATAGACTTCCACTCTGATTATGGAGTCACCCACTTTCCAGATTTCTTTCGCACTAATTATTCCAATCCTACTCGTCAATTTCGATTGGAACGACATAAAATAGTTGCAAGACTTATTAAGCAACTATTTGGTTTATCTCAAGGGTACAGATGTTATCAACATCCATTGTAAGTGTAGCGTTTGACTGGGGCTTAACATTGTGCAACTTAAACTGTACGAAGTTATCAGCCTGATCGGTTCCTTTAAGAGCAGTATCACCGTAAATTCTGTAACCACCGGGGAATGATACATTATCAATAACAAAAGACTTAGCCACCTGATCTACAAAGTAGTAACAAGCTACATAACCATCTTCCGCAAAAGTTGATGTATTAAATGAAAGTGTACTACCACTTATTGAATATGTATTTTCAGTAGTAGCAGGTGTTCCAACCTTCTGTTCAGCAACATGAGTCAGTTTATCATCATCCATTACCTTAAATACCTGAAGAGTACCTACTTTAGGTGTACCAGTAAGTGTTGCAGAACCACTAGTAACCTTCAGAACCTCTCTCTTAGCCCACGGTACTGTGTCGTTGCTAAACTTTGTACCAAAAAGCAGAGGAATAATATCCATAGGGAATACTTCCATAGTAGTTGTAAATGTACCTTCACGGTTTGAGTCAAAACGTACTGCCTTAACATTCTTATTCATTGCAAACACACTGTCTGACGAGAACTCCATTGTGGATGTCTTAGCATAGTTTACAAACAGATCAACCTTACCAGTCTGGGCATTTTCTACACGCAGATTGGCACAGTCTTTAAGTGCATATAACATATAATCACCATTTAACCTTTCTATAATTTTTTACATAAAAAATAGCCCGTGATTACTCACGAACCATAAGTTTTGAGTGCCAGTGATTCTTATCTGAAATAGATTTACCGTCACCAGACACTAAGCATATTTTCAAACTATCATCATACGTTTTTACGTTTACGATAGCTTTATAACAGTTCATTATCTTCCATAGAGTCCATTTCTCAATTTCTTCTATTGGAAGATGATATTTTCCACCATATTCGATTATGTTCAAAATATCGTATATATGAACCTCATTTTCGGATTTGCTTTTAGCCCGTCCTTTCTGAAGTTTTTCCCATATATCACGTTGCCTTGCCGACATATTCTTAGGTGGTTTCTCAATTTCGATTTTGCTTTTTGCATTTATCTTCATAATAACTTCACAAACATCGTCAAAATTGTTTTTGTCAATAACAAAAGGCTCTTTATCTTCAAATCTGATATGTATTTCAGAAGCGATTTTCACAACGTCTTTTGCCTTGCAAAACAGTCCTAAAATTACCCCAACATATTGAGATAAAGTTTTATCTTTCAATATAACATCTTCAAATAAATTAAGAGAGTTAAGTTTTTCTGTGTCTCCCTCAAGACATTCTTTCGTCATTAAAAAAGGCGTTAAGCATTTCTCAAAATTATCTAATCCAATCGTATCACATATTTCCCCAAACGAAATAGGATATATTAAAAGCCCATCACAATTGATAGGCTTCATTCTTATAAGTTCAAGATAATAGTTATGTGCCATTTTTGCTCAATTTCCCATAGTCTATCATAAAATCTGAACAAGTATATATCATATTTTTACCGAAATAATCGGCATTTGGGTAATTTGAAGTAATTGGATTATAAGATAAAGGAACTAATGTTCCTATGCCGATATTAACGGCTTTACTATAGTTTAAAATCTCTCCAATCAAAGCAACCATTATGTCTAAACGATTACCAACATAGCCGAGAGATCTATATTTTCTCTTAGTAGCACTATCTAACTCTAAGTTATCTTTGTGGCACATAACGTTCAATGTTATTACAAGCTCTTTTGTGTTTGGATTAACGCTTTTTATGTTTGTGTCCATACATATAGAATTGACCGCATCTGTCATTGTGGTATAGATAAACGGAACATCGAATAACCTTCCGTTCAGTTTTACATATTCAACTTTACGATTTTTACCTGTTCCAGTGTACGTTTCATATTCGCCACCAATGAAATTTTCGTATTTCTCAAAACGATCATCGTCCAATACGGGCATCATAATATCCATTAAAAGAGAACTTTTATCGCCACTAAACATAAGTAAATTGCAGAGTAGTTCTTTATACGCCCCAAGACTTCTATAATCATATGTAGCCATATTACCATACCTCCGCAACTTCTAATTCTATTTCGTTTGATTGCCCTGTGTATTTACTCATACAACAAACAATTATCTTTTCGCCATAAGCAGTACAATTTTTGGCAAGAGAAATATTCAAAGCATTCCCATTCTTCTTTATAGTCAAATATTCATCTACATTAGAAGTTATAGTCCACTCATATTCAATTCCATCAATCAGTTCATTATCGTCCTTATCATAAAGTTGAGCCGTAATTGTGCTAACTTTATTTGTAGGCTTGATTTTCAGACTTGAATACTCAATTTCTAAATGCCAATCATCTGTGTTAGTTTCTTGGTTTTGCGGTTCTTTGTAATCACAAATCCAAACCTTTTTATCGTCCCCAAAATCAACTAATTTGTCACAATCAGACTTGAAAGCATCAAATGACAATGTGAGTATTATTATGCCACCACGATTAAAATACTCATAATTGTTAAGATTCACCTTTCTATTTGATAAAATATAGGTATCGGGTTTATCCGAATCATCAAAGTCAATAGCAAATCTCATATCACGAGCAAGTTTTTTAGTTTCACTATCAACAGGCAACGTTAAGCCGTATTGGTTATCACCAATAACAAGAAAGTTATTGCCTGTAGTACCGGCGGAATATTTTGTAAAGTCCTCACTGTACGCAAATCTCTCAATAATCTTGCCCTCTGAGTTCTGCCAGCGTAAAGGTACAGTACATAAATACATATACCCTGAATGATTGGCTTTATCATCTGGATCAAGTCGTGTTACAAGCCACATTTGCCCTTGCCATTCAATATAGTCACCGAGATTGAATGGCTGTGAGTTTTTAGACTTGATTTTCTTTTTAAAAGTATTTCCGTCAGTATCCTTTACTATAATGAGTTCAAAAGGCTCACCATTTCGTTTCACAACGTGATAATCTATATTCCCATCAAAGTTATTATCTATCTGCCTGTTGAGTAGATATAAATCGGTTTCTTGTTTGCTTTTAGAGTTATAAGTGTTATTTATTTTCTGAAAATAAGTTATATCCATAAGTCACCACCTTAACCGTAATCGTATTGGCTGTGATCTATGGTTTTTCTTTTTCCCGTTTCTCTGTCTGTTGCTATATAGCGTGAAATCTTATTAATGTTTTCTCTCTTAATATTTGCAAGCATATCCTCAAAGGTCTTGCGTTCAGAACTAGGAGAGAACTGATTCAAGTCACTTGGGGTCATTCTTATTTTGAACGCCTTTAAGAGTGCTTCGTCACGCTCAAAATAAACCTCATACATAAGTGAAGAAATCAGTCCTATTTCCCGTTGTGTCAATTCAAAGTTAAAAGACTTGTTTTCCATATCATAATCATAAAAGTCTACATCGGGTTCACATTTTGACATCAGCAAATCTACTGCATCACAAATATATCCAGTTGCTTGTTCTGTAACAAGGTCTTGCACTTCGAGGACAGGCACATTATAATACGCAAAGAAATCGGCATCCTTTTCTATACGTTTCAGAAAACGAGAAATTACTGTATCAAAAGAAGTTGTCTGCCCCATTTTGACACCTCCTGTTAAGATGACTTCTTAGGAGGTCTGCCAGCCTTCTTCTTAGGGGCTTCTGCATCAACTTTTGTTGTGTTAGAATTTCCGGCAGAATCCGAAGTCTGACTTGCCATTAACTTTTCCATCATCTGTTTCATCTGTTCAATCTGTTCTTGCAGTTTTGCGTTCTGTTCCGAAAGTTCTTTGACCTGTTCATTTGAAACCTTCTTTTCTTCAACTCTAGGATTGAGAACAATAGATGTTATACGCTGTCTCTTCTGAAGTTCATCATATCTACGATCAACAACATTCTTTACCTTGCTTGAAATATCAATTCCCTCACCAAGAAGTTTAAACATAACAATTCTAACTCTATCAAAATAGGTGATACTTGTTATATCAAGAATCCTCTGTAACCCCTCCATTGTAGGATTAGTAAGAATTTCTCTTATATCTTCGTTAGTAAGAATATCTCTCCAATTAGGTACTCTAAGAGCAGTAAATATTTCTTCTTTCTCATCTTCATTGAAAGTGAGCCAACCAGTAACGAGTATGTCTGTATTGCTACAAATATACTGAAGTTCGTTTATCGGTATATCTTGCATTGTAGGATTAATACCGTCTCTTGAAGCATTAAACTTGTAATGCTCCTTTGAACTATCTACAAAAACGTCATTCTCATTATAATTAAGAACCGTTATATTCTGTAAATTAATTTTAGACATAATTTGTACCTGCTACTCAAAATATGAGCAAATATACCCATATTGAGAAAATTCCTGCTTCTACCTATATGCTTTTGTATTATTACTAATACTACTCACAAGTTCTTGTATAGTCCACAGGCGTAAATTCCCGACTCGCCATCGGTACATACTTACAATAGCTTGTTTATGCTATGCTGTAAGTTTGACAATCTCTAAGATTAAGACTTGCGTTGTAATCTCTATCTTCCGTATAACCACACTCATTACAGTGATACGTTCTATCTGATAATTTCAAATCAGATTTGACACTACCACAACAATGACAAGTTTTACTTGAAGGATAGAAACGGTCAACAACTCTTAATTCAATTCCATATTCATTACACTTAGCAAGTAACCTTGTTCTAAGCTCAAAGAATTTCTGCTGTGCAATCGCTTTGGAGAGATGTTTGTTTTTCATCATACCTGACACATTCAAATCCTCAATAGTAATCCACATTGGTTTGGTTTTCACCAATTCTGATATTACTTTGTTGACATAATCTATTCTTATGTTGCCAAGCCTCTGATAGAGTTTCTGTACCTTTAGCTTTTGCTTTTGGATATTTTGTCGAGTAGCTTCTCCTTTCAAATTTTTATTAAGTTTCTTGTAGCTTTCGTATTTCCTCGATAAGCTACGCTGTTCTCGCCTAAGTTTCTTTTCGAGTTTCCTTATTTGAGAACTTTTGTTGATATTCTTATAAGTTTTGCCATTTGAGCAAATAACAAAATCTTTTAAACCTAAGTCAATACCTATCCCAAAATCATTTAATATAGGCTTTTGTCGTTCTTGTTCATCAACTAAAACAGATACATAATATCTACCCGCTTTATAAGAAACAGCTCCACTTTTGATTATATGTGTATTTGGGTTTGTAGGAATATAACCTTTTTCTTTTAATCTTACCCAACCAAGTGCAGGAATTTTAATTCTGTGTCTTTCACAAGAGATAATTACCTTAGCATCGGTTTTCACAAAATACATTTTTACATCTGATTTTGTTTTCTTCTTAAACTTTGGGAAATGTGATCTTCCTTTGAAAAAATTCTTAAAAGCTCTTTCAGCGTTCATAATGCTTTGCTTAACCGACTTGCTACTAACTTCTTTTATCCAGTGAAGATCAGGATGATTAGGAATGAACTCATTATTTAACCACTTAGAAAAATCCATTCCCGATACAAAACGTTTCTCGTTTTTATATATCTCTTGATTGTGAGCAAGATAAAAATTGTAAACGTATCTGCAAACCCCGATAGTGCGGTTAATTATTTGTTTCTGTTCAGGGGTTGGATTTATTTCGGTTTTGTAACTCTTTAGCAATTTCTTCGTCCCCTTCAATCTGTTTTTTATACTTCCTTAAACCGTATATGCGACAGCTAAAAACGTGTATGATAGATATTAAATCGTTAACTAATTCTTGTTCTGGTGATGCTTTTTCGTTATTAACAACGATAATTTCAACACCATTAGATTTAAGGAAACGTTCAAACCATTCATATCCGAAACGTATAAATCTGTCTTTATGTGCAACAATAACAGTCTTTATTAGCCCAAGCATACAATCTTCAATAAGTTTATTCCATTTTTTACGATTGTAATTTAATCCGCTTCCCACATCTTCAAAGATTTCGTCAACAATAATACCTTTTGCATTAGCATATTGTTTTAAGTATTCAACTTGATTTTGCAAGTTGTCTTTTTGGTTCGATGTAGATACTCTTGTGTATATAACCGTCTTTCCATGTTTACTATTACCGTCACCCATATAATCTACATATTGTTTATGGGTATAATAACGTCTATCTGTTGGGGTGCGATATGCTTTAAGTTTACCTTCCTTATCCCAACGCTGTAATGTTTTAACAGACACGCCTATCATTTCAGCAAATTCTTGTGGCTTATAATTACTCATATAAAAACTCCTTTGTTTTCCTTATGAGTACATTGTATCACATCTGTCCACGTTTGTCAATGATTTATTGAATTGTTTTTCGTATCCTTTACATTTAATGTGAGTTGGACAAATTAGTCCAAAACCAACCCACTGGTTTTCCCAATTATATTTAAACAAAGGAAGGCGGTTGGGTAGACCGCCGTATCGTGAGCGACACTATCCTTTGCTTATAACATAAAAATAGATGGTACTATTAGTCTGTAAGCACCATCTTGCAGCAGTTCTCAATGTTAGTAATGCCAACAGAGTATGTGAAATCCTTAACTCTGATTATTACCTTTTCGTTGCTGTTATCAAAATCCTCATATGTATGAAGCTCACCCTTCATATCAAGGTCGCCAACTATACCAGCAACACCATAAATACGCTTATCAGGAAGAAGAAGCTGACCCTTACCTGTCTTTCTAGCACCTGAGATGGATGCGATTCTAACACCGTCAAGGAACTTAACCAGACCATATCTGTTAAAGTCATCCTTCTGCTTTTCAGAAAGATAATTCTCATAGCCACTCATTCTGTAAAGTGCCTGAGCATACTTGCTAAGACATACTGCAACAGCATCGGGGTTTCTATCGAGAAGATAAAGTGTCATCTTGTCAACAGCAGGCTGTGTAGGAGCAGAACCACCGGCTGTTATAAGCTGGTCGCCACCAACGATAGCACTATCAATCATTGAGAATACATCATAGAATAATGCATTCTGAAGCGCTTCCTTTGCATAAGTAGCGAGAGTGGCAACACTCTTAAAACCATTCTTGCGAAGGTCAGCATATGAAACGTCTGTTTCTACCTGTCTGTTCTTTGTAATAGGTTTGATTGCAGTTGTATCAATCCAACTTCTATCAACAGTACCGCCCTTTGCAGACTCAATAGCCTCAAGTGTGTTCTTAGGCGTCTTAGTATACTCTACATCGTCAAACTCTCCGATAGAACCTCTGTTAAACATTGTATCAAGAAGCTCATCGGGAGCATTATAAATTTCCTCTGTAACAGTCTTGTTTACAAAAGCAGCAATTTCTCTGTTGTCATCATAACCCTTCTTGCCGATTTCCTTTGCCCAACAATCTGCAACGTTATAAATATCCTTTTCTTCTGAAGTGAGAGACTGCTTATATTCAACCTTCTCAGCAACTTCAAACATCGTGCCGGGCTTTTCCATAATCTCAGCGATTTCTGTATTTAATGCCATATTATTTTTCCTCCTTTATTTTATTGTTTAATCCAATTAGGATGCGTTCTTGCCTACAGTATCTGATACTTCTACAATAACGAGCTTGTGACCGTTATCTGTGTAGAAACCACCACACACATACTTAGATGCAACTGTTGTAGCAGCCTTAACAATTTTACCTGCTGTATTTGCAGAAAGTCTTACGCCAGCAACTATACCAGTTTCTACATAAGCATCTGTCGCAAATCTCTCGCCGGGAAGATAGTTAATCAGCTTGCCAAAGTCACCTTCAACAAGAGTAGTGAAGTCTGCATCGTAATCTGACATATTCTCTCTAGCAGCATTAATACCCGTAGGGATTCTCTCCTTATCTACAAAATATAAATCTGCTGCTGTCTCTGCACTTGCAAACTCAAATGTTTTGTCTGTTTCGTTCTTTACAACCGCCATACCAGTTGTAATAGTTTCCTCGCCAGCCTTATAACTTGAAACGGCGGGCTTACCTATAATTACCTGAAGTTCTCTCAGCATATTTTTTCCTCCTTTTGTTTTTTACTTGTTTATAAATTTTCTCATAAGGGACACAGCATCTGTGTCCTCACAATTTAAATTGCTTGCAATATGTAATTCATTGATTTCAGAAGTATCAACCTTTACATCCTTAGAGTTATCCACCGAAGCAGATAATCTTTCCCCGACAATTGCCATCAGTGACTTCTTATCAAGCTCATTTACATAACCGCTAAGTTCCTCTGATTTTTCAATTTCTTCTCTTGTAATTTGTCCACTCTTAATAACTGAAGCAATTAAATCTTCTTTCTTCTGTGCAAGCTCTGATGCAATCTTTTCCTGTTCCATTTCTGTAAACTTCTGCTTGTATTCAGCAAGTTCTGCGTTGTCAGCCTTGAGTGTGGTTATTTCAGCACTCGCCTTTACAATAAGTTCATCCTTTTCAGAAATTGTCTTTTCATATTCAGAAATAGTAGTATTAATGTCTTTAACAGATATAGTAAGAGTAACCTTTTCAGGTTCACTTACGGTCACTTCATCATTCTGAACAGAATATGTAAATTTAAGATAATCTAATTCAGAATTGCCGTCATATTCACACCACACTTCTTTTTCTTCGGGGAATAAATAAGCAACCCAACACCAATCACCTAACTTTTTACGACACTCTTCTGAAAGTTTTCTACGCAAGTCTGAAGAAGTGAGAGCAGATGTTTCAGTAGAAGCAGAAGCCTTCTTTTTCTTACATTCTCCATCTTCTTTGTCTTCTATTTTATCATCGGCATCTGTTTCTTTATCGTTATCAACATCTTTGTTTGATTCATCTGTTTTTGTAGAAGTGTCTTCAGTAATATCATTAGATATATCGGTTTCGTTAGAAGTCTCAGTATTTTCTACAGAGACTTCAATCTCTTCATTAGATTTTTCAATATCCTTGTTTGTTTCCAAAGTATCATCCTCCTTTTCTTGATTTTTTATATCTAAACCTTGACTAATAATGTCACGGGATAGAGCTTCAGCAAATTCCACATCATAATTAGTTGATGCGATTTCTAAAAGTCCGCTTGAATCATAGGCAGGGGATACTTGTTTACCTAACAAACAATGTCCAATAAATCTACCTACATCAATGATTTTTGTCATAAGACCATCTACAATTCCTTGATGAGATTTTTCTATCGCAATTTCCCAACTTGTATGAAGAGTGCCATCTTTGATTCTGCTTACAATAATTCCACAAGCCTTTGTAAACCTTTTCCATATTTCGCAAGAAGCAACAATTACTTCTTGGGCATCTATTGTTTCGATTGATACATCAAAAAAAGTACCAAAAGCATCTGTGTCAAACTCTACCTCTGGATACTCATTACCATATTCATCTACTTTATTTACTAATTTCACATTATGACCAGTAAAATCATAAGTTCCATCATATTTCATCTTAATTTTACCAACCAAAGGTTTATTTTTTAATGTGGCTAACCAATTCTCAATACCATCTCTATTTAAAGAAACCCCGTTTTTGTTCCGACCAAAATCACAAATGATAAACTTTGCAATATATGAATCTGGATTGGAATTATCTTCAGCTAAATAGACCTGAGAACTGTATAAAGTAATGTGTTCCATTTTACCTCCTTTCTAAGAAGCATAATTGCACAATCCAATAATAGCCCCTCGTTTTAAATATTTTCTAATTGTAGGCTTTGAATGCTTTAATATTTTAGATATATCGCCAACGCCTACATCCTCATTAAATAGTTCACATGCTTTTACGACATTACTACTATATAATGCATACCTATTACATTCTACCCAATCAATTTTGTCAATCTGATCTTGTGAAAGAAAATCAGATGATATGATGTTGCTTTTTACCCATTCTAAGTCTGAATGATAACAATTTATTTGAAAATAGTATTTAATCCCATTCTCTTTTGCAATTTGCATCTTATAATTATCGTTTTTTTTGTTGGTCAATAATTTTTCTACCCATAAATTTATTAGTATAGTGTTGTTCTCCATGTACCTCTAAAATACATGACATACCATTCTTATAATTTGAAATATAAAAATCATATTCTTTTCTATCAGACCAAGGAAACGTTTTGTGTATGTCATATTCAATATTTAATTGATTCAATAAAGATATAGTAAATTTTTCTGAATAACTTATATAATCACTACAAAATGGACATGCCAATCCAAAAGTTGTAACTTGATAAATGGGTTTATCTTTTACAAGACTTTTACAACATGGGCAGTTCCAGTCTGCCCTAATTTCTGATCCTTTTGTAACTTTATATCCTAGTTCTTTATCTACTAGCATACTGGCAACATCTGGATTTGCTGTGTGCAAATCATTAACGCCAACCACAATTGCATTTCTTCCCCTATTACAAACTGGACATCCTGTCGGATGCTTGCTATGGATCAAATTACATGGTAGTGCCTCCCATTCATATCCATCAATTTTGCATCTGCACAAAACATGAGTTCTTGAATCTACATATTCTCCAATTACATCTATGTTTGGATTTATTTCACTTAGCCTAGATATAAATTCTTTATGCCCGATATTTCTTGAATTGTCTATTAACTTATTTTTCTTGCATAGTGGACAAATTGCTTTGTTTTGTGTAATGCTTCTTTGGCTTGCATAAAAATTGATGTTATGTATTTTGCAATTGCATAATACCTTTTGCTTCATACTGATAAAATCTGAAATAATTTCAATATCATCTCTCGCATAATTTACTCTTTCCATAAATTCCTCTTTTGTTACTAGATACCAATGAGGTCTTCTTTGAGGATTATAGTAAATTTTTTGAGCAATTATTCTCCATTCTCTATTAGTCGGAATGTGTAATAATGTTATCTCATCATTTAAACCAGTAAATTCACTTATAACTTTTATATTTTTATTTTGTCCTTCTACTTTTTGTGTAAACTGCTCTTTAGTTATCTTATTCAATATATCTTTCCTCCAAATTATTTATCCAAATTAAATATTCCCTACTTACTATTTCTCCATTTAAAAAGAAGTTCTGTTATTCTGTCTGTTGAATTGAATACCCAAAACTTCTTTTTTGTCTTTTCATGAATAGAAGAGAGTATAACCTGTTCTCCATTAGAAACGAAAAATTCCTTTAATGGATAACTGTAACAATAAAAATATTTATCCAAATTATTCCTCCAAGTTATCATTCGATCCCACGATTCCTAACTCAATACCAAAATCTTCACTTAATTTTTCCCGTGAAATTGGTATTTTATCTCTGAACCTCCCACGACTAAAGTCGCAGGATTCTTGGGAAATCTTTTCTAATGAAAAGATATTTACCAAGCTATCCCCATAGTCCCTACGGTTCTTACATATGTTATATGTTAATGTTCTTATTCCTTCATTCAGAATGTTTATACTGGCATTTATATCCCTGTCATGATGTGTACCACATTGTGGGCAATCCCACACCCTGACACCAAGATTTTTTATTTCAGTATTTTTATATCCGCATACACTGCATAACTGAGAACTTGCAAAGAATTTATCTACATTAACAACTCGCTTGCCATACCAAATTGCTTTGTATTTAAGTTGCCTTACAAATTCTGACCAAGATACATCTGATATTGCCCGTGCAAGTTTATGATTTTTAATCATATTCTTGATCTGTAAACTTTCGATGCAGATTATATCGTTGGCTTTAATTAGTTTGGTAGATAACTTTTGTAAAAAATCCTTTCTTTGATTAGAAATTTTTTCAAATTGCCTTGCTACTTTTATTCTTGCTTTATTACGATTAGAACCGCCTTTTGATTTTTGAGATAATTCCCTTTGTAACTTTGCAAGTTTGCATAAAGACTTTTTAAGATATTTAGGATTTTTTATCATTTCTCCATTGCTTGTAACACAAAACTCTTTAATGCCTAAATCCAAACCTACCATACTACCAGTTTTCTCTAATGGTTTTATCTCAATATCAGTGCAACAAAGCGATACATAATACTTTCCACTTGGCTCTTGTGAAACGGTTGCATTAAGTATCCTCCCTTGCGGTATCTGTTTATCTCTGATTTTAATTGTTCCAATCTTCGGTAATTTGATATGCTTATCTAAATATTGAATATTGCTATTTATGCACTTAGATCTATAAGAGTATTTATGCATTTTTTTAGATTTGAATTTAGGAAAACCTTTATGTCCTTTAAAAAAATTTTGATATGCTACATCTAAATCTTTAAGAGAAGATTGAAGTGCAGTACAATCAACTTCTTTTAACCAAACTAACGCTTTTTTTAATTGAGTTAAATCATTGCTACATTGATTGTATGTTAATGTTTTATTTGAAGTTTTGTATAGCTCAATTCTCTTTGCAAGATAATAGTTGTATACAAATCTACAACAACCAAACGTTTTAGCAAGAATTTCTTTTTGGTTTCTATTAGGATATATTCTAAACTTGTACGCTCTTTCCATTTAATCACCTTATTTTATTTCATTTTGTATCATTCCTAATCTGATCGTATTCCTGCTTTGCATCATTTTTGCTGTCGGCAGGTCTGCCACCTTCTGAATTGCTATCCCCAGATTTAGTATAAGCTGTACTGTAAGGAGTAAATATATCATCATAGTTGTTATCTTTTTCTGACATCCTCCTCTGAGCTTCGTCCTTAATATCAAGTCCCACCATTTCAAATGCAGTTTCTCTTGATGCACCGAGAGTATTAAAACAATACTCGCTCAAAGTCTTTCTCATATCAAGTTCAAGTTGTTCTGAATCCGTTATTTCAACATGGGGGCAGTATGCAACAGGGTAGTGGTTGTCTTTTAAAATTTGTCTATACCACTTGCGTAATATGTCCTCTAATTGCTCCGTTATAGCATTTATTGTACGCATTAATTGAGTAACAGAGATAGATGCTGTAGATACAGACTGTGAACCACTGTCCATTAAAAATTGAATACCAAGAGTAGACAGCACCTTCGCTCTATATGTGTTATAGGTGTCTTTCGAGGTCATCTCTACTGTCGGTTCTACATACTTAATTTCTTCAACCGTAGGAGGAGATGTTACAACAACCGTACTCTGTTTCCACGATGCCATAAAGTTATCGTGGGCATAAGCCATTTCGTCAAAATAATCCTTGCGACTGTCATCCCCTAACACTTCTTTACGCATTTTCTGATGTATAATCTTTTTACCTTTAGCTTTACTATTTACTCTATCAGTATCCGCAAAAGTATCAAGCATAAGCAAATCCGTATAAGCACGAGAAATAGGAGATACGCCATATTTACGATTAAGATTATTTATACGGATTACTCCCGTGTATTTTGGATCAAGGATCGCATAATTTTCCTTATTAACAAACGCCTCGTATATTTCATTAGGGTAATTCGCTTTGACTTCATCTTCAACATCTTTGAAGAATAAAGCCTTATTTTTTTTATTTTTCTTATAGGTCTTGCTAAGTCTATCACGAAGATTTTTTATGTTAAACAGAACAACCGGCTCACCGTTGACATTATAATCTGATATTTCACAAACACCTAAAGGATATATGTCAACAGTATAATTGCTATGATCGTCATGACGAAGATAAGCAATAAAATTACCCTCTGTGTATGAAGTTACAACAGCATTTCTAATCAGCCATTTTATATGTATTCCCTCGTTTACATCCTTTATCAATTCTTTGCAACTATCCAATTGCTTCTGCTTATTTCTTTTGTCCTTGACATTACCAACATCTCCATAAGTAATCTTAATATCTGTATTTATGTTGGTATCAAGAGACTCGACAGTCTTACCGATAATATCATTCTTGTTTATCAGTTTTCTGTTATAAGCATTGATTTTTTGTACTTTCTCAAGACTGTTTTGTGTATCAGTTAATAAGTCATCTATTTCTGTAGGAGTTAATCCGCTATTAGCTTTAACCCCCTCATTAAGATAAACAGAATATTTGTCATTACTGGGATCGTATGTACTTAAAGCAATCCTCATTTTTTCTTTTCCTATTTCTTCTGCGGAGGTGACTATTATAGTACCATCGCTTGTTTTAGATGTAAAACTTATATCAAAATCGTTAGTTTCATTCGGCACTTACATATCACCGCCTTTCTAAAAATCTATACTTGAACTGAATAGCCTTGCTTTTGAGAAGTCTGCTTTTGGGGTAGTAGATAATAAATCCAATTCCAGCTTATCTATAAAATAAGAGCCGTAAGAGCAACTTGTGTATCTATCTTTCCTTTTAGACCCTTGTTCATATATCTTAATAATTCCTGTCTGTGGCATCTTCTCATATTGCAATTCTGCACATTCATTTATCATAAATTGAGTTTCCAAAAAAGGAAGCTCAAATTCCGCTTGTAAATCAACATTATCTTTTAAACTATCCACATAATCTTTATTTTGCAACAAAATTTCGTCTTTTGCCGTATTGTAGTTTACCAAAAAATCAATCTTGTTTTCTATAAGGTTTTTTCTAAAAGCAATTGCAATATCGCTATTCAAGTTTTGGGTTGCGTTAATTACATAAATACAAGGTTTTGCATTTCTGTCTTGACAAACTTTTGCATATTCGTCATTATTCATTACTTTTAAAGGAGCATATTCAACTCCTCTTTCGTCATCATACAACACTTTCTGAAGAGAATAAGCAATTTGCAAGCCGCCATTTCTAGCATCAAGTACAATGTAATCAGCTTCAAAATCTTCATATAGTTGCCTAATTCTTATCGCCTGTAAAGTGGTATCACCAATTTGGTTAGATTCAATATACGGATATTCCCGTCTATATCCTTGTTTTATTTCGACTTTATCGGTTTCAGTATCATAAACTATAGATTCAGGAATTGCACGAATACAAGAATATACCGAATTATCATTCTGGCTACCTGCAACAAATGCAATATCATTTGAGATAACTCTAATTTCGTTGTCTAATTTAGGTATCGCATATTTGTTTTTTTTGTTACTCTTGAAATCAAGAGTAGAGCGAGGATAGAAAACATATTTTGAAATTTGCCTATTAATCAGCATCTTATATGTAAAATATGAAGAAACAGAATCCCTTAATTTCAAATTCAAAAATTCTATTTTCCAAGTAGCTGGATCTTGCTTTTTTCTTTCTTTTATAAGCTGTTCTTTTGTCTTTAATTCATGCTTTAAAGCTATACTTTCATCAAAAGCAAGCATCAATCCACCATTGTGTTTCTTCATTTCGGTTAAAGCCTGTTTAGAAATATCCCACATCCAGTTTCCATCATCATACCAACTTGAACTAATATAAATATCTACAGGCTGTTCTTTTAAGTCTTTGTTTTTGGCATATTCGGATTTAAATAAATACTGTGGCTTTCTCGGCATTTGGAAAGGAGAAATTACGGAATCTTCAACTTTTTTCTTTATCTGTCTTGTTTCCTCACGACAAATACCGTTACTACGGAGTCCTCTTGCATTTTCATTAGCAACGAATACTGATATTTTTGAGCCGTTCCTAAACTTAACGAAAATGTCACTATTCCTTGTAGAAAAATCCTCAATTTCTTTTCGCAATATAGGAGACCATTCACACAACTCGTCAATTATTTTTTCTGATACAATTAGTTTTGCTTGCTTTTCTGTAGCTGAACCGATTCTAAACTTAGTTCCTTTATATAAAAGGCATCTCGCCACTGCATAAACCGCTACTATAAACGACTTTGCATCATTTCTGCTAGCAATTATGCAAATTAAGTTAGAAATACCCATTTCATATATAGCGAGTGCTTGATATTCAAATAAAGGAATTTTTAAATAGTCAATAACAAATCTGTGTAGATTCCTTTTAAAAAATGTACTCCAAGCCAAAACGTGCAATACATTATCTTGATTGCTTAAATAATGTGTGGAAGGGAATTTCTTATACAATTCAAGCTGGTTTTCGTCAGCATACTGTATCAAATCATTCTTCATAATCATCACCATCCGGTACGAAGTATTCTTTATCCCTTGTTTCACTACCTGTTTCTAAGTTAATCATAGGTCTCGTTATATGTCTGTCTATATACTCGCCTATATTGTCCCAATCTGCATACAGTTTCTTATCTTTGTAAAATTCTTCTGGAGTATAATCAGAAATAAATCCAAGTGTCATGCAGAACGTTTCATCATTACTAGAATCTTTTTCTTCAACAGTTCTTAACCCAGCTTGCTTAAAAGTTTTAGCATATTGATCTGTCAATTTAACGTATTTATCCGAATCCCCATCTTTAAGAGCCTTTATCATAAGCATATTTAAATTACAAAGCGATTTTATAAAAATTTCTTGGTTATTGTCGCAGTTGGGATTATTTTTCTTTAGCATCCTATAATGTTCATCAAGATTTTTGTAATCTGATTCGGTGAATCCTGCTCCCCATCTATCTACAGCAGATGCACTTACAGTAGATTGATCCGATTTTGCTTGTTCTTTGCTTTCTATAACCTGTCCAAGTCTATTTTGATATTCATATTTCATCGAATCAAAGTAGGTTGATCCGATAGAAGCGGTCTGCCCCAAATTCTTTTTTGCAAGATAATGAGATATTCTTGACCTATCAGCAGAAATTTGCCTAGCAGCCGTTAAAGCATCTATATGATATACCCATCCAAATTCTAAACACATATGACGAATTGCGTGTTCCTCATTCCCTGAATATAAGTCTACGAGTTTTTTATAATAAAGGTCTCGACAATCGTTGCAGATGTCAATATATCCGTCATTTGCTTGATACTTAGGATGTGCTGATTTAGAAAAATGTGTCTTTTGGTTATCCCAAGACTTCCCGCACATTGTACATTTGTATTTTTTGTCTGAACCCAAATTATTAGATAAAGGAAACCTCATCTCAACTGTTAAATCTATTTTTTGTGGAGCTGTCATAGACTCCTTTATTTTATCGTTTCTTGATTGTATATTAGCCATAGCTCCACCCCCCTTAATATTTTAAAAATTCTTCAGATAAAACCATCGTTTGATAGCTTTAAACAAAAGCCTCGTCCGATTCATCGTCTTCGTCTTTCTTTATTATGTAATGATTTTTTGTTGTGCTTACGTCATTATGTCCAAGCAATTTTTGTGCCACTTCAGCAGATTTATGTTCATACACCACTATGTTAGTTGCACGAGATTCCCGAAGCAGATGCGGATGTACCCTCCTACCAACAATTTCTGTAAAAATTCCAGTACACCATTCGTTAAAAGTTCCTTCGGCAACTTGTCTTACTGATCCATCTTTCTTTTGTTTGATAACAAACATATAAGGGCAATCATCTTCCCCACGAACTTCTATCCACTTCTTTAGCCAACACATAGCATCTTCCCCAAATTTTAATTTTCTTGGTTTGCCTACTACGCTTGCCCCTTTGCATCTAATAGTGTGAGTTTGATATGACTTTGAGACAACTTCTTGTTCGTTTCCATCTTCATCAATTATTTTGATTTTCTTTTCTTTTGGCTCATAATTAACGACTTCTTTTAAAAGTTGACGAGCCTCAGCTCTTCTACATCCTGTGCTATAAGAGAACACTAAATAAGCAAGTTTCTCCCATTGCTCACGCTTTTCTAATTCCTCACATAACATAACATATTCGTCTGGGGTAAGGGGTACTTTTTCGTGAACATATCCCGTTTTTACTACTTTCATTTCAGAAGTAACAAAAGATCTGAAAGTTGGATATTCTTCCTCATACATCATCATTACATAATTACAGATATTACTTATACAACTCTTTTTAAATTTTATGGCTGATTCAGATAGCCCTCTGTTTGTTAACCAATTAAGATATTTTACAAATTCTTTCTTCTTAATATCCAACATACATTTGTTGTTTAAATGTTCCTTAACCCAATAAAAGAATATTCTTAACCCTGATTCATAACAAATTTTGGATTTAGCAGAAAGTTCCGCTTGATTATCAAGGTATTCTTCTACCATATCTCTATTAAACTGATTAACATCTTGCCACATTTCATCTGTTATTCCATCGCTATGTTTTGCGGATTTACCATTCATAATCTCACTCCCTTTCTTGCATATAAAAATAGAGAAGTGGTAGTTAGCCACTTCTCTTAAACCATTATATCATATTTATATTCCCATACTTTTTAAGTTCTTCAGTAATATCTACTTTATTTTCCCTGCACATAGTAACAATTGTACTTGCAGCTTTTTCTATTTCGCTTTCGTCAAGAAGATCTAAAGTCTTTGGTTTAGTTCTTTTTCCGCTAGTGTTAAGATAATGTGTTATTCTTGAGTTCAAATTGATACTGTACTTATATAAAAGTTCTTTCTTAAAATCAACCCAACCTTTAGCATAATTGTTACGAACATTTCTCCCATATTTTCTAACAATAGCATTTATAAAATCCTTTCCTGCCCATTTTGAATTTTCTTGAGCAAGAACATCATTTTCCTTCTTTAATACACTGTTTTCGTTTTGAACAGCAACTATATTTGTTAATAAACCCTTGATAACCACTTTTTGTTCATCTGGCAAATTTGAAAAGTATGTATTGACCATCAAATCAGCATTACTAATATATCCACCATGCTTTCTTATTGAAGGCAAAACCTCGGCTGTTACCCAATGCTTGAACTTCTTTGCATTTGGAAGTTTACTAGAAAGAATAAGACTGTACAAGCCAGATTCGTTTATGAAAATCGTGTCTTGATCTCTTCCCAAATTATCTATGAGTCCCTGTTTAAGGGAGTCATCTTTATCAACGTGTGTTGCCAAAGCGTTAAGAGGTTTTGCATAACCCAAGATTTTAGCAACATCCTTGCCAACAAAATAAGGCTCACCGTCAATCGTGGTAGTTCTTACTTCCCCAAATTCTTCATTTTTAAAAATTTCAATTTCGTTCATATTTTACAATTCCTTTTCTGTATAGTTTTTTAAAAGTTTATTCCATATGCTTTTGCGTATTTCTTTACAATTTCAGTATCGGTACTGTAGCAACTAAAATGATAGCTACAACCATCATCGCTTGTATCGTCACAAACAAATCCGACAACATCCCCGCTGCCGTTATGCTTAATCTGCACTTTTGCATTATTTACGTTGTTCCCCTTTGAATTACCATCAAGATCAAAATAGATTATCTTGCAATCATCATCCTCGTTAAATTCTGCTATTTTTTGAGGGCAATCATCTATGTAGATTAAAACAGTAGAAGCATCATGTGCGATTATAACACCATTAGAGTTAATAGCCGGTTCAATGCTGACATTACACTCATTATCTATCATCATAAGATAAACCCTATCCTTAACTAAATCGTCAAGACCATCAAAATCAGCATAAGAAAAGCCATATCCATCTTGTATCAATTCAATGAACAAATCGTTAGCGAAATCTCTCTTGGCATAAACTGCCACGCAACCGCCATTTTCTCTTAATGATTCAAGTTCAGTGCCAATGAGACCAGCAACATCTGTGACGTCATCAAGAGAAATATTTGTACTCTTTTTATTAGTCAATCAAAACACCACCTTAGAGTGCTTTATAAGACTTGCTAAGCGTAACCTTTATCTCATCGCGAGCAGGAGAACTCCACTCCTTTGTTTCTCCTCTGAGTGTACTTACACCGCTCTTAGCAGGTATTGTTACCTTTGATATGTTCATAAAACCTATCATACTTATCTTTTCACCGCTTGCCACAGTTTCCTTGATCACTTCTTGATAATTTTCAAGAACTGTTGTGATGTCCTTCATTGTAATTCCTGTATTGTTTGCGATTGTTCTTACTAATTCCTTTGTTGTCATATTATAATTTCCTTTCTATTTAGAGGCTTTTAGCCGTTATTTTTGCTTATTGAATATTTTTGTGTTTTTGTTGCTGTTTTGTTAAATAACTCCGTTTTTATAAAAAAATTACGAAGTGGAAGAGAATAACAGCAATATAGTTTAATTTCCATTTAATCATGCTCCTTTTATCGGGGTATATAATATATCACACAATCCGTCAGATTTATCGAATATGAAAGTTTTGCATTGTCTCTTACTTCCAAATCCTTTATCTACAGCCCAATTCGATTTTGCCGAAATGGTTGGAAGTCTCTGAATACGCATATTATATTCCTCAGTCAAAACTTGCTCAGTATGCAAATGTTGTAAGAATACTTCTGTAGTATCAATTTCGCTCCAATATTCCCTTGCTTCGTCAGCAATCAGCCTTGGTAGAGTTTTAACGTTTCCATCGTGTGCAAATACAAAAAGAGTTCTCCCAAACTTAACATATTTTCTTGGAAGAGGTGAATAATCTACTGAAACTCTACTATCCATCCTAAACCATGCTTCTATGTATTTTGTTAATTTATAGCCGGATAATTTATCATGATTTCCGCTCACATACACCACTTGCACAGGAGCTTTTTCTTTTAAAATGTCGATGGCTTTAATAGTCATAGAATATAACCTTTCAACCGCATCAAAATATAATAAATCGCTATCCTGCGGAGTACCTTTTGTAGTTGCTCCTGATAAATTATCTCCGTTTAACATATCCCCACCAACACAAAAAATAATACTATTAAATTGATATTTGGAGGTTCTTGAAATTACGTCATTAATAACATAGAAAAACATTTTTTCTGCAATGTCACAATTATACTCATTTCCTGTAGAAAACATTGTTGCTTGCAAATTCAAATGTAAATCAGCAATGTCAATCAACAGACATTTATCTCCCTTTAAATAATCATCAGACGTTTCTATATTTGGCAGGAGATATTTTCTATCTAGTCTATCAAACCATTCGTTGATTTTATTATAATCCAATTCTTCAGTTCTCGGCTTTATAACTATCTTGCTTGAATATAATTCCTTAATTCCGTCTTTTTTGCTATATACATTCCAAGCATTATTTTTAGCGGAAACAAGTTCCCACTCTTTTATATCAAAACCATGTGCTTTCAAAAGACTATCAGGATTCTTTAAATCATCCTCACTTAACACCACTAACTTGTTGCTCAAGTATGAGCCATCTTTATTTATTGATATTTCAGTCCTGTAACTTGTTTCAAGACTTTCTTTGTTGCCTTTATTCTTTTCTTTTTCTCTGAAATAGTCCAATACAAAAACATTGCCGAATATTTCTTGCGAAGATGCCTTCCTAACTGTGTCTTTTGACATCGGCAAATTGTATTTTATTACTATGTCAGCCCAATCTTGATCTTCAACTCCTAACACCTTATCATGAATGTCCTGTAGACACTGCTCATATTTTTCAGGTGTCAACCCGTACTTGTGTAGTTGTTCTTCATATTTGTTAATCTAATATCAATCCTTTCGTTGTGAATTAGGCTTTTATTATTCACCCCTACATTCGCTAAGTAATTTTAAACACTTCTTTGTTTCTGTTACAAAGTAATTCTTTCTATGGTGTGACTTTGTTTTTGCAAGACCATTCTCACCAAACTTAACACCATTCTTTAAGAGATACTGCATCTCAAACTTAGTGATTCTAATTATGTGTTTTCACTTCTTTCATATAATATTTTTTGTTTTTTAATCACTCCCAACGGTTGCAATATCGCCGTTAGAGAAATATCACAACCGCCAGAACGTGACCGTAAGTTATAACTTTACGATTTCAGTACCGCCCATATTTTATACCGCATCGGAAATAGCGGTGAAGCCTACTTGATGAACGCTCATCGTTCCCCCTCCATAATACATATTTTATAAATTTTCATGAACGTGGGCGAAACCCACGATAGTTGAAGGTGAACGCAAAATCATTCTGCAATTTTTTTGCATTTTTGGCAGTTTTACTGTGGCTTGAAGTTAATTAAGAACCTTTCTTTGTCTAATTTGTACAAGAAGTTGAGTATTCTTTTTGTAGGTTTATTATAGGCATCTAATAACCTCTTGCTTGCTCCAATTCCATTTGCTAAACCCAATGAAGTTTCTATAAGCCGGTTTATCGTAACTATATTGCCTATTTTGATTTTTCTCAGTTTTTCTAGCAATGCATTAGATTCTTGAATGAGTTTTTCCGCTACAATCTTTTCGTCTTTTTCTGTTGCAAAAAGATACTTAGCAAAAGTATCATAATCTTCTACAAGAGCTCTTACTTTTGACATCTGTCTTGAGTTAGCCTTGCCGTTCATCTTAATAAAGAAGTCGGTAGTAGGGGTTGTTTCCGATGTTGACGCACCTTGTATTTTGTCTAACCATTCTTCTAACCAATTCATAGGACAGTTTAAATCTTCATTTATACGATTTCTAAGTTTGGTTTTTGTTTCGTTTATTTCAGCAAACGGTAATTCCTTACCGTCTTTTGTGTACTTAATTTCTTTAGTATATCTCATAAATTCCGGGTAATCGCACTTAACGGTTTTAATGTTGCCACTATCATCCGTCATTTTTCTGTTCATAGTCATACAAGGCATCTTGCTTATGCGTTTTATTTCTTCTTCCCCATCTATCTCGTAAAGTCTTTTACAGCTATCAATAATAATCTGGGCTATAACAGAAAGGATTACAAAATTATCATATAATTCTTTTGCTTTTTCATCGTCAGGATATTCTTTCGATGCTTCAGTCCAGTAATAAGTCATAGCCAATTGTGCAAGATTACTAGACCAACCTATACCCATTTTTGAACTTGCAAATCTATTGTCCATTACAGCATAATCACTTTTGGTGTTGTTATATGTAATTCCACTTTCTCTTAAAGAATTAACTATAGTAGGATATTTTTCGTAACACCTTTTCGCACATTCTACAATTTCCTTTTGGTTTGTAACTAACATAAAATCTGAATCGACATTTTGTTATATTCACGGCTCTTTATCCGTGACATCTCCGCTTTTCAACGGAGTATCGGACTATTTCTTTACCCTCGTTTAACGTTAGGCACTATTTTGCAAGAATAGCGGATAGCCTATATCTATCGTACTCGGCACTCGTGTTGGTATTATTGGTTTCCTTCCTCAACCATTAGTCTCTGAGCCCACCAAACTACTTTTACAGGATTCGTTTGGCTTGGTTGCTAATTATCTTATGTGTGTTTAAACCCACATTTAGACTTCAAGCAGTTCACCGAGTAGTTTTTGAACTACATTTCTGTAGAACCGACCCCCATTATATTGAGTCCATTCCATTCGCACGGTCTTGTATATCTGTTTCTATACAATTTACCGCCATTATGTTGTTGCTAAAATCAAAATATCTCGTAAATTTTTCACTGTGCTTGTTATGCAGATAGCAGATATTATTTGGGGAATTGTGTGGGTTGCGAAAGGCAGCTAAATATTCTCCATCATTAAAACGATTAGTATAACATTGTATACACCCTCGTTCTTTTAAAAGGGTAGGGTCATTAGTCCAATCTTCTCCCACAGTATATAGCAGTAACCCGTAAGGATTCCCGAATATCGTTAAATTATCCCCTTTGACTTGTATCTTACCCTTGCGTAGATAATGAACGTAATTTGAGATAATCTTTTTCTTTTCTTCTCTAAACCATTTTGAATTGCCAAATTCATTATTATGTCTGTATAAATCGGCAAGCATCTCATAGTGATTTATCTCATTAGCGTTTTTACGCAAAAACTTCTCAAATTCTTCATTGTCTTGCTTAAGTAATTCTACATAATCAATACTGTTCTGAGCGATAGCTTTTACTTCGTCTTTTGTGCAGGGGAGGGTATTTATCATTTGATAACTCAACTGTTGATACTCCCCCAATTTGCTTGGATGATCTGTTTTAACAATACCGAAGATGTCGCCATCCAAACTAACTCGATTACACCAATAAGAATAAGCTGCTTCTGGAGTGCCACCCATTATGTCAATAAACTTACGCCATTTAACAGCATTGTCAGTGGTTATAACTTTTATATCCTTTAGATAGTGCCAATTGCCAAACATATCTTGTACCTGATGAGTAGAGTAGTCATAGCCATTCTCATTACACCAATCTTTAAAGAATAGTTGTAAATGCCCTCGCAAACCACACATCTTAAAGAAATGATTGCGGAGAAGAGCCATACCGTTTACCCAATTAGGCAACAAATCTGATTCTATAATCCCCATACCATCCCAAATAATGTTCTTGACTTCTGTTTCCTTGCGTTCCACAACACACTTCTTTTTGGTGTTGCCTTTTTTGTCAGTATAGGTATCAGATTTAACTACATTTGCCATAGTCTTAAAATAGCTGTCTTGATCTTTTAAAATGAGAATGTCGTTTACCGGGATATGTAGTGTTCCTACAATTGTACTCGTTGTTAAAGGGGAATAGGCAGACATTTCAACTATTTTTGCGTTATCTTTAGCCATCTTGTTGCCCAACCCCATCGTCAGCCAGTCAAATGCTTTCTTGTAAAGTTTTTGATTTATGAATATGACTTGTCCGAGTTTTGCTTTAGCACTTGTGCGAAATAGCATATTATAATGAATCGTCTGTTCACTCTTGATATTTCCTTCCTTATCTCGTATCTTATAGGTAATATCAACCCCTTCATTGTAGAATTTATCACGGATTTCTCCACGTTTCTTCTCAGAATACAATGATTTGTTCTGTTTTACTCGCTCAATAGCGGTATTTATTCTTTCTTTTGATTCAGTAGTTATGTCCGTCTTTAATAGCCCCTCAAGCCTTTTTAATTCGTCATCATACGATCTGCTACCAAAATCAAAATCTAAACATACTATATCACGAGTGCTTTCGTTTCCATTTTGCTTGTTCTTGTGAACATCTAAACCGTTTGCTTTTAGAAAGTAACTGAACAGGCTATTGTTGAGCATTGCTTCAGTATAAGTGAAGTAATCTCTTATCCCCAAATTTACATCATAAAGCATACCGGCACTTATGTTCTTAATTTTTATTCCGTATTCGCTAATATAAAATTCCCCCTTGTCATATTTAGTAATTTTTCTTTTACCCAAGCGATTACATTCTTGTCAACGCTATGTTTGTATGGACGGTTAGCAGTTCTATTAATATCCTCATAAACTTTATCCAAATTGCTATTAAAGTTTATGATTTTCTTATGTTTGTTTCTTAAAAGACACAGTGTTTTCTTCAATCCATTTACTCAACAGCCCTCTCATTCTTAAACTTGGTATATATATCCAAATTTCATTTCCTTCTCGTATAGCGGATCTCCAAATAAATTGCAACATTTCTGAAACAGCAAATCCGTCTTCATCAACATCGACATTATGCGATACAAAAAAATTTTTGATACCTGTGTTCATATATCTGTTTACTGGATAAGCAATAGAAGTTTTGTGCTTATAGTTATTGCTCGCTCTCATATTTAAAGCAACAAATCCCCTTCCGTAACCTTTAGAAGATAATTTTTTCTTAAAGTCTGAAAACGTAGTCCACATATTAAATTCTGTTTTAGTCTTTCTTTTGTTTCTAAAAAAGTTTTCTATATTGTTTTTGAGTTTCTTGATAACGATATTATTTTGATTTCTGATGTACCAATTTTTTGACAAATCAAACTCCATATCCCCAATCAAATTCATTTTTTCATCTTCCAGTATGTGAATCAAAGATTTAAAATCATAGTCGATTTGTTCTTTCTCTTTACAATTGGTGGTGAAATGGTAATTAGCTTGACTTGTTCCTCCAACATAAAGGAATGTGTATGGTAAATTGTAGTAGTCATAATAATATCTTTGTATTTGTGAATTGAACATATACGTCAAAATATAAACATCTTTAAAAGCATTAAAAGACTCTATCGGCAACAACCACATCATTACTGAATCACTGTAATAAGCTAAACAACCTAATTCACATAGTCTTTTTTCTTCAGAAAACTTACCTTCATAATTATCATCAGGATTTCTCCATTTTAACAGCCCGCTTGATTCATCATAATCTACAAAATTATCTTGTAGTATTTTAAAATCTTCCTTAGATATTTCATATTTTTCTATAACATCTGTGACTTCATCCATAATTAATGTATAATTTTGGTTGCGACACAAGTCGATAGCCTCACTGTCGAATCTCCGGAAAAGAGCGTGTGTTGAAATTATGTTTTCGCCTTTAGATAAAAGATATTTTATTCCGTTAAGTTTGCTCCCCATTTTTAGAGGTTCTTTAAAATTTTTAGTAGGGCAACTTTTTGTTATTCTCTCTATCTCTTTTATATAAGGGGTTATAAATAAAAATTTTTCATCCGATTTTGCTTGATTGATATAGTTGATTGCGGCAGAAGTCTTTCCAGCTCCCATAATCATATCAACAACTTTAACATTACAATTGAATTTCAATAGCATCATCCTTTCTAAAAAAAACTATCGCCATTTTTTGCAGGAATCACTGCCGTTTGGCTTTTATATTGCGGTTTATCACCGAAGGTTCTTGAAAAAGTGTTAAATATAACTGAATAGTAGAGGTTTTGTCAATATATCTTCTTTTATCAGCACAGAAAACAAATTCACAAAAGGTGATAATTACAAAAACTTTCGTGGGAATTTCCCACATAAGTTGGACATTAGCCTTTAAGAACAAGAAATAAAAGTGATTATTTTTTTTGTTCTCAACTTCTTATGTAATCTTTGATAACTTGAAGTCTCCATCTCTCAAGTGAACCTATTGTTTCTTTTTTTGGTATTTCATTCTTTTGGATTCTGATGCCAAAGTCTCTTAACATCTGGTAGGTTTCTTCAAAACTTTCATCTGTAGGTTTAGATCTGAGATATTTTTCATGTTCTCTCATTTCTCTTAAATCTTCAGGGGATCTCTTGGCTTCAATTCTTGTAAATGCGTACATTTCTTTTTCCTCCATAAATCTTAGAATTAGTTTCTTTGATGAGTTTAAGGTCTAATTTAACTCATAGCAGATAATTTTTTATTTTATCTACTATGAGTAAATAGCTATTTTATTTTTTTGCCTTTAAAGGCAAAGAGTATTGTAGACTTCTCTCTTGTCATCTTCCTCAAGTCCACAGTATCTTATTGTTGTTTCCTGCTTAGAATGATTTAACATTCTCTGAAGAAGTGTAAGGATGTAGACATACTTGTCTTTATTCTTCATAAGAGATTGATAAACAAAAGTTTTTCTTGTAGAATGACAAGATAATGTGTAGTCTAAATCAAGAGCATTCTTTATCTCATTTAAGATATTCCAAAATGCTTGTCTGCTCATTGGTTTATCACTTTTTCCTCTAGGAGAAAAAAGATAATCTTCTCTTGAGTAAACTCCTAAACTTCTCAAATAATTAGGGATTACACTTTTAATAGAGTCGTTCAGATAGATTGTATTGGTCTTTCCTGTCTTTTTCTCGGCAAGAGTAATCTTATCCTTTAAAGAACCATCTGTATGAAGTAAATCACCTATTTTGATCTGACTTAAATCGCTTATTCTTAGGACATTGTTAATAGCCATTACAAAATAAGTGTAATACTTTATATTAGTTCCTTTGTATCTCTCCGGTCTGTTTAAGAGATATTCTTTCATTTCATCTATCTCTTCAAGACTTCTTATAGGAGAAGCTGCTGTATGGCTCTTATTAGGATTAATGAGTTCTTTCCTATGTTTACTTAGGATAAGAGTATTCTGAGTTTCCTTTTTAACGCCTAATTCCTTGAGCTGTTTGTGTAAACCATCTGTGTCAATCTTAACTACCGTATCGGTACTCTCTATAGGCTTATCACAAGTAATCATATCCAGCGTTCCTTGATACATTTGTCTTTTCTCCTTTGCTATAAATCTTATAATCGGTTTCTTTAAGCCTATTATACCACTTCTGGTATAGGTTGTCAACAGAAAAGATATAATCTTTTTTCGATTTCTATAGTTTATTTTGTACAAATTTTGTGTTCTTATTTTGGCTACTTTTTTCATTTAGATATTGTTTTGATTTTCGGATGAGATAATTTCGTCACTACGAAGCATTAAGTGTAATCCACTATAAAGATAGGTTATGTCTTGCTTATAGGTATAAAAAAAGAGCCTGTTGTTAGGCTCGAAGTGATAATATCGGCATTCTGTTGGACATAAGCCAATAAAGATTAACTTTTTATAGGCTTGAAAGAATGATTTTTGTTGATTTTCTTCTTTTTTAGAGGTTAAGTTTTATTGAGTAAATTCAATGCTTTATCGAAAAATAGTCCGAAGTGGGTTTAGATATTTCAGATTTGAGTTAAGTTAAGTTTTGTAGGGCAGAACCCTTGTTAAATGAAGATTGTTGTTTAGATGTGAATTGATTTGCTTTGAGCAGAATTTTAGAGTAGTGTAAAAGTGGATTTAGTGTGGGTGAAAGCCTATATAATGAGATGTAAATTTAAACCTGATGTGTTGAATGAACAGATAAGGGAGTTATTCACCATCCGACAGCATGTAGAAATGAGAACCTGCCCCCGTCAACCTGACATAATGCCGAAAATGTCAAGTTGACAACGGCTTAAACCCGGCGCAAACGGCGCAATTTTGAGCAGCCGAAAATGCAATATTTTCCCTGTAAATTCCTTGTAAAATGCAATTTTGACTAATGATTATTAACTTTTTTGTTCGACTAATGTGTCCAATAAACGGGACAGGTAAAAATTCAACATAACAGTGTTATGTAAATCTATTCAATATAAAAGCAAAAGAAAAACAGTGAAAATAAAAGAAAAATCGAGAAAATGCAAGTTATTTAAAAATATTTACATAAAGTACAAAGTAACTACAAAAAAGTTGCAAAATCACTATAAATTGTAACCATTTTGTAACCAAATTGTAACCTTTTGAAATGTCAAAAAATGTTATAAAACCATTGTTACACAACATAAATTATATAACGTGTACAATAAACCGTACAGCTTTACAAGTATAATGCTATAATATGTATACTTGTACTGTTTATAGTACACTTTTGAATTATACACATAGTAATAAAATCACTTTACAGCCTGTAAAATAACTTTACTTAACAAGGCTAAAACTACTTTTATAAATTTACTTAAATTATAACCGTTTTACTTAATGAAAAATTGATTATTATTTAAGCAAATTAACTATTCAAAATCAGCCAAAACAGCCCGAAATTGCTCAAAGTAAAAATATGTAAATGTTGCTATGTCAAAATCTGCAAATAGCGAATAATTGTAAATAACTGTAAATAATCGTAGTAATCTATGCGGTCATATCAAAAAACCGTATCGCAAAAATACGCTTTAAAATGCGATTTAAGCAAGGTTAAAACTCCATAGTCAAATTATACTATAGCATACTTACAAGCCACTTAAAACGCAAAATAAACGCATTTACAACGATGTTATAATCTTTTTGCCTTGCAATTTTACGGTTATGTGATATAATCAATTCAGGTGACAAATAGCAACGATTTGTTTACTTTTCGTTATTTTCTTCTTCAGGTTCTTGCTGTAAATTTATGTTATTATTTTTGCAATATTGCATTGCACGCCTTGCAAAAATTCCTATAGTTAAGCCTTGCGAATCCGCATATTTTCTTAAATTTTCTGCTAATTCTTTTCTAACTTTGCAAGCTATAAATTTCATGTTTTCTTTATCCCATTTTGCATTGCTTGCTTTTTTCTTTTCTGTTATCATAATTCACCTTTATATAATTAACAATATGTTGATTTCACTATTGGTAGCCTTGTCTTTTGTACGATATGCACAATAAACAGCACGTTACAACGTGTTATTTTGTGTAAAATGTGTATAGACAAGCACGTTTAAACGTGCTATAATATAGGTACAGTAAAGAGATAAAGACAAGCAAACAAAAGTTATCTAGTTACTGTACCGCCTGAATGGTGGTTGCTCAAACGATTATAAGTACAAGCCACATCATAAAAAGGTAAAGGTGATTAAAGCTAAACACTTACAAGCATAGCAAGCTTAGGTTCATTGACAATTAAATAAAGCTGTATCGGCTATGCGTGAACTGCCTCTAAATGATATGGCTTATACTATAACAAATAAAGGATGGGCAAAATGTTAAACATTGTAATTTTAATTACTGTTTTAACAGCGGTTATATTGTTTGATGTACCTAAAGTAATAATACATATCATTAAGCAAATTCTCAAAAAATAACCGTTTGTACCGCTTGAGCCCCCGCTTGAGCGGTACAACATCCCTTTATAGTTATTATAACCATTTAAAATGGGTTTGTCAAGTGTATTGATAGTAAGCACTATAAAAACAGACTATCACCAAAGCCCAATTGGGCAAAAATACATAAAAGGATGGTTAAAACATGATTGTTTACAAGGCATTATACATTGACGGGAAAAGGGACGTTTTCTCGTTTGAAACACAGGACGCTAGACTGCTTAAAACGCTGGGGGGTGGCGAATCTGTTATTTACCGTGGATGGTCATTTGATGGGTCAGCCTTATATACGGAAAAAAAGGGGGCGCTTTATGATTGGGATAAAGAATACGGAAAAGCTGCCCAGTATCGGATTAAATGGGATGATCCAGCTGTTAAATGGAAGGATGTTACAATATTAAAATAAACATCAAGCACTTATAAAGGATGGTAAAAAATCCCCTGATGAGTCGCTGAAAATTGCGACGAAATCCCACCATCACGGTGGGATCGGGATTATTCCCAAATTACATATAAGGATGGTTAAAAATCATGAAAACAGCAACAACAATAAAAGCAATCAAGGACAGATACAACGGTAAAATTTACAAGTGCGGATATTGCGATCTGCAAATGATCTTTAAAGGTATTGAACCCGAATTTTACAATTCGAGCGTTTACGGCTGGAATTGTGATATTTACGTTATCGGCGGGGTAGCGATTACTACAGGCTACCGCAACACTTACGGTAAAAAGATCCCGCATGAGATGATCCGCAAGTATAACGATATGATCGACAACGGTAACGATTTGAGCGAATGCCGTTATAATTTTATCCGTGAGATCAAAACGCTTTAAAAGTCGGCGCAGCGACTATAAATAGGGCTTTAGGCTGCGGGCGTTATGCCCTGAGTAATCAGGGCGTAGGTAGCCAAGATAAAAGGCTATAGCGGGCAAAAAGCACGCTAAACATACATATTTTTACAAGGGAAAATCACAATATCCCAGCCCACGTTGATTATGATTATATCTATTATCAATGGTTAGCGCAAAACTGAAACAGAAAGGAAAATAAACATATGTCATTTATAGTATTATTCATTGGATTAATTATCTATGGTATCTGGAAGAATTGCGAACCGCAGATTCCGGCAAACTACCATAACAATTGGAAACTTGAACAGGAGGATTCATGGAAAGTCAGCACGGGCGAACTGTCGCAACGGCAGTTTATGAAGAATATACAGAATGGAAAATATAGGTAACCGGATGGGGATTTTCCCCATTCACATTTTAAAAGGAACAAGATTATGAAAATAACGGAATATAGAAAAAGCCTTGAAGCCGATGGCTACAAAACAAAGCGCGTAAACGGTGAATATTTTGCTTATAAAGATGGGAAATTTTATGAATTTTTTATTGACTGGTTAGGTAATAAGGATTTTTTTGAAGTGTCATTAGATGTAATGAACCCTGAATATGCAGAGCCTATAAAAAAGGCATTTGAAAGGAAGTAAACAAGGAGAACGTTATATAATGTTCTGTCAATTTTAACCAATTACAACTGGGAGGGCTAACAAAATGAAACGCATAAAGGAATTTTTACAGAGGGATTACATATCGGAAATAGCAAGCAGTTTATGCCTTATTGCTATAGGGATAATTTATACGGTTTATTCAAGTGACGGAACGCTTTTGTTATTCGCATTGCCGACAGGGATTTTTATCTTTATAGGATCAATAAACGAGTATCGGAAACTGTATCACAGCAGCGGAACGGAAGAAACAACGGAAACAGAAACACACGGAAAACATTGTGCTTGAAAGGAGAAAAAAATAATGGAACTGAAAATTGCTTATTGCTATAATCAAAAGTTTTTGCCTACAAATAGGCATAAAAAATTAAGAGAAAGGCAGATAAAAGATACATTAAAAGTAAATATAACAGAGTTATCTTCGGATATTTTTCCTGTTGCATTTATTATACATGACCTGCAATCAGTGCAAGATGGTATGACTTCTTATGAAGATTATAAAAGTGAAAAGTGTGAATACCGTATGTTTGCAGAAGAAATCAGAACTTATAAAGGAAAGCTTTATATTCCTATTCGCATTACACATGGCGCCGCAATCAGCACGATTTTTGAGAATGAAAGTTATATAATTAACTATCTTGAAAGACAGTGTACAAAAAATTGTGATATGTATAAAAATGATGAGTTTACGGAAAAATCCATCGTAATAAAAGAAGACAAAGAAGAAGTAAAACAAATGTTAGATAACTGTTCAAAGTCTTTTATTTATTTTAACGGAAAATTTTGGGAGAATTGTGCTGAACCGATATATAATATAGAAACTTTCGGGCTTGGCAATAATCATGGAGGTACTGGATTTTTCATTAAGTATGGATATTCTAATATCACGAAAAATAATTTTAATGGGTTACAGAGAGACGATGCTATTGATTATGGAAAAGCCATTGCTGTTAGTCGAGGGGATACAAATTCTGTTAATGTCATTGGGGAGTATTCTAACATAGAAGTCATTATGCCAGAGATGGTAAAGATGCCCTTCAATAAACAACATGATAACCGAAGGGATTAGTAATTAAAAATTAATAAAAAATTATCACAGTATCGGAAAAAGATTGAAACAGTTATGGAGGATTGACAGATGAAAATAAAAATAACAAACTTGTTCACAAAAGAGGAATTGTCACTCTTGTATTCGGCTTTAAAATTAGTTGGAAATGAAATGGAAAGGGAATTGCCGATTAACATGAGATCATCATCGAGACTCGCTCAGAAGATAAGGGAAAGTATTGAAATTGATAAGGAGGATTAACTAATGACAAAGAATATTACGTTGACAACGGAAGAAATTGAGTTAATATACTCGGCTTTGCTTGTGTATGGGGACAAATTATGCGAAGCAAACAAATTACGTCTGGATTACGAAACGGAAAACGGAATAGCTAACAGAGCAAAAAAGGCGTATAATACAGCTCGTAAAATTATTGAAAGCAATACCGATAAAACGGAAGTTTGATAGGAGGAAAAACAATGACAGTAATTGAAAAATCTGTTACCCCTTTTGGAACGGAAATACAGCTTGAAGATTGGGGGGATGTATATCACGATGTTTACAAATACATGATAGGGGCATATCCTATAGCAGAAAATTCGGAAAAGTTTTCAAAAAAGGGCGAAACTTTTAGGATTAGCATTTCTGCAAATAAATATATAGGCTATACAGATGATGATGTTTTGTACGATTATGAAGCATTGAAGTCTGGCGAAAAAACACTTGCGGATCTTCGTGAACATTTTTGGAATCAAAAATCGGATTGTTACCGTTTAGGAATAGAGGAGGATTGACAATGAAACCAAAGTACATTAAGACAAGGGAGCGTGGATGGTGCTGGGTATGTCAGTATGGGAACATAATCACTACAAGCACTGTATCAGCAGAGGAATGCTACCGAAAGCATATCCGCAAACTGTGCGGATTATGTTTCAACGTTGAACAGATTGAACGGAACATAGACTTTATCAACCGTCAGGAAAGAGAAGTCGAAAGACAGTGCTATAGCTATTGACTTATTTCAAAAGTAATAGCATATTTCTTATGGAATAGGATTTTCAATCCAACAATAAAGAAAACGGTTAATTCACTTTTGTGGATTAACCGTTATTTTTATTGGATTTTGCTTGTTCAGCGAGAGTCTTAGCTCTTTCTCTGATAACAGCTTTGGAAATAGAATCGGCTGTTCTGTAATCTGTTAGAAGCTGTTGTTCATCTAATGGAATGGAATCATATCTTGTTTCGCCATCAAAGAGATAACCAACGGAGACATTGAAATATTGAGCTATTTTGTTTAATACTTCTGGTTTTGGGAGAGAACCATTCTTCCACAGGGTTACTTTAGATGTGCTTAATTGAAGAATGTTTTTCACAAACTCGGTTGGAGTTGTGTTATTGGATTTACAAAGCATATCAAATTGTTCAAAGAACACAAATATCCCACCTTTGTTTTGTTGAAGCATACAAAAAATTCCGTAAATCAGAATTGAAGTGTTGACAATTCTATAAAATAGAATTATAATAAAGACAACGGAAATCCGCAAGAATAGTTTAACACAAAAAAATCCGCTTGTCAAATGTTAAACTTTGAAAGGAAGTGAATGAAATGTAGGCAGTGGAAACAAAAAATCATCAATCGAAAAACCAAATATGAAAGGAATTACATAACATGAATGAATTAACATTTACAGAGGACAGAAACCTCAGAGACAATTGCATCAGCCATTACGAAGTGCTGGAAAGAGTAAAGAATTTATTACTTATACCGGGAATGGAATTTGCAACAATGAAACAGGTTGCCGAGTTTTATGAGGTAGAAGTAAAAGCTATAGAAAAAGTTTGTTTAAGAAACAAAGATGAACTCATTTCTGATGGAGTTGAGTTGAAAAGCTATAAAGATTTTCTAATCCGACAAGATTTCGGATTAGAAACCGTAAAAGGAAAAGTATTACTAACTCTTGAAAATGGGAATGTTTTATCAGTACCAAACAGAGGATTAAAAGTATTCCCTCGTAGAGCTATTCTCCGCATCGGAATGTTGCTCCGTGATTCTGCTGTAGCAAAAGAAGTCAGAGCACAACTTCTCAACATGGAAGAAAAGACTTCTAATGAGATCAAGACGGAAGATATTAACGAGGAGCAGAGGCTGATAACAAATGTCGGAATGGCTTTCGCAAGCGGAAACATAAATGATCTGTTAAAAGCTACAACGGAATACAATGCATTTCAGAACCGCCACATTACAAAGTTAAAAGAGGACAACAAGGCTTTGGCTGGTGACATATTGGAATGGAAGGACAGAAACAAGTTAAATGCTGGAGTAAGAAAACTTGCATCCGTTACTAAGATTTACTTTGGCAAGATGTGGAACGAATTATACAAGAACTTGCAATACAAGTATGGTATATCTCTAAAAAGAAGAGGCGACAAACCCTATATACAGCACGTTAAGCAGGGTGAATGGAAATTCGTTATAATGACATTCTCTGCGATGTGCGAAGCATACGGGCAGTCGCCAAGTGATATGTTCCAACAGGCTACACCTAAAAAGGCTTTGGAAACTAATTATTAACAAGTTTCGTTTTAGGCAATTTGATTATTCTATCAACTTTTCCTAAAACAAGACCGTTGCAGACAACGGAATCATACTTAGTAAAACGGATATTGGGGAAGTTAGGATTCACAGAAATCAATTCCCCTTTACCTCTTTCTTTTATGAATGTGTTGTCATTAACAGTAAAGATACCTACTTCACCGATATTAACATCTGGTTGCTGTTTTACAAGGACTATATCTCCCTCATCAAATTGAGGGTACATCGAATAGCCACTTATTCTAACAGCATAATCAGCCTTGTTTGTTAAAGGATTTGATTTAACGTTAATTAAAGTAAAGTTGTTTTCGTCAACATCGTTTCCGTAACCTGCGGATGCCGGGTTTTCAAATAGACGAAGTGTAATTACCGTATCAGATTCTTGGAATGCCAAGCCTCTTCTGCCTGACTCATCAGCATCGGGTACATATTCCACAATATCGGAAATGTCGCATTCCAAAGCATCGCATAATCTGCACAGAGTAGGCAGAGCGACAGAATCCCCTTTGCGAATAGATTGTATTGTTTTCGGATTTAAAGGATCAACCTTTAAATATCGCAAAGAGTTTAAACTTACATTCTTTTCGTCAAGAAGGTGGAATAATCTGTCGTATTTAATTGGCATAATAATCACCTCATCTTACCTTATTGTACCATTAAGTAACCGCAAAGTCAAGAAATTATTTGTATAAAAAGTTACACTAATTTTTTCTGTTACTTTTGTATACTTTTACTATTGATAAAAAGGTTACATTTTGGTACAATTAGCATCACAAGGTTACATTAGTAACAAGTAACAAAAATAATAGGAGGGTTACAAAATGGAACACACACTAAGTACATGTACCGTAAAAACATTTACGGAACGGCATGAGAAGCAAAAGTTAAACTTTGACTTCACCATTCAGCGTGATGAGGGGCAGTGGAATAGTGAGCAGCAGAGTTTGCTTGTTCATTCTATTCTTGTAGGCATGATCGTTCCTGCTTTGTACTTTATCAAAGAAGAAACAGATAGTGGGGAAGCATGGACAGTCATTGACGGAAAACAAAGATTATCAACTCTGATGGCATTTTACAACAATGAGTTTAAGTTATCTAAGGACACCGACAACATTACTATCGGTGGCAAGGAATACATAATAGCCGGGCTCAAATACAAAGACTTGCCTGAGATACTTCAGGAGCGTTTCACAATGTATCCTTTTGATATTGTCTATCTGAGAGGGTATACAGATGAGGAAATAGAAGAACAGTTTTATCGCTTAAATAACGGCTCTATTTTCACAAAACAGCAGAAGGCTGTAGTACAGTTAGGCACGGAACTTGCAAGCAAAATCAATGAGATTGAGAAACATCCATTCTGGGAACGTGTAAATATCAGTAAATCTCAGAGAAAGCATGGAGTTGTTAAGGAAACAATCTTAAAATGCTTAATGTTGTTAAGCGGTTATAACTATGCTCATTTTGGAGCGTGTGAAGTTGTTAAATTTGCTAAATTCTTCAGCAAAAACTATGATGATAAACAGCTTGAATATTTTGCTGACATTCTTGATAAACTTAATGATAATATCGTTGATACGGATGACAACAACAAGATACTCAAGCCTATAAACATTCCTGCTATCGTTATGAATGCAGATTTCTGTGATGAAAACGATGTATCAGATATTGATTACGAAAAATTCATCACCGATTGGTTTGAAACTGGTTGTAAAAGCAACGAATATCTTGAATGTTGTGGATCAGGCAGCACACACAAAGCAAAAGTTGAGGGAAGAGTAAAAGTAATGAATGATTTTCTCCTTAATTTTATAGGGGAATAAAGGTATAAAAGAAGGGATAATAGCATGGATTCAAAGATAATTTGGGATTTGAAAGATAGCTTAAGCCAGTACAACACGCACATTATAGATGGGGAGGTTTGTTACGGAGGATGTGTGGAAGATAATCCTATAGGAATAGGGTTTTATAGAGACCTTAAAAGGATAAAGTGGGTGATTCCTTTCAATTATGAAAAGGTTATTGAGGGTATATGTGTTAAGAAAAATGATGATGGCTCGGCTGATTATGTCATTACTTTTGATGATGACACAAGACCTATCAATATAAGAGCATACAACCGGAAGGGATTAAAAACAATTCCTATTGATGAAATAACGGGGAATGGATTGGCAACGGTTTTAACGGAAGAAATTGTCGATGATAACTTTAGTTATCTTAAAGTTAATGACAAAAATGTTGCTGTAGTAGCATTAGATTTGTTTAAACTTGTACTCGATAATGTTCAAAGAGAAAAACTGACTGAGATAATTGAGGATGCTGAAGAAAAGTCAATTATAAAGCAAATTGATGGCAATTTAACTCTTTGTTGTGTTTTCAATTTTGAAGATAATACTTTCAGATTTGAGAGATTAAATATAAAAGATTTTGCTGGGGATAGTCCTCAGAAGATAAAAATTTCACGACAGATACATAGTAACAATAAAATAAGTAACTATGCTACAAAAATAGTAAAACAAAAGAAAGAAAATGACGGAAAGATAGCCCTTATTGACGAAATAATTAAGGTACTCCCAAAGAAATGCGAAAAATATGGGATGTCTATCTCTCAGAACGAGTAAAAGCGGAAGGAGAATAATATGGCTTGTAGAACTGCTGAACCGATTGTAACTTTTGCGGAAATTAGAAAAATTAATAAAATTCTGCAAGGAGAAATTTGGATTGCAGACTTAGGTGAAAGAGATGGTAGCATCCAATGTGGAAAAAGACCTGTTATTGTTCTGCAAAATGATGTAGGTAATAAATATAGTCCCACTACCATAGTTGTACCTCTAACAAGCCAACTAAAGAATCTTTTGCCTGTGCATACCGATCTCGGTATAGAATGTGGACTCAAAAAAACAAGCACTTGTCTTATGGAACAGATTGTGACAATCAACCAGTCACAGCTTATCAATAAAATAGGCGAACTGAACGAAGATGGATATAAAGCTATCAAAAATGCCATTGTTGCATCTTTTAAAGGCATACTTTAATTGACATTTTGGATTGTTTCGTGTATAATTTTGAGTAATGACATATAAGGAAGGTATGGGTATGTATAACACAGAGGTAAAGGAACTGTATCTTAAAACTTTATCTAATTCAAAGGTAGCTAAGTGTTATCTGAATAAATTAGAACCTTTTGAGATAAATTTGGGCAAAGATTTTGGGGAATTTTCTGATAAAGAAGTAAAAGAATCTGTTTTTGAAATCATAAAAAATCTAAAAGCGGGAAATAACATCAGCGTTGTTCTCATTAATATTAAGAAGTATCTGATTTGGTATTGTGAGTTTTATAATAAAGAAACATACAACATATCAGAAATTTTTAATGAAATAAGAAAAGAAAAGAATATGAACGTCCACTATTATAAATCATTCCCAGATTTTTTTGAGGATTTGTATACAAATATGTATAACGATGTTCTAAAAAAGAATTTTTCTCAAACATTGATTAGGGAAAAGAGCCGATTGATTTTCGATAGATATAACGTTGGTTTATGCTCCGCATTACTTGCATGGTGCGGTTTGTCCAGCGATGAGATTTGCAACCTAAAAATTTCCGATGTTGATTTTAACAATGCAACAATACGTTTATCTGATAGAGAAGTTTCATTTTCTGACACTATTCAGGAGATTTTAAAGAGAACTATATATGCAAACAATTATATAGATAAAAATGGAGAATATGGGAGATATGAATCGTCTTGTTATGTACTCCGTAGACAGCAAGTAGGGCAGTCTTATAGCCATGAGATAGATTCAAATAAAATCGAATTAGAAAACCATAATAATACTCCTGTATTAAAAAATTATATCCAAAGACAAGTGTCACATATATTACCGGGATTGACTATTAGCTTAATCCGTGAGAATGGCAGTTTCGTAAGGATGTATGAAAAAATGAAACAAGAGAATGTTTTTAGAAACGGAAATTTACCAAAGCGTATAGATAACAGTGCTTATTATGAAGATTGGATATTAAAATTGCCCCGTGGCTTAAAGCAAGATACGATTCTTCGTTTTAGGCTGTTTGTACGAGATATGAACAAAAAATGCTAAAATAGCGGATTTAAATAAAAATTATAAAAGGATGGAATGTAGTAATAATTATGAGATTTCAAGATATACCAAAATTTACACCAGACGGCTCATATCAAGTAGATATACCATTGGCTTTTTTGGAACGCAATTTAGATTCATACGATAAAACTTATGGGCTTCATCTAAATCCCGACTTCCAACGAGGTAACGTTTGGTCTGAAGAACAGCAAATTAAATGGTTGGAATTTTTCTTTAGAGGGGGAAGAAGCGCAAACGTCATATACTTCAATTGTCCTGATTTTTCTGCACATAAATCGGAACTTTGTGATATACAAGGAATGTACTGTGTAGATGGTCTTCAGCGTCTTACAGCAATGAGAAGATTTCTTAAAAATGAAATCCCGATATTCGGTACATATTGTAACGAATTTGAAGATTCCAATGTGCTTTACTCTATTTCTATAAAATTCAATGTCAATTGCCTACAAACACGAAAAGAGATGCTACAGTGGTACATTGATATGAATAGTGGGGGTACAGTCCACTCAGAAGAAGAAATAGCTCGTGTCAAAAATTTGCTTTATAATTGCTAAAAAAATAGATCGAATCACTCTGTTAGCAGCAGGGTGATTTTTTTGTTGCTTTTTTTCTAAACATACAATCTTTTTTGGTTGACAAAAATCGAAATTAGGATATAATAAGAGATGTCAAAGAAACCAATTCTAAGATTTATAAAAGTGGTGATAAAATGAACAAATACAAAAGACAAGACTTAATAACTCTCAGCTTTCTTGGTTTATGTTTTGCAATTATAACATCAATCTATATAGGAAACAAAAACGAGAGTGAAAGTAACTTGAGCAGTGAAGATAGTGAATATCAGATAAATACGAATTACTATGATTGTGGCAATCCTTTTAGATTGACAGTTGTTAAGCCTAATACCGAAAGCGATTCTAAATGGGAACATAAAGAAATTGCATCTAGTGAGGGAAATCAAGAAACTACTATTATAAAAGACCCCACATCTAAATTTGAAATAGGAGAAGAATGTGAGATTCCCAATGTCCCGACTCATGTTAAGTTTTGTACAGACTATAGATCTTATGATTTATGGTACACCCCTCATTACAGACTTCAACAAGTTGCGTGGACTGATGAATATGGAATGAGAAGATACAACAATGATTATCTTGTTGCTTTGGGTAGCTACTATTCAACTGATATAGGCGATAGGTTTGAAGTTACATTAGATACTGGTAAGACTTTTACGGTTATGATGGCTGATGGCAAGTGGGATATTGATTGTGATGAAAACAATATGTACACACCAACGATTGACTACAATGGAGAATATGCTGGGAATTTGCTTGAATTTATAATGGATAAATATTCAGTTTCAAGTGAGATGTACGGATATGGGTCACTTGATTACTACGATGTTTTTAAAGGTAGTGTAATAAAGATGGTTTATCTCGGCAGAGATGATTCTGCCGATTGGGATACATACTATTAATTATTAAGGAGAATAAAAATGCTTTTTAGTGGTTTTGAATTAAAGGAGAGGCTTATTCGTTTACGAATTAAGAGCGAACTCACAACTTTCGATATTGCAGAATATCTTGGAATTGAAGAAGAAGATGTTGTAAATATAGAAAACGGTAAATCTCCTTTGTTCGCCAGTGTGGTACATGAATTATCAAACCTTTACGGTGTTTCTGTCACTCGTCTTATGAAAGATGACAACTATTTAGTAGGTGTTCCTTCTTTAAAGGATTGTAATACAAAGGACTTGAGAGACATAGCCAAGATTAATATGATTGCCTTGAATTTGGGACAGATGAAAGAATTAGCAGGTATCTTATGATAGTTTTCAGAAAAACCACAGAAACAAAAACAAACTACTTTAGCAAAGAAATTATAACGTTCAGAAAGTTACTCCTTTTTGGCATAATACCATTATTCATTTCGGTAACAAAGGAAACAAAACCGTTGTGAATTAAATAGTGAGAAATTAGGAAGGATGGTTGAAAAATGATTAAATACGAAGTGTATTCATTAGAAACAGGAGATAACATAACATCCGCAGCAGACTGGTGTATCGCACCGAATGGGAAATTGTTTCTTGAAGATAACGGTGATTTGATAACAGACGAGACAGCGATAGCTTTCGCTGTAAATTCACTCGATGCGATAAACGAAAATATATCCGTCCTACAAGATATTGCCGAAGATTTAAAAGCACATAGACGAGAAAGATATGCTGTTGGATATAATGAGGAGGAATAAAATGTCAGGGTGTGTCAAAAGAGAAATAAAAATTAGTTTTGTATGGAGACAATTGCAAACGTCGTCCTTTTTGTTTTAACAATTATCATGGGCGCGGTTTTTATATATGGGGTGTGCAGCACGAACGGTCGGAAACCTCATTGCAATGATGATTGCGACAATTGCCCATTTTCCAAGGTGTGATGATGCTTCAAGAAAGGATGTGGATAAGCGGTGATTTTTATTACAGGGGATTGCCATGCTGACTGGTCGAAGTTTTCAACAGACAGTTTCCCGGAGCAAAAAGAAATGACACGGGACGATTATGTAATCGTGTGTGGGGATTTTGGCGTATGGCACTCGGATAATACCGAAAAATGGTGGTTCAGATGGCTTTCGGAAAAGAACTTTACGTTGCTGTTTGTTGACGGCAATCACGAGAACTTCGACAGACTTTATAGCGACGAACTTGAAATCGTGGATTTCCACGGAGGTAAAGCGCACAGAATTTGTGAAAATGTTTACCATCTTATGCGAGGATATGTTTTTGAGCTGTGCGGTAAGAAATTCTTTGCGTTTGGCGGCGCAAGCAGCCACGACATTCAGGACGGAATTCTTGAGCCAAGCGATTATAAATCGACTAAAGAACTGACAAATGATTATAATAAGCGGACGCAGCGTGGAGAAATGCTGAGAATCAATCATATTTCGTGGTGGAAACAGGAAATGCCGTCGGAAGATGAAATGAAATTCGGGCTTGAAACACTCAGAAATAATGGAAATAAAGTGGATTATATCGTAAGCCACTGTTGCCCGCAAGATGTTGCTTCGCTCTTTTCACATGGTTTTTACAAGCCGGATAAACTTACAGATTATTTTAATACTGTTGCGAGAACCACCGAGTTTTCCAAATGGTTTTTCGGTCACTACCATAATAACAAGCAAATTTTAGATAAGTTCATTATGCTCTACGAGCAGATTGTAAGGGTGGTATAATGAATGTGAAGATAAGTAACGGAAGGCGAAAGGTGCAGCGTAAATGATAACATATGAAAGCATACCAGATGGATATGAGTTTTCTACAGAATTTCCAACATACATTTTAGGGTTTTGTCCTGATACGGATAGTTGGTTTGCCACTAATCAAAGATTTTTCTTTTACGAATATCCTATGGGTTTTCCAAACGAGGAGACTGCAATTGAATATTTCAAGAGGAATCCAGAAGTGTTTTATAATTTGGAAAAAGAAATGAACATATATCGCCCTTCATTTAATAATGATGGCGTTTGGTTGGAAAATACAAAGGAACTTATAATGATAAAAGATTAGTTTTATTGATTGAGAAGGAGTAAAGTATTGCATGATTATTAAAACCCAAGTATATGTATGCTCGAATTATGCAACAAGTGAATCACAAAAGATTTAGACTGCCACGCAAAAGCTGGATATAAATTAGTTTCAACAGAAATGGCGAAAAACAGATATGATGTTGATGTGATGTATCTTTTCTTTGCAGGTGAGTTTGATGAGAATAAAAGTTAAGTTGTAATGTGGCTTTATGAATTATAAATCAATTGTAAATACAAATGCGTTGTAGAAAGGGCAAAACAATATGAATAAAGAAAACATTTTATCAAAGATAAGTAAAATGTCAGAAGAAGAGCTTATAAACTTAGCTTGTAGCACTTCTGATGTTGAGATACTTAACAATTTGGCTGAAAATGAAAATTGTGAAGTTCATTGGGCGGTTGCAGAAAACGAGAACTCACCTGTTGAAATTCTCTCTGTACTTGCACAAGATGAAGATATTTATGTTCGTTGGGAAGTTGCAGGAAATAAAAACACAAGTGTTGAAACACTTGTTATGCTTGCCAGTGATAAAGAATGGTGGGTTCGTTTGGGAGTTGCGGGTAACAAAAATGCACCTGCTGATGTGCTTGCCGAGCTTGCAAAAGATGTAGATATTGACGTTCGTTATGCGGTTGCTGAAAATAGAAATACAAGTGTCGAAACACTTGTATTTCTTTCAAAAGACAACAACGAATGGGTAAGCGAAGCGGCTAATGACGCTCTTAAAGAGCGTAAAGAGAAAAGCAAAACCAGTATGGAAAGATAACTGTATGAAAGTTAAGTTTTATGGGGGAATTTATTTATGATAGTTATATTTAGACAACGTACATTCTCAAAAAGATGGAAGATACAAAAAGACTGGGATGTTGGGGTAAACCATACTACAGCAACTATTGTTGCTGATGAGAAACGCTACGTCCTTAGATCTGATAAGAAAATAACAGAATGTGAATGTTGTATCAGCTCAATTGAAAGTATGGGAATAATAGAGGGTGGAATGATTTTTATAAATAATGATGCAGACGACATAGAGGGTGGTACTTATTATAAAATCTCAAAAATAATGCGTGATACGAATTGGAGACTAATAGTCTATCTCGAAGATGAAATTAAAGAGGATTTTTCTTCAGACCAAGATAGATGGAAGTTAGAGGACAAACTTTTAAATGTTAATAAACTTGAAGAATATAAAAGAACTCATGAATACAGACACAGATTTTTTAATTTTAAGAAAGGTTGATAAGAGATTATGAACAGAAATAAAGCAACCAAAATTAATGTGGCAGACGCGTTAGCTCCCTTTTTCTCTGGCGACAAACAGTTGGACGAGGCAGTTGCAGATGCTTGCAAATTGTTTCTCAAAACGTTTGAGGACGAAACCTTTATGTGTAAAGGATGTGGGAAAATCATATTCCCGAAAGTTACAGTGAACGAACACGGAATTTTTATTGAAAGCAGTCGCGCTGAAATTAGAGGTGGCAAAGAAAATTACTGCATCGAAAGAGATGTATGTGAAGAATGTGTCAAGGAAGTAAGTGTAATTAGGTGGTGACATATATGGTCAGTGAACAGGGTTTTATGGTTTTTGTAGTTATGGGGAACATAAAAGGAGAAAGAGATGTATGGTTTTAACGGAGGTATCGAAATGACAAACTATGAACGTATAAAGTCAATGAGCATTGATGAAATGGCAGACTATTTTAACGAAATATTTGATTGTTGTAATTGTCCAAATGATATGTTTTTATGTGAAGGTAACGGCTATGTATGCACAAAGTATATTAAGCAATGGCTTGAAAGTGAGGTAGAAAAATGAATAAAAAAGTGATTTGTTAATAAAAGACGGCTTTGATATTTTAATTAAGGAGAGATAAAAATGTCAGAAATGGTATACAGCAACAGACGTATTACAGAGGTACTTCTTGAAGGGGAATATCTTGGTTACGAGTGGGTTATTGTTTCTTACGGTACACATCCATGTGCTTATGTAAAACTGCCTAATAACAGCAAGTTAATTCCTTTAGGCGAAGAAGTCCCTGTTTCTTGCCATGGTGGAATTACCTACACTTCTTCAAAAGGTTTGCCCCAGTTAAAAGTTGCCGAAAAGAACGAAGGGTGTTACATCGGTTGGGATTACGCTCATTATGGAGACCAATGTGGATTAAATTCGCTTGAATTGGGAGACTTGGGAGACAAGAGGTGGACGGTAAATGAGATACAGACAGAAATAAGAGACGTTATAATTCAGTTAATAGAGTTGGAGAATGAATAATAATCAACAGTGGCGGAATAGGTAGACGCTAGTATGGCTGTTGTAATGACAGCAATAAGTTTACTTGCAGAAACGGCATGAGAATACAGAGCGAGACAATTCAAACCTATATAAATAGGCATCAAAAAATGATGGGAACGAGATTGTTATGTGTGGTGCAAATCCACACCTGTTGATTAGCAAGTCTTATCTTTAAGCCTTTAAATGAAGGTAACTCTGGGTTTGTATGTTTTCCGTATAGAGTTTTAAAAAAAACAACAGAAAAACATACAACATGCAAAGGTAGCCCAACGGCAGAGGCAATGGACTTAAAATCCAGTCAGTGTGAGTTCAAATCTCACTCTTTGCACCAGCGGATATTTACATTCCGCTTTCTACAAGCGATAACTTGCATGAGAAGTAGACGAACCGGTTATTCTGTGATTGCAAGGTTGAAAATATCTGCTCCAATCCCTTAAATAGTTATATCTCCTGTGGGAATATGACAGCCTTGGTGTTGCGGCAACAAGGTGGGTTATACGAAATAGTATCAGGTGATATGTGCGATTGTGTAAAGAAAATAAAAAATGTCAATAATTAATTCTTGAACAACACACATATTTAGTACACTCAATCATTCTCTCCCCTATGCTTATCTGATACTATTAACATGGAGATGTAGCTCAGTCGGTAGAGCAGCAGGCTTTTAATCTGCGAGTTAAGGGTTCAAATCCCTTCATCTTCACCAGCCCGAAAGGGCAGGGACAAACTACGATGATGGTTTTCATAGGGGTGTAACTCAGCGGTTAGAGGAATTTGTGCCGTGGGTTCGAATCCCACCATCCCTAAAGGTCTTAACCTCGAGACCTTATAAATAAAGAAGGAGATACTTGCTAATACTCGTAGTCTCAGTATCTTTAAAAGCAACAGAACGAGGACTGACCAGTGATTCATGAGTTGTTGGTTGGGGTTCAGTAGTAGATCAGCCTGTATCGGCTTGGTGTACGGATACTATAAAGTATTAGCTTGACTCTATAGTGAGCAACAAGCTACATACATCAAATAAAAGACGCACACTGGAGAGTCTAGACATCCAGAGGGAGTAGATCCTGCTGCTGAATTAAATTGTCGCTATGGTGGAATGGCAGACACGGCAGACTCAAAATCTGCTGATAGCAATATCGTATCGGTTCAAGTCCGATTAGCGACACCAACGCAGATATAGTTTAATGGCAAAATGTTGGCTTCCCAAGCCGAAGTTGCGGGTTCGATTCCCGTTATCTGCTCCAAACGAAAGGATAATAAAACGGTTTCGTCATAAGAAATGCGGAAATATCTGAGTAGGGCTCTATGCTCGTACAAACCTCTTCTCTCCCTAGAAAGTTAAATAGTATGGGTAATATCAAAAACATAAAAGCCACGTTTTGTGTGGGTAGTGAGAGTGCGAAATCTAAGTGATTGAGTAGCAACATTCACCTAAGTAATTCGTAATGCACCGCCCTAGTTTTTACGGTTATTAGGGATAGTGTGTGATTTGCTACATCACACACTTACATTGGCATGTGATGAAGTGGTAACATAGCAGTCTTTGACACTGCCTATTCGAGAGTTCAAATCTCTCCGTGCCAGCCAGAGCTTAGGCAAACCTCTCCCCACCATAGGAAGTTAAACGGTACGGGCTGGAACAAAAACAAAAATCCGTGTTTTCTAATTGAGAACGGCGCATATAGCTGCCTATACTTGCAGTAACAAATATAGTCCCGTGTGATATTGTTCTCTCTGATTTTTTTTGCGGTTGTTATGGTTTAACAAACAAGTTACTGATTGTTTGTTATTTTCAACGTTCAGTTGGCACTCTGAACTTAAATAAAAGTGCCAAACATAATTGTAAGACCGCAAGAGGTTAAACAATATCCGAGAAAATAAAAAGGAGAAAATATGACAAAGTATTTAAAAATCGAAACCCCTTTTGAAAGAGCCGCTGACGGCTCAAAGAAACTTATAGAGGGAAAATTTAGAAACGAAACCGTTGAATATCTTGCAAACTCCGAGTGGATTTTTACTGAAAAAATAGACGGTACAAACATAGGGATTGTTTGGGATGGACATAAAGTTACATATCAAGGCAGAACTGAGAATGCACAGATCCCAGCTCATCTTGCAAATAAACTTGTAGAATTGTTTGGTGGAAATTCTAACGAGGAGCTTTTTGAACAGAAGTTTGGAGATCAGCCAGTGATTTTGTTTGGCGAAGGGTATGGCGTAAAGATAAACGGAGGAGGGGCATATAGACCAGATGTTTCGTTTATTCTTTTTGATGTTTATCTTCCTGCGGTCAACATATGGCTAAAGAGAGAATCAGTAGAAGATATTGCTCAGGCTTTCAATATTGATGTTGTTCCCATTATTATGAGAGGAACTATAAAACAGGCGGTTGATTATGTTAAGACAAAACCCGTATCAACAATAGGAACGGCTAAGATGGAAGGGCTAGTTGGCAGACCTGCGGTTGAGTTAAACGACCGTGTGAATAGAAGAGTTATCACGAAAATTAAGGCTGTTGACTTTGAATAAGGAGTGCGAATATGAGCGATTGGATAAGTGTGGAAGATAAACTTCCCGAAAATTTTGGAACATGGAAAGAATATTTGATAACAATACTTTACCCATGCAGTGAATATGAATATCGTGTAGTAGCAACCGCATTGTATGATAGTCGTCAAAAGATATGGCATTTAAATCCTTTTAGCGAAGAGGGTGAAGAGAAAACTGTAAATGCTTTAATCTTGCCTTGCACCGCCGAGAATGGTGAGATAAAAATAACACATTGGATGCCGTTACCAAAGCCACCGGCTGACTAAATAAAGAGGAGGTAACGATGAGAGAAAATTTATTTCATGGGAAACGGAAGGATAATGGCGAGTGGGTCGAAGGTTGTTTACTCGGAAGTGACGTAATAGTGCCGAAAGGTCAACCGTTTTATATATGCCACGATATTCTTGATTCCGCTCTTAAAGCATACGTCGTCATTCCTGAAACCGTAGGTCAGCACATAGAACGGAAGGACAAGAACGGCAAGAAGATATTTGAGGGGGATATATTACACTGCACCGCTCGGTTAGATAGTGCAAATATGGTTGTTATTTATGAGAGCGCAGAATTTCGGCTCGTTCTTTGTGAGAGATATAAAACTTACACGACAGGAATGGGGTACAAATATTTTGGTTGTTTGGATACAGAGGTTATCGGCAACGTCTACGATAATCCTGAGTTGATAGGAGGTGAAGCAAATGGCTGAGTATCTTGAAAAAGAGGCTTTTAAACTATGGGCGAAACATTTTTTGACCAATAGTTCAACACTTTTAGACGTGATAGACCGTGCAACACCCGCTGACGTTGAACCAATAATACACGGGCATTGGATATATGAATGCAGTCTGCCATCAGCATCAGAGATAAACGAGGAAACATTGCTTTGGAAATGCTCTGTTTGTGGATACACTTCTTTCAATATATCCACTAAATACTGCCCTAACTGCGGAGCAAAGATGGACGAGGATACAAAATGTTAAAACCAGCTTTATTATACAAAGAAGAAATCCAACGTGAAATTTCAAACTATATCTATAACGAAGATATGCTTTTATATACCGGAACGCTGGGGTTTTATACTCCGAATTTTGAAAATAACGATGACGGTACTTTGTATCAGTACGCAATTGTAAAAGATGAAAAAGTGATAGGATATTTTACATATCATGTCGATTGGTACGTTTCTTGTGCTAACAATTTTGGGCTATTTTCATTTGATAGAGGGAACAAAACGGTAGGAATTGACGTTTACCGTGAAATTAGAAAACTGATTCGTAGTTATAAAATACATAGAATCGAATGGCGTATGATTAGCGGAAATCCCGTTGAAAAGCACTATGATAAATTTTGTAAGAGATATAATGGTAGCAAACACATACTCAAGGACGCACTTCGAGATAAACAAGGAAATTATCATGATGATGTAATTTACGAAATTATATTGGAAGGACGATCATAACACGAATGAAACTAATTAAGTACATAGACCGTGATAAAGTTCTTAGAATGATAAACTCTCACAAAAAAATCGAATTAGAAAATGAAGATGTGATGTTTAATATAGCTCTTGAAATTGTTGAGAAGGATATAAAAGAAATGCCTGTTTATGAAGACGGAGGGCGGTAATCTAATGAGTGTGAATGAAGAATTAATACGACTTGTTCAAGAAAATCCAGAATTGCCTATAGTTCCTGTAGTACATATTGAAAACGGCTGTGATGATTATAGTTCGTTTTATGGTAGGTTTGATTCGGTGGACATAGGAAAATATGCAAAGTGGAATGGACAAATTTATACTGATGTGGATATGTTCAAAGAGGATTTTTTACGGCAAAATGGAAATGAATTATATGCAATGTATAAAGATGACGATTCAGTAAATTTGTGCTTGCAGAGAATTGCAAGCAGTTATTTTAAAAAGGCTATTCTGTTGTACATAGATGTGTAAAAAATAAAACAAGTCTTTTATCGGAAAGAAAATGAATCTGGCAGAGAGATTTTCCAAAGAAGAAATATGAAAAATATATTTTGATTTTTGATGAGGTGATTTTACTATGACAACAAAAAAAGTGTATGTTGCTTGTGACGGAATAGAGTTCTATGACGAAGATAAATGCAGAAAATATGAAGATGAATTAGATAATTTGCAAGTTCCAAATCTAATTAAAGCACTAAAAGTTATAGCGTCAAATAAAGCTATCTTTTCGTCATATACCTGTGATAGATGTCCACTTATGTCAATTTGTGATTCGTGTTTTAACGAACGTCCCCCTTGCTATTGGCACGAAAATAATATATTGAAATTAGGAAATTAAAGGAGATTTAAAAATGGAACATATTTTACAATTTGGCATCAATATTGATGACGATATGATAAAGAAAACTGTTGTAACTACAGCGTCACAGCAAATCGTAAACAGTATAAGAAACGATATTATGAAACAGCTAACCGGCAATAAAAAGCCAACAGAATGGGAATACACAAACAAATTAAAAAATCTGGTAGAGGAGTGTTCTGAGACTTTTATCAAAGAATATAAGGACGAAATAATAGAGAAAACTTCGGACAAGCTAGCAGAGAGATTAATAAAAACAAAAGCAATAAAGGATATGGTAAATAAAGCCGTGTCCGACTTAATGAATTGAGGCGGTTATATGACAACAAAGTATATTGCCTATGATGGTAAAGAATTTGACAACCCCTCAAATTGCAAAAAATACGAGAGATATTCTCTAAAGGCAAATGCGGGTGATGCGTTTAAATCTATTAAATTGAAATTAATGATAAGTACGCAGAAAAGAGGGGATACAGAATGAAAACAATAGTAATTAACTTATTCGGAGAACCTTCAGCAGGAAAAAGCACTTGTGCAATGGATATTACTGCTAAACTGAAAAGGAACGGAATAACGGCTGAGTATATTTCAGAGTTTGCCAAAGACAAGGTGTGGGAAAACGATAGCGAAGTTTTTAGACATCAAGAATACATATTTGGCAAGCAGTCGTTTAAGATGGGCAGAGTAAAAGATAAAGTGCAAGTTATGGTTGTCGATTCTCCGTTGATATTATCGGCGGTGTATGATAAACAACTTGGAGAAAATTTTCGTGCCACGGTGTTGGATATTTTTAACTCTTATAATAACAAGAATTTCTTTTTAGTAAGAAATCACCCATACGAAAATGAAGGGCGACTACACAACGAGCAAGAGGCATCTCTTATAAAACAGGAAATTCTCGACAAATTGAATGAATATCATATCGGTTATGATATTGTAATTTCAAGCGAAGAAACGTGTAACAAAATTGTCGATGACGTCATTAAGGAGGTAAAATGAACAGTAAGGGACATTTTATAATTAGTTTATCAAAGTCTGTAATACGGATAGTTGGTGGCTGTGTGGCACTTGTTGTAGGTAATGTCTTGCCTTTAGCTCTCGGCATAATAATAGCCGAGATAGGTGGCATTTTAGAGGAAGTAGTTGACAAGCGATAAAATGTTAGTTTTATAGGGGGCGATTTTTGATTGTGTATTACAACTTTTATATATTTTTAGTGACAACTACATCAGAGTTGAGGTGAAAGAATGAAAGTTTATAAAGAAAATAGTTTTTTGATATTTGATTTTGAAGATGGAAAAACTGTTAAATACGATTTTGCTACAAAAAAGTCGTATGGTTTTTCCGGGAAGGAAGTTAATGGACTTCAGAATCAGCTAAGAAATATTAGTTTTAGTCAAATTAAAGAGTCTTGTACAGATGAAAATTACGCAAATTTTCTTGAGTTCGTAAAAAGGAAAGAAACGTATTATATATATAACATAGGTACTATCTTAAATCGAGTTTCAAAATATTCAAGATTTGAGCAAATATTCTCGGCAGGAATAAAAGATGTAGACTCACGGTTTAAATACAGAATAGGGGATATACCTTGCGCTTTACGCAAGCTTTGTATTAACAAAGATTTTAAAATTTCTAATTTTGTGGTTGAATCCTATATACAAAACCCAGATGCTATGTTTTTAGTTTCAAATTTATCTTATATGAGTTTGGACAATCGAAAGCTGTATAGTATCTTGTTTTACCCTTATTATAGATATGATAGCGAAGAAAAATCAAATTTTAATATTTTAACCAAGCAAATGGGATATTCTGCAAAACCATTACTTCAGTACATAGATCAGTTAGTAACATTTGAGGCGATTGATGATGTTGAGTTTATTATGAGAGAATTGCTGGATTATGCAAAAATGATGAATGCAATTAGCAATAAATTTGACAAATATCCAAAACATTTTTTAACAACATTTAAAATTGCAACTAGAAACTATAATCGTTTAAAGAAAAAGTTTCCCGAAGAATTGTTTAAAAACAGAATTGACGAATCCTTGGAGATGTCTTATAAGAATTATATGTTTATATATCCTCGTTGTGTTGATGATATAAAAGATGAGGCAGTTCAGCAGAATAACTGTGTAGCTTCGTATATTGACAGAGTTCTCGATGGGAAATGCCATATTTTATTTTTAAGAAATAAAGACTCTATCGACAAGAGTCTTGTTACTCTTGAGGTGCAACATAATGAAATTGTACAAGCAAGGCGTAAATTCAATTATGCGGTCTCTGCGGAAGAACAGGAAGCTATTGATGAATGGAACAAAAGGCATAGTGCATAGGAGGTATAAATGGCTTATATAAAAAGAGCTGGTGGACTTATATCACGGAAAGAACTTTTAGATGATATACACCATTCCGTTAGATTTACTTGTAAGACAGGGGACTTCAAAGAGATAAGAGGTGCTGAAAAAATTATAGACAGAATAAAGGCTGCTCCAGAAATGGACATAGAGAGAGCGTTAAACAATGCTATAGTGTCAGCGGAAATGGAAGGGTTTGAGCTTTCCGAAAAGGACAGAGAATTGTTGCTCAAACTTTTAAAGAAAGAATTGGGGCTTGATGAGGTTATTGAGATTAAAAACAAGGAGTTTAAAAATGGGTAAAGAAATCTCGATTCAGTGGATGTGCAAACCAAATATCTATGACGGTGATGTATCCACCATTATTAAATATCTAATGACTAATGCAGAAGACGAAGATGAGTTCAACACCGATTGTGAGTACGAAATCAAGATTGCTTGGCAAATATTCTCTAATAGAATGTGTCGAGGTAATTCGTGGGTAGACGTTACTGAACATAATCTGTATAGATTTGCGAAATGGCTAATGACACATTATAGAGAATCGAACGGTAAGTGCGTAATTGAATGGTGACAGGAATGCAATAAGTAAACTAACCATAGAAGAAATGGCAGAACGTATTGAGATGTTCAAAAAGGTGTTTAGAAACGGAAAGGAAAAAGAAATGAGTAATATAGTACAGGTAAGATTTTTACAAGATCAGGCTAAGAAGAGATATACATTTAACGTACCTTGTAATGAGAAAATTCGCAAGGGAGATGTGGTACGGATAAGAAATAAGAATGATAGTGAGATGATTGCCATAGCAGAAACCGATAGCGAGATGCTTAGTGAGAATGCTATTGATATGATTATGGGTGGCAAGGAGGTTATAAGCTGGGTTATCGGAAAGTACAAGTACGATGAGTTTCTCAATCTCAACATAACTACAGAAACCATAACTATTAGCAACAACTAATTTTAGCTAAATACAACCAAACGTTATTTTAATCAGCAGTTGCAAATGCCGATAGAAAGACAAAAAATTAACATATAAGAAAGGAACAAAAACAAGAAAACCGGTTTAATCAGTATGTACATACCTTGTGAATACGAAAAATGGCAGATACAAATAAAAAGAACGATTTATTGGTGTATTCTGAAATAACAGACCTACTCCAAAACACTCCAAACAACATAATAATAACAGACAATCTAATAAGAGCTTGGCACATAATAAACAATCCGATTTATGAAAGAATATGTTGTTCTGTATCAGGCGGTGCTGATAGCGATGTGATGGTAGATATTTGTACCAAGTGCGATATTGATAAGAAAATAGACTATGTGTGGTTTGACACAGGGTTAGAATACCAAGCAACAAAAGATCACCTTGATTTTTTGGAATGTAAATATGATATAAAAATCATAAAATACAAGGCAGAAAAGCCAATCCCAATAAGTTGTAAAACGTATGGACAACCATTTTTATCTAAGCAAGTTAGCAACTATATACATAGGCTACAGAATCATGATTTTCAATGGGAAGATGACACCTATGATAAACTGTTAAAAAAATATCCTAATTGTAAAGCGGCTCTTAAATGGTGGTGCAGTCAGAAAGGTAGCGATAGTAGATTTAACATTAGTCAAAACAAGTGGTTAAAAGAGTTTATGGTAATAAATCCACCTATATTCAAAATATCAGATAAGTGTTGCCACTATGCTAAGAAATCAGTGGCTCATAAACTTATTAATAATGGGAATTATCAATTAAATATTGTTGGTGTGAGAAAAGCAGAAGGAGGAACGAGAGCGACAGCTTACAAAAGTTGTTTCGACGATGGCAATAATGTTGGTTATGCAAATTACAGACCATTGTTCTGGTATAAAAATTCTGATAAGGTTGATTACGAAAACTTTTATGACATTTCTCACAGCAAATGCTACTCTGAATACGGACTAAAACGCACAGGATGTGCAGGATGCCCATTTGGAAGAGATTTTGAGCAAGAACTTGAAGTCATTGAAAAGTATGAGCCGAAATTATATAAGGCGGTCACAACAATTTTCAAGGATAGCTACGAATATACAAGAAAGTATAGAGAATTTTGTAAAAAGATGAATAAAGAAGAAGGGGGTGTATAAGAATGAACGTTTTAATAGCGAATCCAATAGAAGATGCTGTAGAGAGATGTATAACGAGTCCGGGATACAGGGTTGGGATTATAGTATCCAGTAAAGAAGAGAAGTATTCGGTAGAAAACACAGTGGGGAAAGCAGTGTTTTCTGCTTGCTTTAAAAAGACAGATAATAAACATCAACTTACGAGATTTCGTAAAAGCGAAAGTGGATTCACTTGCGAATTTATCAACGGAGGTAGTACAATAGACTGTATTATTTTAGAAAACAATGACACGGTTAGAGGGCGAAGGTACAATATGCTCATATCAACAAACGATTTTGACAAAAGAACAAAGGTAATGATTTGTCCATACATAACACACGGCGGAGCAGAATCGTTTGACACAGCGACCGACATAGAAAAGTGGCTTAGAGAGGAGTTTGAAAATATGTATAAATGTGTAAATCCAAAATGTGACTGGACAGGCTACTGGTGCGACTTAGAAGAAAAGAAAACATATGCTGGCGAATATCAAGGATATGACGTGTATCTATCAAGTAAGGTGTGTCCACGTTGCCATCAGGAAGTGAATATAATTACGTTTGGATGGGGGAAGAATAATGAATGCTAATATTTCTTTTTTTTACAAAATCAAAAGATGGAAATGGGTTCAATAAAATCTCTACAATGATCGGGAAACTTTTATTTTTGCACTATGATATTAATAGCAATTGTGGGGATGGCAACATCTCCATAGGAATCGAAGATTCTTGCACAAAATCTGAAATTCAGATAGACGGATTTATTGACAATAAAAGAAGTTTTGCTAATGTAGCAAAAGATAAAGATTGGATTTCTGTCAATATTTTTATTGACGATAAAAATTCATAAGAATCAAAGTTTTTTATTTGACTTTTTCTAAAAGCGTGTTATTATATGTTGTGCAAAGAAACCAATTCTAAGATTTATAAGTACATCGGTGGTGTGTACTTGTAATAGGAAAAGCCACTTTTATATAGATTCAAATTCTTTATTCCAGTCTGAAAAGGCTGTTTATATAGATAAAATATTTGTTTTATTGAAAGGATGATTAAATGGCAAATTTATTTCAGAAGGCGAAAAGAGAGCAGGTATGGCTCAAGGTTCTTCTCAGTGGGGCTTCTGGTAGTGGTAAGAGCTACAGTGCTTTAAAGTTAGCAACAGGAATTGCAAAGAAGTGTAATAGTGCGATTGCATATATAGGTACTGAAGGTTCAAGAAATAAGTATTACGCAAACGAGTTTGACTACGATTTGCTTGAATTAGAAGAACCATTCGAGTGCGAAAAATATATGCAGGCTATTGAATCTGCGGTCGATGCTGGGTACAAGGTGTTAATTATTGATTCTATGTCTCACGAATGGAAGTGGTTAAATGATGTTCACGATAAGATGCCGGGTAACAGTTTTACTAATTGGGGGCGTCTGAAACCCCGTCATCATAAGTTTATGGACAAGGTTCTGACAAGTCCTATTCATATTATTGCAACGGCAAGAGGTAAAGATGATTGGGTTCTCGAAGAAAAGAACGGTAAGCAAATACCGAAAAAGGTTGGTATGGGACAGCAGCAGGATAAAGATATTTCTTATGAATACACCGTTTCACTTATGATTGAACAGGATAGCCACATAGCTTCGGCAGATAAGGACAACACTCATTTATTCGATGGTAGATTTGAGGTTCTCACAGAAAAAGACGGAGTAAATTTATACAATTGGGCTAATCAGGGGGAAGCCCCAGTCGCAAAAATAGAATCTCCTAAGTACGAATCAGCTACATATTCATCTGAAGACGAATTAAAGTCTATCAAGAAGGAAATTGTTTCGGTATGCACACAGCTTGGTGGGCAGAAGAACGAAACGCTTATGACAACATTGAAGTCTTTCGTTGCCAATGGCAATCCCAATGCAATAAAGGATATTGAAAAGGCTAAGAAGTGTTTAGAAGCTATTAAGAATATTGAAACCAACTAAGGAGGATAAAAATGAACAAGTGTATTTTAATGGGTAGGCTTACAAAGGATGCTGAAATAAGAGAAGCTGGCAGCACAACGGTGGTGAGGTTTACTCTTGCTGTTGACAGAAGATTTGCAAAAGAAAATGCAAAGCAGACGGCAGATTTTATTAGCTGTGTTGCCTTTGGTAAGACTGCTGAATTTATCGGTAAGTATGGATTAAAGGGTACGAAGTTTGTTGTTGAAGGATATATTCAGACAGGTAGTTATACAAACAACAATGGTGATACGGTTTATACAACAGATGTTGCTGTTGAAAATGTGGAGTTTGCAGAAAGCAAGAAAACTTCAGATAGTAACAGTTCATCAGTAACTTCGGCAGATAAGGGATCGGTTGCACATTCAGAAAGTTCTGTAGTAAGTGCAGACGATGACGATGACTTTCCGTTTGCTTAATGGACAAGATTAAAGAAGAAAAAGATTACGTTTGTGCTTATAAATATTGTTTACATCACGGTGAAAGAGTCAAAGACTCCGAAGCCGTGATTTTAAACAAAAGGCGTTATCATTGGGATTGTGCAGGAATGAAACAAGAAATCTTAAAATGCGTTGATTTATATATGACAATTTGTGAAGATAAAACTAAATTTCCAATGGTGTGCAAGGTTATAAATACATTGGTATTTAAGCACAGAGTTCCAATTGATTTTGTAGAATCAAAGTTAGAAAACTGTTTAAGCTATTACGATGGCAGACCGGTACAGGCTTTGTATGGGTTAAGGAGACTATTTTGGGAATTTGAGTTTAATAAAAAGTAGGTGATTTATTGCTAAAAGAAATTATTGAGAAAGCAAAAGCGAAACTTGGTGATGAAAATGCCCTTTTAATGGCAGAATTACTTGAGTTAGATAGCTTCGATGAAAAGAATTTGAAATCTTGTTGTCCTTATCATAATGAAGATACACCGAGCTTTATCTATAATCCCAAAAAGTATTCATACCATTGTTTCGGTTGCAATCGTACTGTAGATCTTATAGATGTCCTTGTAGAAAAAGGTAAAACTTTTGTTGATGCTGTAAAGATACTCTGCGATAAGGCAAATATAGAGTTTTCTTGTCCAGAACAACACGTCAAGACCTTACATGGTTACAAATACCCACACGAAGAATCTCGTGATAACGATATGAGTAAAGTTTATGACTATCTTGGCAAACGTGGAATTAGTAAAGCAACAATAGATTACCTTGATATTCGTTCTGATAGTAACGGCAATATTGCTTTTCATTCATATGATCAGTTTGACACTCTAACGGTTGTCAACTATCGAAAACCGTTTAAAGCAAAAGAAAATAAGTGTTGGTTTCAGAAAGATGCTGACACCGCTGATATTCTTTTTAATATGAACAGAGTAAATACAACAAAGCCGTTGGTTATTACTGAAGGGCAGATTGATTGTGCAAGTGTAATTGAAGCAGGGTATTTAAACTGCGTTTCTGTTTTAAAAGGTTCTCAGGGTATGGGGTGGATAGAGAATCTATGGGATTGGCTAAAACAGTTTGACTCAATTATAGTTTTTAGCGATGGCGACAGAGCTGGTCTTAAAATGAGAAGTGAACTTATCAACCGTTTAGGTGCCATGAAGTGCAAATATGTTGAAGTCCCATCTGAGTTAGAGTATAAAAATACCGGTAAGATTTATCCCGTAAAAGATGCGAATGAGATACTCCAATGTAAAGGTAAAGAATATTTGCTTGAACTTATAAATACTGCTAAAGATATTCCAATTACTTCGGTTGCAAAACTCTCCGAAATCAAAGAACTTAATCCTACAGAAATGGATGGTTTTGAATCAGGTATAAGAGAACTTGATAAAGAACTGATGAAAATTTTTACAGGAGGAGTAACACTCCTAACAGGACTTCCGAGTGCTGGTAAAACAACATTCCTTAATCAGATTGTTTTAATGGCAATGGATAACGGTTACAAGACATTCTTGTTTTCGAGAGAACTTCTAAATGGCATGAGTAAAGGGTGGTTTACGCAAGTAGCAGCAGGAAGAAGAAATATGCACTCGATTAGGCTTGCTAATGGCAACGATTTTTACATAGTGAATGACGATGCAAAAAAGAATATAACTCAGCATTATGACGATTCATTCTTTATCTACAAAGATGAGGAAGAAAACAGTGAGGACAAGCTATTTGAGAGTATGGAGTTATGTGCTACTAAAAAAGGATTAAGACTTTTTATAATAGACAACCTAATGACCGTCCAACTTCACGCCGATACTGCTGATACAAATAAAGCACAAACCGATTTTATGAATAGGCTTATTAAGTTTTCAATGGCATATGATGTTGCGGTTGTATGTATAGCCCATCCAAGAAAGATACAAGGTGGGGCAGATATAGGGCTGTTTGATGTTGCCGGTAGTCAGAATATTGTAAACCTTGCTACGAGAACAATTGGTTTAAAACGAGTAAAAGAATCTGACAAAGAAAATGTATCAAACAAATATTATGGATTTGATGTAATTATTACTATCATAAAAGACCGTATATTTGGTTCAACAAAAGAAATCCCTGTATTCTACGACACTATAGACAGACGGTTTTACTCAAATTACGAAGAATATGATCGTGTTTACGGTTGGGATAAAACCGTTTATACAACGCTTTTGCCATATGTAGAAAAGAATAGAAAGGAAGTGTTCCCTGATGAATAACGAATATGAATTTATATTAAGCACAATGACTTGGAGCTTTTCAAGGCTTAATTCTTTCTATAATTGCCCTTATGAGTGGAAATTAAGATATATTGATTGCAATGATGCGGAAAATGGTTTCTTTGGGGAATACGGTTCTTTTTTACATAAAATCCTTGAAAAATATCTCAAAGAGGAACTATCAATTTTTGAATTGAGTAGCTATTATGAGGAACATTTTAATGAGAATATTCCTCATGATGCTCCTCCTAATAAGTATGTTGATATGAAACAGTCTTATTATGACAATGGGCTTGATTATCTTGATAACATAGATTTGGATGTCGATAAATATGAGATTTTAGGTGTCGAAAAGAAGGTTGAATTTACTATAGCCAATAAGAAATTTGTTGGCTATATTGATCTTTTAGTAAAGGATAAGGCTACTGGCGAAATTATTATAATAGACCACAAATCTGCAAGTATGAAAGTATTAAAAAATGGGCAAGTAAGTAGAAAGGATCAAGAACACTTTTTATCATTTAAAAGACAGCTTTATCTTTATTCTATCCCTATTATAAAGGAGTATGGGTCAGTATCTAAACTAAGTTGGAATTTATTTAAAGAAAGAGATTGGCTAACTATTCCATTCGATGAGAAAGAATACAATGAATCAATTGATTGGGCTGAAACTACTTTAAAAATGATTGAAAATGAAGAACATTGGTGTCCAAATCCCGATTTTTATTATTGCAATTATTTATGCGGTCAGCGTAATCACGCTTGTGAATATAAGCCACAGCCTATAACCAAAGAATTGGCAGAAGAAAAAGTATATGATCCCGAAACTGACTCTTATGTTTGATGAGGTGAGAAATGCAAAATTATCACAAACACACATCTTTTAGTAACGTTCTTGTAACCGATTGCACAGCTTCTTATGAAGAATATGTCAATAGGGCAATTGAGTTAGGACAGAATGTTATTTCGAGCGTTGAACACGGCTATCAAGGTAACTATTACATACCTTATGAACTGGTGCAAAAGCACAACGATTCACTTTACAAGAAATTAGAACAAGGGGAAATTACTGAGGAAGAATACAAAAAAAAGAAACTCAAATTTATTTTCGGAGCTGAAGCCTATTGGGTAAAAGACCGTTTATTAGAAAATCCCAAGATTGATAAAAAGACAGGCAAAGAAATGCCCGGCGAAACCGTTAAGGATAGAACAAATTGCCATATAATCTTACTCGCAAAAAACGAAGAAGGAAGAAGAGATATTAACGAAATTCTTTCAATTGCCAGTATAGATGGCTTTTACGGACAGCCGAGAATAGATATTGATTTACTTTTAAGAATTAAACCTGAGAATGTTGTTGTAACAACTGCTTGCTTGAAATATTGGGTATACGAGAATATAGAAGAAATCACAGAGAAACTTCATAATCATTTTGGAGATAACTTTTTCCTTGAAATTCAGTATCATAATACTTCATTACAAAAGCAGATAAATCAAAGAATATTGAAACTCTCAAAGCAGATGGGAATTAGGTTGATCTTCGGATATGATAGTCATTACATTTATCCTAATCAGTATGTAGAACGTGATAATTACCTCGATGGCAGAGGTATTATCTATGACGATGACGAAAAGGGTTGGTATATGGATTACCCCGATGAGCAAGAAGTAAGAAAAAGACTTTTTGAACAAGGGGTGTTATCTGAATCTGAGATTGATGAATGTATAAAAAATACAGATATTCTTCTTGATTTTGAAGATATTATTCTTGACAAAAAAGTCAAGTTGCCGAAAAACTACCGTTTTAACGGTGAGTGGATAGGTAACAAATCTCAAGAATGGAGAGACGAAACTCTTAAAAATCTTGTTTATGCCAAATGGAAAGAACAAAAGAAAAATGTTGACTCATCAATGTATGAAGAATACGAAAAGGGAATAGCCTATGAACTCGATGCCATTATCGGCACAAAAATGACAGATTATTTTTTGATTGACTATGAAATCGTTAGAATAGGCTTAGAAAATGGCGGTGTAATCACAAAAACGGGTAGAGGCAGTGGTGTAAGTTATTATGTGAACTCCCTGTTAGGTTTTAGTAACATTGATAGGTTTATAGCACCTGTAAAATTATACCCAGATAGGTTTATGTCAAAGACAAGAATCCTAAAAACCGTTAGTTTGCCTGACCTTGACCTTAATCTCGGAACGGTTGAAATTTTTGCCGAAGCACAAAAAGAAGTTATGGGAGAAGGGCATTCTTACCCTATGATTTCATATAAGCCTTTGCAAGTATCGTCAGCTTTTAAACTTTATGCTAAATCACAAGGACTTGATTTTGATGTTTCTAATGAGATTACTCAGCAGATCAAAGATTACGAAAAAGCATTGAAACACGCAGAAGATGATGCCAAAGATAGCATTGATTTATACGATTTTGTAGATAAAAAGTACAAAGAGTATATTGATAAAAGTAAAAAATTCAGAGGCATTACTAACTCAAAATCACAAGCTCCGTGTGGGTATCTTATTTACGATGGGGACATTAAGCGTGAAATTGGACTTATTCGTTGTAAATCAGAAGCAACAAAAAAAGAGGTTATAACTACCGTTATTGATGGCATTGTGGCAGAAAACTATAAGTTTGTTAAGAATGATCTTCTCAAAGTTGATATATGGCTTACGATTAACAACATTTTCAAAGAAGCGAATACAATAACCCCTACCGTTCCAGAAATGGATAAATTGATAGATAATGATGAAGAAACTTGGAAAGTGTATTCAAGTGGTTACACATTGGGTATAAATCAGTGTGAATCAGATTTTGGAGTTCAGTGCTGTAAAAAATATAGCCCTAAAAATATGATGGAACTCACTTCTTTGGTTGCTGCTTTACGACCGGGCTTTAAAACCCAGTTAGAAAATTTCCTTCAGAGAAAGCCTTATACTACAGGAGTAAAAGAACTTGACAATCTGTTAAAAGACTCTTTTCACTATCTGATGTATCAAGAGTCGATAATGACATATTTAGGTTGGCTTGGCATTGAACAAACAGAAACTTACGCAATTATCAAAAAGATAAGCAAGAAAAAGTTTAAAGAAAAAGAACTTGCCGAATTGAAGCAAAGGTTGTTACAAGGATGGATAAAGAACGTAGGAAAACCCGATGGTTTTGAAAAGACTTGGGATATTATCGAAGCTGCATCAAAGTATTCCTTTAACGCTTCACATGCTTTAAGCTATGCTTATGATTCGGTTTATGGGGCTTACACTAAGGCTCATTATCCTTATGAATTTTACTCGGTTATGATGCAACATTATTCAGATAAAGGCAACAAGGATAAAGTATCAGCCTTTAAAAAGGAGATGCTCGAATATTCAGGAATTAAGGTGGGTACATACAAATTCGGGTTAGATAACAGAAAATTTAGCATCGACAAGAAAACCCGATGTATCAACCCGTCTTTATCATCAATCAAAAATTTTTCTTTATCTGTTGCAGAGTCTCTTTATCAATTAGGTCTTAATAACTACCCTAATTTTTGTAGTTTGCTTGTAGCATTAAAAGAGAATGGTATATCCGAAAGCCGTATCCAAGATTTGATAAAGATTGATTATTTCTGCGATTATGGTGATATGAAACTGTTATCTAAATATCTTGAGATATTCTTAATTTTCTATAAGAACAAAAAAGATGGATTTGCGAAGCAGATAAAAAAAGATAAGGCTTTTTCGCTAAACATTGATTTTGATATTATCCGCAAGTATTGTGAAAAAGAAACCGTAAAGACTTTTATGGGTATAGATTCAAAAGCGATTATAGAGGATCTATCTTCTCTTATAACAAGCAAATCTACTTTAAAAGAGAGATTACAGAGACGGTTTGAAGTTCTTGACTATATGGATGTAATAGACAAAAAGTATTCTGGGTACTGTTTTGTTACAGACTTGAATGTTGATTACTCACCAAAATTAAGCCTTTATGCTCTTGCTAACGGCAACACTATTCCTGTGAAAATTAGCAAGAAGATATTTAAGGACAAGCCTCTAAAGAGAGGAGATATTATAAAGGTATTGAACCATGATAGACAATCAAAAAAGAAAAAAGTCAATGATAAATGGGTTGATTCCGAAGAAAAGGAATGGTGGATTACCGATTATAAAATCTGCTGATAATTAAATAACGAAAGGAGTGAAGAGTTTGTGTACACGATAAAGCTGGCTTTACTCTTAGTAGAATATGAAAAATCCATATATAAAAAGTCCACTAAATTATGTTGGTGGCAAGTTTAAATTATTACCTGAAATTATCCCTTTATTCCCTACAAGTATAAACACATTTGTTGATTTATTTGGTGGTGGGGGTAATTTGAGTGTTAATGTCTGCTCTGAAAGAGTGGTCTACAATGACATTTGTGAACCGGTTGTGGAACTTCTGCAATTCCTAAAGGAAAATTCCATTGAGTATTCTTTACAGTACATAGACACACTTGTATCAGAATATCAGTTGTCAAAAGAAAATCAGAAAGGATATTTACAACTTAGAAACTATTATAATAGAGAGAATAAGCATCCGTTAGTGTTTTATACTATGATTTGTTATGCTTTTAACAATCAGATTAGATTTAACAAGAATGGCGATTTTAATATGCCGTTTGGTAAAGATAGAAGCAGTTTCAACCCTGTGTTGCGTGAAAAATTTATCACCTTTTGTAACAGACTATCGACATTAAATATAAAATTCAGCAACCATTCATTTACAGATTTACGATTAGATAAGTTATCCCAAACAGATTTTATCTATGCAGACCCCCCGTATTTTTCTTCTGTAGCTTCCTACAACGAACAGAATGGTTGGACTGAGGTGGACGAAAAGAATTTGCTGACACTATTAGATGTCGCAGATAAAAGGGGCATTCGTTTTGCTCTTTCTAATAACCTCAAATATGATAACACTATTTTAAAGGAATGGCTACAGAAGTACAAGGTTCACTATTTACAAAGAAATTATAGTAATTGTAATTATCACAAAATAGATCGTAGCAAAGACTGTGAAGTACTTATCACAAACTATTAAAACATACAATGTTTTTTGTTTGACAAATCGTTACGAAGTGGTATAATACAGGTGTTAAAGAAACCAATTCTAAGATTTATAAAATTCAGAAAGGACGAAAAAATGAATTTAAAAGAGGCATTTCGCTATCAGAAGTTTTTAAATAAGTTGTCCGAAGATGCTATTTGCTCTATTACAAATAGGGAAAATTGTTTAAGGAAAACAAAAGCTCATAAGCGTTCATCAGTTAAGCCAGATGCAGATGATTATGTTGAAATAATAGACAATGAAAATCCTTTTACTGTTGACGATTTAATTGCTTTTATGAAAGAACTGGCTATTGAAAAAGAGTGTTTGACTTGCCAGATTAACATTGCAAAAAACTCTTGTGATTTTGACATAGACTCTTTGATTGAATCAAATAAAATCAATCAGAATATGTGTAAGGCAATAAAGACAGCTTTAAGTATAATACCCTTTAGCTACACAGAAAAAGCTAAAGACTACAAATTCGACATTAACGGTACTCAGATACCTTATTACTATGATGTCGAAATTGATGAAGAGAGAACTTTTGATGGTAATAAAGCAAAGGTAATTATGAAGAATGCCATTGCTAACTGTGAAGAAAGATCCAAGGTTATTGAAAGGATGATGATAAATACAGAAGTCAATTATTCAGCAACATATGATGTCAACGATGGTTTTGATGATATTGTAGTTGATTTCATCATTAGACACAAGAACGAACTTTCCGAAGTTGATGATGTAGACAAGTAAAACACAAGGGCTTCGGCTCTTTATTCAGGGCAAAAGTTTGAATGAAAGTTAATCAACCAATTAGGTTCACTAACCTATCAAATTTACTACATAATAAGTTTATGAAATACTTTTGTATAGAAATTTCAGTTATACAACTAATCATTCACTCTAAGCATTAACTCAAAATTCACCATTACACTATTTCCCGAAATTCGTCATCTATAATCTGGGCATTAAACATAAAACAACATCAAACACTATTACATTTTATATCCCAGAGTTCTTAGACATCCTTGCCTTTTGGCAAACTATAAAGCAGTTATTGTAACACTGATAAATAACCTTCCTTTGCATGTATGTTTTTTGGTGTTTCTCCTTTGATATAAAATTCAGTGCGAATATTAACTGCTAACAACGAAATTTGGTTAATGAAATTTAGATTTTTGTCTTGAATAAAGAGCCGATGGCAATTATTAAAAGTTGCCGATAAAACTTAAATTCTATCGGCAAAATATATCTATATGTTGTGGCTAACGGAAAGAATAGATACTATATATAGTGCTTTAGAATCTGAACACAAGATATGAATACTACATTTAGAAAATTAAGCAGATAAGACAGATTAAATATCAGTTTTATCGACTTAAAACATTGCGTTAAAATAACTAACAACAAAGCGGTTGCAAACGCTGAGATACACATACAGAAAGGATTTAACAGTAATACCGGTTAAGATATATGTACATATTCTGTAGAAATACAAAGATTGGAAAGAATAAATAAAACTGATACTCTAAACAGAGTTAAACTGACAGCAAATATCCTGTTTTCAGGCATTGGTTGTCAAGAAAGAGGATTTGAAAATTCAAGGCTGTTTGATTTAGAAGTGTTAAATACTTCAGATATAAACAAAGATGCAGTAGTTTCTTATGCAGCAGTCCATTGTGGATTAACTAAGGGGATGATCGAGAACTATTCTGACTATCCTTCAAGAGAAGAAATGGCAGCTTATTTAAAAGTCATAAATCTTGGTTATGAGCCTGAAAAGAATAAGCCATACGATTGGGATAAACTTGCAAGAAGAAAATCTAACGATATAGAAAAGTATTGGCTTGCCTGTAAATTATCTAATAATTTAGGGGATATAAGCAAAATAGAAAAGCTACCGTATGCAGATTTATGGACTTGCAGTTTTCCATGTTTCACAGCAGATACCTTTGTTTTAACAAAAGAATATGGGTACGTTCCAATAAAGGATGTAACAACTTCGATGTCTGTACTTACACATAAAAACACATACGAACAAGTTGCCAATTCAGGAAAGACAGGAGAAAAGCTTATTTACAGCATTAATGCTATGTGTTTTGATAAAGTTGAATGTACTGAAAATCATAGATTTTTAGTTAGAACAAGACATAGGATAAACACTCATATCAAAGGAAAGCCATTAAACTATCGTTATTTTGATAATCCAGTGTGGAAAGAGTGCAAAGAACTTTCTAAAAATGATTATCTAGGCTATTCAATTAATAATAATTCAATAATTCCTATATGGGAAGACGCAATAAATTCTAAGATTAAGATAGCCAAATTGATGGATAATGAAGATTTTTGGTGGATAATAGGAAGATACATAGCTGACGGTTTCAAGCAAGAGCAAAAGACAGGAAATAAAATTGTTATTTGTTGTGGGAACAAAAAAGTTCAACTAGGTTTAATTGAAGAACATCTCGAAAAGTGCGGTTTGAATTATTGTACAGACGATCATAAATCTTGTATTAATTATCACATCTGTTCAAATGAGTTATATAAATTTGTTTGTGCTTTTGGGGGCAAGGCTTACGGAAAATTCATACCATCATTTGTTTTTGATATGCCAGTTAATTTATGTAAAGCTTTTATAGAAGGATATTGGAGTGACGGCTGTTACACTAATAATATTTATAAAGCTACAACGGTAAGTAAAAAACTTGTATATGGCTTAGGACAGTTAATAGCAAAATCTTATCATCGTCCTTTTTCTATATATTTCACAAAAAGAAAGCCTACTTGCATTATAGAAGGAAGAACGGTCAATCAAAAAAACTCTTATTCAATAACCTTTAATAAGAAAAATTCAAAACAAGATAAAGCTTTTTACGAAGACGGGTACATTTGGTTTCCAATAAAAAATATATGTTGTACGAATGAAATCAAACCAGTGTATGATATAACAGTAAAAAATTGTCATAGTTTTACAGCAAATGGGGCAATAGCTCATAATTGTACCGACATCAGTCTTGCGGGAAAAATGAAAGGCTTGTCACCCAGCGATTCTACTCGAAGTTCTCTTTTATGGGAAAATATTAGGCTGTTAAAAACGGCTAAAGATGACGGAACTCTTCCCAAATACATAATGTTTGAGAATGTTAAAAATCTTGTTGGCAAGAAATTCATAAACGATTTCAACAATTTGCTTTCTGTTCTGGACGAATTAGGATTTAATTCCTATTGGAAAGTTCTCAATGCTAAAAATTGTGGTGTCCCTCAGAACAGAGAAAGAGTATTTGTAATCAGCATCCGCAAAGACATTGATAACGGAGCATTTGTGTTCCCCAAACCTTTTGATACAGGAATAAGGCTTAAAGATATTCTTGATGAAAATGTGGAGGAGAAATATTATCTTAGCGAAGATGTGCAAAGTAGATTTAAATTTACATCACAAGACTTCTCAAAAAACGTAATAGGTACAACAAAGCCTATTAGTAGATCCATAGGGCAACGGGATTTAGTATATTCAAAAGAGTCAATAATGGGAACGTTGGTCGCCACAGATTACAAACAGCCCAAACAAGTTTTTGAACAAATCCCAAACGAATGTGTTCAGGAAGGCAATCTGTCGGGGGAAAAGTGGAATAAGATGTACGAATCAGCAAGAAGATATTACTCTGTCAACGGTTGTTCTCCCACGATACACACCTGTAATGGTGGAAATACTGAACCAAAAATTTCAGAACCTCAGATAACCCATTCTGAATGGAAAAGACAGATGTACGATAGATTTATTGAGGATTCTGAAGGGAAAGTAAGTGGATGTGTTACCAATCAGAGCAAATCTTTCGGTTATAGACCACCGATGAAGGGATATTCAAAGTGTCTTAAAGCCGAATCGAACGATACAGGAGTTGTTTGCAATTACCGTATACGAAAGCTAACACCTAACGAGTGTTGGAAACTGATGGGCTTAACAGAAGATGATTGTGCAAAAGCCGTTGCTATAGGGGGTTCAGACAGTCAGCTTTACAAGCAAGCCGGAAATGGTATTGTAACAAACTGCTGCGAACTGTTGGCAGAACATTTATATAAAGCACAATACGATGGCACATACGTTTGCACAGATGAAAATTTTATAAACCCACAACTAAAGTGACAGTTGGTTGTGGGGATAAACCCACTCTTGTTGGGGGGATAGGTAATATAAATTTTGGAAAGCAGTATAGACAAGGTAATCGTGTATATGATTCAACAGCTATTGCAATGTGTCTAACTGCCCAACCGTTAGGAAACACTGGTGGATATAGTTATCTATATTTGGTATCCGATAATTGTGAATAGAAAAAGTGTTTTATAGTGTCTTGCGACACCGAAAATGCATCGTTAGAGCAGGTTGAAATGTTCCCTATCGGTTCTAAAAATATAAATGATTTGGCTGGTTAATTTATCAATATTTGATTTCAACCAAAAAATTTAAAAACAAATAAGGAGGTTTGCATGAATCATTCAACAAACTATTACAACATTGACGTAGACAAGCTCATAGACAAGAGCTGTTGCATTGATGACTGCTTTTATCTGAAAGATTTAAAGCAGAGAAAATTATTTATTGACGATGATATATGTCAGGAGACCATCGGAGAAATTGTTAAGCATATAATGCAGTTTAACAAGGAAGATAAAGGAATCAAAAAGGAAGATAGAACTCCAATACTCCTCTATATCACATCTAATGGGGGTAATGTAGATGATGGGTTTGAACTCATTGATATAATCAAAAACAGCGAAACCCCTGTCTATACAATTAATCTCGGTTATCAGTACAGTATGGCGTTTCTCATCAATCTTGCGGGGCATAAGCGTTTTGCTACAAAGAACGCAAAGTTTTTAATGCACGATGGCTCAAACTTCTTATATAGTTCGTCTGCTAAGATTAAGGATCAGATGGCATTTCAGAATGTTGTTGAAAAGAGAATCAAGGATTATGTTTTAGCCAATAGTAAGATAACCGAAAAGGAATATTCAAAGAAGTACCGTGTTGAATGGTATATGTATGCGGACGAAGCAAAGAAGAACGGCTTTGTCGATTACATAATTGGGGAAGATTGTAGACTTGATGATATTATTTAAAATTAAGGAGTCCGTTTATGGCAAAGAAGAAAAATACTTCTGAAGAATACTATGGTGAAATGCCAAAGAATTTTAATGACAGACCGTTTTACGATATAGAACTTGATTCAGAACAGCTTGAATTTGCAAATGCAATAATCAATCCAAACATAGATATTATTTTTGTAAATTCTAAAGCTGGTACAGGTAAGACAACAATAGCAACGGGCGCATCTGACATTCTTGTTAAGCATGGGGTATTTGATAGTATTGTTTATATCATGTCCCCTTATGGAGAAAGAAAGCAGGGATGGCTTCCCGGAAGCATTACTGAAAAGAGTTCCGTTTATTTTGAAGCCTTTTATCAAGCTCTCAATAACTGTGGGATAAATTCTTTCATAGCAATTAACGATGATACAATGGTTAATCAAAAGAATGGGACAGGCTATATAACTTGTATAACTGACACATTCCTTCGTGGTTCAAATCTTGACAACGCTGTTGTGATAATTGACGAGGCACAGAACTGTACTACAGCACAGTTAAAAAAGATATTAACAAGAGTGGGCAAAAAAGCAAAGGTTATTGTGATAGGACACGAATTACAGTGTGATTTAGATAACCCAAACACAAGTGGATTTACTGCCTACATAAACCATTTTAGAGGACACGATAGAGTGGCAATTTGCAATTTAACAACGAATCATAGAGGTTGGATAAGTCGGTATGCTGACGAATTAGAAGAGAGGTAATAAATATGATAGGTGAATTTACATCTGAACTTGTAGACGAATTAGCTGAAATTCTTAATGAGACGTACGAGAATGGAGAGATATAATGAGTCGGTTTTCAGGGAAACATGATTTTTATGACCGTGTAGCTTCGTACTATACGCTTGAAGAAATACAGAACAACGTTAAGATATTTATCGGCAAGAACGATAAGCCATTAAAGATAGAAAAGATGACGGATCTAATTCCTTATTATCCTTATCTTATTAGCTTGGGTGCTTATGATAATGTTGATAGAAAAGCTACAGTTCATTTAACGTCTAAATCTTATATTGACCTTAGAGAACAGGAATCCCTTGATTTTGTCCTAAAACAAATCCTCAGATATTATAACTCTTGTAAGCGAAAGAAAATTGATTTTTCTGTTGACGGTGCTGTTAAAAAAGTGTTTGCAATTAGTGATAAAGATCGAGATACGGTAGCTACCGAATTAGCTAATAGAGTTAAAATCAATGGGAAGAAAGCAAGCACAGATGGACTTCACCTATCAATTTATGATTTCTATAGAAAAGAATTAGCAGAAGAAATGGTTAAAAACGGCTTGAATCCTGCTGATTATGGGTATGAAAGATTCAAGTAAAAAAGATGGGAGATGATAAAATGTCGGCTTTACTACAGATAAAGTTGGTAACAGTTTCGGATGTAGCATTGTTCAATGCAACTTGTAATTCTGTTAATTGTAAGACTATACTACGAAGTGACTGTTACGTTGTGGATGCCAAATCGCTTATGGGTATATTTAGTCTTGATTTAAGCAAGCCTGTAACACTTGAAATATCAGACGATAAGTTTACAAGCAAATTTAGCGAATGGACAGTATGAGGTGAAAAAAGTTGATTAAAATTGAAAACACAGAGGTTTATGGTTTTGAAGCAGCCATACGAGGAATGAGAAATCCGATGAACAGTTGGAATAAAAGTGATAGTTTTCACAATTGCAAGGACAGTGATATGTGCATAGGAGATTGTGGACTTTGGTGTAGTGGAGCTATCGGGGATAACGATTTAAAACTGATGAAAAATCTTGTCGAAGCCGGGACAGATCACAGCAAGTTTATGAGAATGATAACGGTAACTTGCGATATAACTGCCCCATTGTATTTTTACAAAGAATTTGACACTTACAAGGTCGGAACGGTACGCAATTCTTGCTCAACGATGCACAAGATTGCAGATAAGGAATTCACGCTTGATGACTTTTCACATGATAGGTTATTAGTACCAGAAAAGCTTGAAACTATAATATCATGGCTCAATGAATATCGTGATTTATATATAAATTATGACAGCAAAAGACGATATGTCGATAGTAACGGCGTTGACCTTGATAAAAAGGATATTTGGTGGCAGATGATACAGTTACTTCCGTCAAGCTACAATCAGAGGTCAACAGTGCAACTCAACTATGCTGTTTTAAGGAATATGTATCACGCAAGAAAAAATCACAAATTAGACGAATGGCATACGTTTTGTGAGTGGGTAGAATCTCTCCCCTGTTCTGAGTTGATTACAGAAAAGTATGACGGTTCTACAAATGGGTAATTCTATATTAAGTTTGGAGGAAACGCAAGGAAAAGTTGAAAAGAGTAATAATAACTAACGGTTATGCTCGTTCCGGTAAAGATGAATTTGCGAAAATTCTTAATGACTACATAGGGGTTTCAAAATATTCGTCTATAGATTGTGTCAGAAACGGAGCAAGCGAAGCAGGATGGTATAGTGGTGGTAAATCAGATAAGGATCGTAAGTTTTTATCTGATTTAAAAAAGTTGCTGACAGATTATAATGACGTTCCTTTCAGAGATTTAAAGTGTATTTATGATGATTTTATAAATGAACTTTATTATCCCAAAAGCGAAATCCTTATATTTGACATAAGAGAACCTGACGAAATTGAACGGGCTGTTAAAGAGTTCAATGCTATAACTGTATTTATCAAGAACGATAACATTATGCCCGTAACGAGTAATTCTTCAGATGCGAATGTTGAAAATTACAATTATGACTATTATGTTGAGAATAATGGTACGTTAGATGATTTTAGAGATAGTGTAAGGACATTTTATCTGTCACTAATAGAAAAGTAAAGGAGTGATGATTTGAAAGTAATTAAGAAAGATGGAACTTTGGAGGACTATGACGAGCAAAAGATAATCAACGCTTGTAACAAAGCTGCACGAAGGGCTATGATAACATTAACAAATGAAGATTATCAAGTTATTTGTAATGCAGTATGGGACAAGTTAGTTGAAAACGACTTAGAAGATACAGAAATATACGATATGCACAACATCGTTGAATCTGTGTTAGAGGACAAGTTCCCAAAAGTAGCTAAGATGTATAAGGAGTACAGAAATTACAAAAAAGACTTTATACACATGATGGATAAAGTATACGAAAGAAGTCAGTCTATTAGATACATAGGGGATAAAAGCAATGCAAATACAGACTCGTCTTTAGTAGCAACAAAAAGAAGTTTAATCTATAACGAATTAAGTAAAGAATTATATAAAAAGTTCTTTTTAACTTATGATGAAAAGCAGGCTTCAAAAGATGGTTATATCTACATACATGATTTAAATTCAAGATTAGACAGTTTCAATTGTGATTTATTTCGTGTTGGGAAAGTAATGAAAGGTGGCTTTGAAATGGGCAACCTTTGGTATAACGAACCTAATTATCTTGATACAGCTTTTGATGTAATGGGTGATATTATTCTTTCAACAGCAGCCCAACAGTATGGTGGTTTTACAGTTCCAGAGGTTGATAAAATGCTTGTTCCGTATGCACGGAAGTCTTATAAAAAATACAAAAAAGAGTACACAAACATACTATTAGAAACAGTATCTCCGTCAGAGATAAATCAATACAAACCCAAAATTAAGAAATACGCTTTAGACAAACTACAGAGAGATTTTGAACAGGGATGGCAAGGCATTGAAATGAAGCTAAATTCCGTTGGTAGCTCTAGGGGTGATTATCCTTTTGTTTCAATGTCTTTAGGATTAGCAACTTCAAAGTTTGGAAAAATGGCTTCGATTTCTCTCTTAAAAGTTCACTCTGAAGGGCAAGGCAAGAAAGGCTTTAAGAGACCTGTTCTGTTTCCGAAGATAATCTTTTTATATGACAAGAATTTACATGGTGATGGAAGTCCAGAATATCCAAATGCAGACGTTTTTAATGCTGGAATAGATTGTAGCAGTAAAACGATGTATCCCGACTGGCTCTCGCTCACAGGAAAAGGATATGTTCCTGAAATGTATAAAAAATATGGAAGGGTGGTAAGCCCAATGGGCTGCCGAGCATTCTTGTCTCCGTGGTATGAAAAAGGCGGTATGCACCCAGCAGATGAAGAAGATAAGCCTGTATTTGAAGGTCGTTGTAATTTAGGTGTGGTTTCTTTACATTTGCCTATGATCCTTGCAAAGGCAAGGCGTGAAGGCAAGGATTTTTATGCCGTTCTTGACTATTACCTTGAAATAATCAGAAATCTTCATAAGCGTACTTATGATTACATAGGACAGTTAAGAGCAAGCGTGAACCCGGTTGCCTTTTGTGAGGGCGGTTTATATGGTGGTAATTTGAAGCCGAATGATAAAATCAAGTCTATTTTGCCCCCTATGACAATGAGTTATGGAATAACAGCTCTAAATGAGCTTCAAAGATTGTATAACGGAAAGTCAATAAGAGAAGATGGCGAATTTGCTTTAGAAACGATGAAATACATACAGTCCTATATTGAAAGAATAAAGGAAGAAGATCGCATTTTATATGCCATTTACGGTACACCTGCTGAAAGTTTATGCGGTTTGCAGATTGAACAGTTCAGAAAGATTTATGGAATTGTTGAAAATGTATCTGATAGAGAATATGTAAGCAACAGTTTTCATTGCCATGTTTCTGAAAATATGTCTCCAATCGAAAAGCAAGATAAAGAAGAACGATTCTGGAATTACTTTAACGGAGGCAAAATTCAGTATTGCCGTTACAATCTCGGTTACAACAAAGAAGCTATTAAAACATTAATCCTTAGAGCAATGGACAAAGGCTTCTATGAAGGTGTTAATCTTGCAATGTGTTATTGCGAAGACTGCGGTTATCAGCAGGTTGAAATGGATATTTGTCCTAAATGCGGAAGCTCTATGATTACTAAAATAGATAGAATGAATGGATTAAACAACTAAATAGTCCATGTAAAATTGTTTAAATTGCGGGAAAGTCCCCATAACCCTAATTCGCTACAAAGAAGCTGGAAACGGCATACTTGAAAGCGGTGCAAGTTTGTAACTTATAGTCTTAATTGATAGAAACCATAAAAAGTAATTAGGATAGGGATAACCGAGTGTGCAAGTCACTCAAACGCATCGAAGCTCCTTAACAGGTGACGCTGATGGAGAACGTTCAACGACTATAATAACAACATATTTGGGATAGCAGAAAGGAAATTCTATTAGTAACACAAAACGCATTACAAAAGAGCAAACAGAAAATGTAATTTCACTATTTAACAAACATAACTGCGTAGAGATTTCAAAAATTGTAGGAGTAACTCTTAATCAAGTATACGAAGTTAGAAAAAGATATAAATTGACAGATAAACAAAACCCAGTTTTCATTCTTAACGATTTACAAGAACAAATCCTTTTAAGTGGAAAATTAGGCGATGGTAATTTCAAGAAAAATGGATTAAAAAATTATTATTACCGAGAAAATCATGCTGAAGATGAAAAGCAATACTTAGAATGGAAAATGAATGTGCTTGGAAAAAACATCGTTGCAAAAAGAGGACTATATAAAATAAAAATGAGTGGGTATAATCAGCAACAGCCTTACGGCTTTTCCACAAAAACAAGTCCAACATTTATTACATATAACAATTTAAGCATTCCCAACACAATCTCAAAATTAGACTACAGAGGATTGATTATGTTTATGTTAGATGACGGTTGGTTTTCTAATCATTCTAAGGCAGGTAATTTTTGCATCTCAGGAGGAAATCTTACAGTAGAAGATCTTGAAGATGTATGTTCAAAGTTTGATGAATACGGAATAAATAATACGCACGTCATCGGCATCAAGAGAAATGATATATACATTCCATCAAAAAATAATGCCAAATTGTATGAAATGGCAATCAGTTTTATCCCCAAAGACACAGATATTATAAACAAGAAATTTTACAAGATTATGGAACAAGAGTAAAAAATACAAGTCTATCCCAAATATGATTGTATAGTCTACTCCCTATTTAAATATTACGAAAGTAAGGGTATTAAGGATTTAGGTTTCACTAGAGTTCATGGGGAAACAAGATATAATAAAGCAAAAAATGCTGAAATCAAAGACAGAGTATCTATGTAAAAAAGGAAAGGTGAAGTGGTATTATAAATTATCATAACATCACTTGTCCCGATCAAAATAATGGGGATGGTCTGAGAGTCGTTCTTTGGCTCTCAGGCTGTAACCATCATTGTAAAGGTTGTCAAAACCCACAAACTTGGGACAAAAATAGTGGCATAAAATTTGACGAGAATGCAGTTGAAGAATTATTGGTAGGTTTAAAGTTTGACTATATTTCTGGAATAACATTAACAGGTGGTGATCCTCTCAATGAAAATAACGTAATAGAAGTGCTAAATTTTCTAAATAAAATCACTGTTTTATTTCCACAAAAAACAGTATGGATATACACAGGTTACACTTGGGACGAAATAATTAATCCAACGATTGAGGACGATGCAAGCGTTGCCCGTAAAGAAATCCTCAAATATTGTGATGTTCTTGTAGATGGTAGATATATAGACGAGCAACGAGACATCACATTAAAATGGAGAGGCAGCAAAAATCAAAGAGTAATTGATGTTCAGAAGTCATTACAAACAAATTCTGTGGTATTACACTGCGACTAAGGAGTGATTAAAGCAAAATGTACAATATATTAGGTAAGCGGAACAAAGAATCAGATGAAGAATTTATAACATCTAAAAGAGATTTCAATAAAGCTGTTTCAAAAGCAGAGAAGTTAAAATCAAGAGGTTGGCGAGAAGTTACAATTATCAATTCCGAAACTATGGATATTGAATACGAATTATATTAAGGAGGAATATGAAACACTTAAATGTTGGCATAGATATTGATAATGTCATTAACAATCTTGCCGAAATGTTGCTTAAGGTTTTTAACGAAGATACCGGGCAGAACGTGAAACTGTCTGATATAAAATCGTATTACATAGAGCGTTGGGTTGATAGTAAATATTCTGATAAAATAACTGCGTTATTTTCTGATAAGAGAGTCTGGAAACAGATTTCTCTTATCGACAATTGCAGAAATTTCATTCAGAAACTTGTTGAAGATGGACATAGAATAATATTCGTTACAGCTACAGACCCTTCAAATATCGCAAAGAAATTTAGTTGGCTATCAAGAAATTTCCCGTTTATAGACATTAAAAGAAATTTAGTAATGATACACACGAAACAACTTTTAAGCGAATTAGATGTTCTTGTAGATGATTATGAAAATAACTTGATTGACGGTAACTATTCTAAAATTTTGTTGAACTATCCTTGGAACAATGGAATAAACGATGAGAGATACGGAATAATACGTTGCAACGATTGGCGAGAAATTTACAATGAAATATGTAAGATAGCAGAAACGGAGACAAATGAAGATAATAAAATTTGATACACCTATAATTAAATCATCCTCTGAAATAGAGTATGGGGATATTTTTCTAACTGAATTTGGGAATTTTGATAATTGGGTTGAAATTGTGTTTGAAAATTGCACAAGTGATAATTTACCCGACTGGACAAAAATCAAGTATCACATTCCCAATGGCACATTAAGTGCTTATTGTTACGAAAATCATCCTATAAACAAAGTTAAATTCAAAGTAATAGGCAAGGAAGAAAGTGAGGATTTTTAATATGAACAAAGTTAAGAAAGTCATTATTGCAACAATCGGAGTTGTACTATCGGCGGTTCTTTTGTGTAGTTGTACGGAAGCCGAAAGAGTAACATACAATGTGCAGAAAGAAGCTGATAATTTCAATGTCACAAGGCGGCTGTCAGTTATAAACGCAAGAAGCGACAAGCCTGTGCTTGAGCTTATCGGTAATTTTTCCATTTCAAACAACGAGGAAAACGAGCTGGTTGTAACGATAGAGGTAGCTCCGAATGTGTACAAGGTTGATTATGTTTATCTTAACGACTGGACAATGTACACAATAGAAGATGTAAGTGGCGCATACGTTGACAAATATCATTATGAGATGAATTTCTTGCCCGAAATGATTATACCGATTACGTTCACAAGCAAAGACTGAAAAAAAGAAAGGATAACAGCAATGAATAAATTTGAAAAAGTAAGTTATATAGAATATGTAAAGGCAATTGGTGGCGATATTGATTTGTTTGATGAGTATAATGACATCAAAATTCCTAAAAGAGCCACAATAGGATCGGCAGGTTATGATTTTTTCGCACCTTTTACGTTTACACTTGAACCAGGAGAAACCATTAAGCTTCCTACTGGTATTAGAGTGTTACTCGACAAAGATAAGTTTTTAGCTATATACCCACGTTCAGGACTTGGTTTCAAGTACAGGGTTCAACTTGACAATACTGTGGGAATTATAGACAGCGACTATAGCAATTCAGACAATGAAGGGCATATATTCATCAAGATTACAAATGATACAAGAGACAGTAAAACTGTCACAATCAATAAAGGCGATGGTATTGCACAGGGTATTATAACTCAGTTTTTTATTACCGATGATGATAGGACAGACGGTATAAGAAATGGTGGGTTTGGAAGTACAACAAAGGGTTAAAAAATGAATAAATTACATAATATAGCCAACAATTACTACAAGAGCATTGTAGCTTCTTTGCTAATTACTATTGTTGCTTATTGCAATTTACTTTGTGAAAATCGTTATATAGGGGCTTTTATGTTCTCTTTTGGGTTAATAGTAATATGCAAATACAATTTAAATCTGTTCACAGGACAAGCCGGATATATAACTATAAAGCAAATTCCTAATTACTTGATTACGATAATCACGAATTTGTTTTATTCAATGTTTTTCTCAGCTTTGCTGTCTTTCAACGAAAACGCTTGCTTAAAAGCAAAAGAAATATGGGCTATAAAAAGCAGTTTAGATGTAGACTCTTTAATATTTTCATCTTTTTTCTGTGGTGTGTTAATCTACATAGGAGTTGACTATTATAAAAAACATTCAAGTATAATTGGGTTGCTTTTTGCAATTCCCATATTTGTGCTATGTGGTTTCGATCACGCAGTAGCAGATACAGTATATTTCACATTGGCTTTTAGCAAGTATTATGTAGTCGATTTGTCCCCTACTGACTTAATAAGATTTTTGATTATAATTCTATTTAACATAGCTGGAAGTAAAGTGACAAAAATACTAATGGATAACAATCAAAAACAGTTTACATAGCAAGAAAACAAAAGAGAGGTATTAGAATGTATATTAATCAATGCTACAAAAAAGACGGTGAAGAAATTCCTATAAAACAAAATTTTAAAAAAACTGATTTCCCGAAACTTAAAGAACTTCTAAAAAAGAATAAAACAGAAATTGACTATAAAAAATCTGAAATTCTTGCTTGATTAACTCTTTTCGACCAAAATTCACAAATGTTTTTTGGTTGAAAAACAAATTTGAAATATGGTATAATGTAGTAAAGTTTCTTTGCTACATTATCTTTTTTTAAAGAGAAGGGGATAACAATGACAAAAGATAATAGAAAAACAGCTTTATATATTCGTGTTTCTACAGATTTTCAAGCTGAGGAAGGATATTCAATAGATGCACAAAAAGAAAAGCTAGAACAGTTCTGCAAACTAAAAGATATAAAAAATTATGAATTTTATATTGATGGTGGTTGGAGTGGTAGCAATATAGACAGACCGCAAATGAAACAAATGATGTCTGATATAAAAGAAGGAATGATAGCTTCTGTTATTGTATACAAGTTAGATCGTCTATCTCGATCTCAAAAAGATACAGTTTTTCTTTTAGAGGATATATTTATACCCAATAACTGCAACTTTATTTCTCTAAACGAAAATTTTGATACAACAACTCCATACGGCAAAGCTATGATAGGTATCCTTTCTGTATTTGCCCAACTTGAAAGAGAAAATATCAGAGAACGTACCCGCATGGGTATGTATGAGAGAGTCAAAGAGGGACTGTGGATGGGAGGAGGAAGAGTACCATATGGGTATAGTTATGACGCCAATAAGAATATACTTGTCAAAAACGCAGACGCAGATAATGTTGGTAAGATATTTGATTTGTATATACAAGGCTATTCCGCTTGCTATATAGCAAAACTTTTTAATCTTTGTAACGATTCACAGGTGAGAAATATATTAAAGAGGAAAACTTATCTCGGAAAGATTGAGTATAAGGGAGAAGTTTTTGACGGAAAGCATATCCCTCTCGTTTCTCAAGAAATTTATGATAAAGCACAAGAAGAACTTTCAAAAAGAACATCCAAAGATCAACAAAAGAATGTTTATTTACTCACTGGACTTATAAAGTGTGGCGTATGCGGAGCATCAATGAGGTATCAAAAATGGGGAAAACACGTTAAAATTTATTGCTATTCCCAGCAAAGTAGTAAACCAAAACTGATCCGTGATCTGAATTGTGATAATTATAAAAACGACAGTGATGAAATTGAAAAAGCTGTAATCGATGATTTACTTCGCAGAACTGAGAATATCGTAGGGGTAAAAGACGTAAAGAACACATCAATATCAGCTATAAACATATTAAGCAACAAAAAGAAAACAATTGAAGAAAAAATAAAAAAATTATATAACCTTTGTTTAACTATGGATGATGACCTGCTTAAAGAAACTATTTCAGAATGCAAAGCAGAATTGGATGAAATAAACAAACAGATTGAACGAGAAAAAGTGATTGGAGATACCATCAATAAAATTAACGAAAAGCACAATACTATTAACAACCTTAAAAGCAATTGGGATAATATGACTCATATGGAAAAAAGAACGGCTGTTAAGATTTGCATAAAAGAGATTATTATCAATAAAGATGCAATTGATATAGTTTACAATTTTTAGAAAGGAGACCTTTTTCACCCTCCATATATCATTCCTATGATAATGGGCGAATTGCGGCGCTACCTGAGGGACTCAGGTTCGATCCGTGTCAGCCGTTCTATGCGTGATCTGGCTTATAAAGCTATGCAGGCAAGAGAAAAACTTACCAATGACAATTCTAAAGAGCCTACAATTGAGCAGATAGCAAAAGAAATAGATGCAAAACGTGAGGATGTGGTAATAGCGCTTGAGGCAGTCAGCGACCCTATTTCGCTGTACGAACCGGTGTTTTCTGAGTCGGGTGATACCATATATATGATGGATCAGATTGGCGATAATAACGATGACAGAAACTGGCTCGATGAAATAGCTTTGAAAGAGGCGATAATCGGACTTGACGACAGAGAGAAGAATATTCTCAAGCTGCGTTTTTTCAGAGGCAAAACTCAGGTGGAAGTCGCACAGGAAATAGGGATAAGTCAGGCACAGGTTTCACGGCTTGAAAAAGGTGCTCTCGGTAAGATAAAAAAGGCGTTATAACTTTGCAATCACATATTTCTGCTTGACTTATACAGTATATTGTGGTATACTTACTGCAAATATTAAATTAAGGATAATAGTAGAAATATGAAACGCTTTCTTTTACTCATACCTGTGATGATTCAGCCATATATTTTACTGTTTGCTCTTTACTCCATATTTATAAATCAATATATTGTAGAGCGTTTTTTCGGCGGTAATGGGCTTTGGCTGTTATTTGTGATATTTGTGACAATTGTCATTTCGTTTATATGCACGCTTGTGTATATGCCGTTTTGCCTTGCAAAGGGGTGGGGAGCAAGGCAGACAGCCTTTTTCAATATGCTTATAAAGCTTGTTCAGATACCGGCATATCTTGCTATATTTGTGCTTGGTGTATTATTTTTCCTTACAATTTTCACTTATGCTTTTTCTGTTTTTTTCGTGCTGTTCGATTGTATAACGATATTCCTTACAGGACTTGTCGGATTAACGGCAAATCTCAGGGTTTATAAGGAACGTAAGTGTTCCGGAAGCTTTGCGGCTTTGAATTCTGTATGTCAGTTTGTTTTTTGTATAGATGTTATAAGCGCTGTTATTGTTTATATATGTTCAAGAAAAGAGCCTGTGCAGTAA